TCAAGATTCTCAAACAACATCAACAACAACTTGGTCATCATACAAGACAAGTACAGAGATTGGTCTTGCAGAAGAAAGAGCAAAGGATCACGCAGATGATGCAGTAGCAGCACTTGTTAATGGTGCACCAGCAGTTCTTGACACTCTTAATGAGTTGGCTGAAGCACTTCAGGATAATCCAGATATTATCTCTGATCTTCAGGGTATTGCAGCAGGAAAGCAAAATACATTAACACCAGGCGCAAACATTGATATTACAGATGACATAATCTCTGTAACTGGTCTTAATTCACAAGACATATCAGACTTTAACTTCGCAGCCAATCTTGCAACAGCAGCATCATATGATGTAGCAGGTGCAGCAGCAGCAGTAGCAGATGACCTAACAGACCACATCAATGACTCATCTGCACACGGTGTATACGGAGATGTAGTTGGAACTACAGATATCCAAAACCTCTCAAGCAAGACAATTGTTGATGGTCTTAAGTTTACAGAGTCCAACACACTTGCTGATGAAGCAGAAATCGGAGTTCAGCCAGTAAGCCACGCCCTTAATGTCGTAGCTAAAGCAGGAGATTTAGTTCTTGGATCACTATTCAATAACGTAGTTATTGCTCCAAACTCAAGCAACGCTTACCTTGGCACACCAGATTCAGATACAAAGATTGCAACAATAGGTGATGTAGACTCAGCAGCAGCAGATGCACAATCAGATGCAGAAGCAACAGCTCAAGCAGCACTTAACAATGTTCTAGATGCAACAACAGCATTTACAGAAATTAACGTAAATGATGAGGCTAAGCAGATTGCAGCAACATCTACTATAGCAGTAGGATCTGCATCAACTGTATATTCATGGCCAAAGGCGGATTACCGCTCAGGTAAGTTCCTTGTCAAGGTTGATAACGGAACACACAATGAAATATCAGAAATCTTATTAACACTAGATTCAGCAGACCAGATTGCAATTACAGAATATGCAATCGTTGGAACAAATGGCTCAAGAGGCACAATCTCTGCAGCTGTTATAGGTTCAAATGTTGCAATAACAGTTAACCCAACAAATGGCTCAACAGTTAAAGTAACTGGAACACTTCTTAAATAATTAAATAAAGGTTTTGGGGGATTCCTTAAAAATCCCCCACCAAAACAATTAGGGGATATGTGAACTTAAGTGGCAACAAACGATAAGAATTTTAAAGTAAAGAATGGGTTAGATGTAGCTGGTACAGCGACATTTGGCACAGATATAGTTTTAGGTACAGCCCCAATATCTTTTGATACACAAACAAATAGGCTACAGGTTCAGATTGATGGAACTTGGCAGCCTATAGCTTTATACTCAGAAATTCCTAATGAGGCACTAATGCTCTCATTCATGGATGTCGGATTGGCAATTGACTACAATGGCCAGCCAACATATATAATTCAGGCAAATGGAGTTACCCCAACAGGAACAAGTAAATTCGTTTCTGGTGGAGACCCATCAACAACTGAATTCGGTATGACTTTTGACTCAGGAGCGTTAGTAGCATGACGCTTATCAATAATCAGTTTAATGCTATAATTTCAATATATCAAATTAAAGGGGTGGCATAATGTCAACAGTAAGAATTCAAGTACGCAGAGGTTTAGCTTCAGAATGGACTACAGCAAATCCAATTTTGGCAGCAGGTGAAATGGGTGTTGAAACAAACACTAATTTATTTAAATTTGGTAACGGAACCGCTACTTGGACAGCCCTCCCATATGCCAACAATTCAGATGTAGCAATTGGTGAAATTTCCCAAGACGCTATTAATAACGCCCTTTCATTAGGAGCGGGTTTAACAAAGACTTATAACGATGGCGCAAACACAATCACTATAACTGTTGACACAGATGTGGTTTCAACAAAAGAATTTGCGATATCTTCTTCTACTGCAGCACAATCAGCTGCTATCGCTGCAGCTGCCATAGATGCAACCGCAAAAGCTGGAGCAGCACAATCAGCTGCTATCGCTGCAGCTGCAACAGATGCTTCTACAAAAGCAAATGACGCTTTATTGGCTGCAGAAGATTATACAGACACAGCAATAAACTCAGTAAATAACTCTTTGTCTGGTTATCTTGAAGTAGGAGAAAGAGGGGCAGCAGGCGGAGTAGCATCACTAGACTCTAATTCTAAGATTTTGCAGTCAGAGCTTCCATTAGGATCATTTACAGCAGACATTGCAACAACTGGAAACTTAAGTGCAAATAACGTTACTGTTACTGGAAACCTTGCGGTAAACGGTACAATGACAACAATTAACACAGAAAACTTTGCAATTGAAGATACTTTGTTATTGATGGCAAATACAAATCAGTCAGGAATGCTTGACCTAGGATTTGTTGCTGGACATAACACTGGAGTATTTAATCACACTGGATTTGTGCGTGACGCATCAGAAGATAAGTGGAAGCTGTTTAAAGATGTTATTGATGAGCCTACCACTACAGTTAACTTTGCCCAAGGTTCACTAGATGCACTTCAAGTTGGAAGATTTGAAGCAAGCGAAGCAGAAATAAACAACCCAACATTAACTGGGGCAGTAACTCTTCCAAATTCATCTATTATTTCTCAAAATATTGCAGACGAAGCTGTTCTTGTAAATCATTTAGCAAACAACTCAATATCAGCAGCGAAAATTGCAGACGATGCAGTAACTACTGATAAAATAATTGATGAAGCAGTAACAACAGAAAAAATTGCAGATGATGCAATTACAACTGCAAAAATTTTAGATTCAAATATTACAGAAAATAAAATTAACAATGCAGCTGTTACAGAAAATAAAATTGCTTCAGCTGCTGTTACAGAGGGTAAAATTGCAGATAGCTCAATTACCACCAGCAAAATATCTGACAACTCTATAACATCTGAAAAATTAGTTTCTTCTGCAATAACATCTGATAAAATTGCAAATGGCTCAGTTACTTCAAGTAAAATTGAAGATGGGTCTATCCTTGCAGGACACCTATCAAATAACTCAGTAACATCTGACAAGATTGAAAATGGTTCAGTTAATTCAAATAAAATTGCAAATGGCTCTGTCAACGCAGACAAGCTTGCATCAAATTCAATTTCAGACGCTAATGTAAAGTCTGATGCGAATATTAGCCAGTCAAAAATTGCTAATCTTGAATCAGACCTAGATCTTTTAGCTAGCAAAGATAGTCCAACATTTACAGGAACAGTAGTTTTGCCAAGCACAACATCAATTGGAAATCTTTCTGCAACAGAAATAGGATACCTTGACGGAATAACATCTTCTGTACAGTCACAAATAGCAGCAGCTGAAACAGCACTAAATGATCATGCTTTAGATACAACAAATGTTCACGGAATTGCAGATACATCATTGCTTGCAACTACAGCAAATGTTGCTACAGCAAAAACCGAAGCAATTAATGCAGCAGCAACAGATGCAACTACAAAGTCTGACGCAGCTCAGACTGCAGCAATTTCAGCAGCAGCAACAGCATCTGCATCTGCAATTTCTACACACTCTGCAGACACAACAGATGTACATGGAATCGCAGATACATCCAAGTTGGTTAAAACAGATTCTCAATCTACAACATTAGATGGAGCTTTAACAGTTCAGGGAGACCTTACTGTAAATGGTACAACATTTAATGCTTCTGCAACATCTATTACAATTGAAGATAATATACTTCAGCTGTCTCATCAAAATCCAGGCAACACAGTAGACCTAGGTCTTGTTGTTGCTTACAATGATGGAGCAGCAAAGCACTCAGGTCTTGTAAGAGACGTATCTGATGATGAATGGAAGCTCTTTAAAGGTGTAACATCAGAACCAACAACCACAGTCAACTTTGCACAAGGATCTCTTGATAACCTTGAGCTTAATAACTTGGTTGCAGCAGGAATTGTTTTCTCTGATAAAACTCAGACACGGGCTGGTGTTCCATCACTTACAACCATAGCAACAGAACGGTCATCAAATACAACACTTGATGCACTAGGAACAGATGCTCAAGTAAGAGATTCCTTGGTACCGCTAGCTGGTGCAGTAAACATAAGCTTTGAAGCAACAGGAAACGCTAAATATGCAATCGGTTCTTCAATCAGCTTCTACCAGTCATCAGGTACTGGTGCAAATATAACAGGATCTGGAATAACAATTCTTTCAACTCCTGGGTCAACATTAAGAACAACAGCTTCATCAGTAACAGCCACTAAGGTTGCAGCAACAACTTGGTTGTTAGCTGGAGATCTAAAGGCATAATAGGAAAGAGGATATAAAATGTCAAAAAATATAGGTAGAAGAGCATCAGCTCAAGATAACTTTTTAGAGCCAAAAGAAGTAACAGGACTTTCCGCATCTGATGTAGGCACTAATCGTCCATATAACAATGGAGCAGCCTCAGTTTCCTGGACATTGCCAGCAGACTCACCAGCTGCTACAAGCTATGATATAACAACTACACCATCAACAACTACAACAAATGTATCTACTACTAGTGCAACTATCACTGGTCTTTTGTCAAATACTTCATATACAGTAACAGTAGTTGCAAAAAATGCCGTAGGAAATTCTCCAGCTGCAACATCAGCTGCTTTTACAGCCACAACAGTACCTCAAGCACCAATAAGTGCTACGGCAACTGCTGGAGTAAATCAAAATACAATTCAGTGGCAAACTCCAGCAAATGGAGGAAAAGCCATTACCAACTACTATGTAGCTGGTAACGATGGAACAAGTGGAAACACAACAGGTAATTCTGTTACAATTAGCGATTCAGCTAATACATCACAGTATTACAACGTTTACGCAGATAATGCAAACGGACGGTCTGCAGCTTCTAATAACACTAATGAAGTTACTACTCAGGCACCATTCTTCCCACCATTCTTTCCACCGTTCTTCCCACCGTTCTTCCCACCATTCTTCCCACCGTTCTTCCCACCAGGATTCTTCGCACCACCATTCTTCCCACCTAACTTCTTCGCCCCACCATTCTTCCCACCTAGCTTCTTCGCACCACCATTCTTCCCACCATTCTTCCCACCTAACTTCTTCGCCCCACCATTCTTCCCACCGTTCTTCTTCGCACCACCGTTCTTCCCACCTGGCTTCTTTTCACCACCTAGATTTGGATGTATCAACGAAGATACTTTAATTCTAACTACAAGTGGATACAAAAAGGCCAAGGATATAAAGCTCGGAGATATTTTGTCAAGCTTAATATTTGAGGGACTTCCAAACGAGGGTGACTATGATCCAAAGACTTGGACATCTTCAAATCTTGGAAAGGCTAAAAGTATTGAGGCAGAGATATTCTCTATCCAATCTACACTTCAGAATAAAACATTTATGTTTAATGGAGACAGCTCTGCAAGATTCTCTCTTCAAGAAGAACTTATAGTCTTAAGAGATGGTGTTTATAAGTTTATGACACCAGCAGACATAAAGGCTGGAGACAAGATTGTCTACGCATCAGATGAAGAATCTCAGTATTTAGAGGTAAATTCAGTTGATGAAGTAAACGAACCATCTACAGTATACCGATTCTACACAGACCCAGATGTTTTGGTACTAGGAGAGTCGTTTATAATAAGAAACTAATTTTAAATTAGTACATAAGAGGGGGCAGCATCTGCCCCCTCTTTCTTATTGACAATGTGAATTTGTAAATGGTACAATAAATATCATGAATAACATTATAGATAAATTTAAATTTTCTTCAAAAGAAGAGCTTTTTCCAGGGGTATGGGTTTACAGAGACGTAATTAAAAAAGAACTAAATGTAATCGAAAGACTCAATCAAATAGGGGAGTCTGCTATAAAAGACAATGATTCTAGATTTCTATGGACATTTGGCTTTGTAGGTTATAGTGAAAAAAGACCAGACTATAGAGATTGCGAAGATATAAAGGTAGGAGATATTCCTAATCCAAGAACAGAAACAGAAAAGCTTGTTTCCGAACTATGGAAAGACCTTAAATATTCTCAAGATTTAGCAGTACAAGATTATTGTGCAAAATTTAATGTTAAGATGAATTACTGGGAAGTTATGAATTGCATTCGATATGGAGAAGGGCAACACTTCCAAGAACATGCAGATCATGGATTTTCATATAGCGCCACCGTCTCACTTGTTGCTTATGTAAACGATGATTATGAAGGCGGCAACTTATATTTTCCAAAAATTGGCCTAGACATAAAGCCAAAAGCTGGTGACCTATACATATTTCCATCCACATATCTTTTTTCTCATAGAGCAATGCCAGTAAAATCTGGAATGAAATTTTCAATTGTTACGATGCTAGACTATAATGATCATGCCCATAGACAAGAGTTTATGGAAATGAGATCTAAATGGGTAGAGGAAGACGCCAAGTCTGGTAAAAATTCATATGTATGATATAAAAGCTTTTGAGATAAGAGATGGCTATGGCATAGTCGAGCCTTTATCTATAAAAAGAAAATGGATGGACGACACTTGGGAGGCTCATGCGTATAAGTGTTTCCCAGTTGGACTAACTAATCAACTTGGATGGTCAATCTCATTCCCAGAAGACATATCTTTTATATGGGACGGAATAAGCGATGCTAGCCCAGATCACGTAAAGATTTTATCTGGAGAAAAGTATGCTTACTCAGGAAGAGCAAATGGTACGATTAGTTTTAATACTGGTTTAATGTTTAAAACTGAAGAAAACATAACAATGCTTTCTATGCCAGTTCCTAATTTGTTTGTTGATGGTGCAGTTCCTTTTACTACTTTAATTAGCACTTCTTTTTTTAGAGGAGAGTTGCCAGTAGCATGGATGATTACAAAGCCTAATGAAGTTATAACAATAAAGGCTGGAACACCAATTATAACGATACTTCCAATAAATTTAGAAGATCTTCAGGGGTCAGAAATTAACTTTGAGCCAATGCAAAATCTTCCAGAATCCCAGTTTGATTCAGACAAGTATTCTGAGATAATATACGACTTAAATAGATCAGGCACCTGGTCAAATTTTTATAGAGATGCAGTTGACCATTTAAAAAATTCTATAGGCAAGCATCAGGTAAAGGCACTAAGGCTATCGGTAAATCCCATAAAAGACAAAAAATAGTGTGGTAAAATTAATTATAGAGGAAGTGGAATAAATGAAAACACAGAATGCATGGAATAACGACAGACCAGTATCTATTACACCTTCTGGTTTTTTTGGCAATTCTATAGATAACATAGTTGAGATTAAAGATTTTCTTTCATTAGAAGAAAGAAAGCGTCTAATGGATTTTGCATTATCGAACAAAATTTGGGATATAACAGAAACACACGTAGATGAAGACGGACTTGTTTTGTATGACCACAAGGTATGGGAAGACAGAGTTTGCACCATCAATTCTTTAAGAGAGTCAGACCCAACAATACTAGATCTTATTTATAGCATGATTGACAGGCTAAAAATCGAGGTAGATAAGTTTTTTGATGTTGACGCAAAAGAAACTGGTCCAGCAATTGTTAAGTGGCCAATTGGAGCAAGACAAGAACCTCATGCAGACAAAGAGTTTCATTCTGGACCAGAAAAGGGAAGGCCAAACGACTTTCCCTGGTACGACTTAGCTGGACTTTTTTATTTTAACGATGACTATGAGGGCGGAGAACTTTATTTTCCTCAACATGGAATTGAGTTTCAGCCAGTAGCTGGAGCGGCATATTTTTTCCCAGGTGACATGCATTATACACACGGGGTAAGACCAGTAAAATCTGGAAATCGATTTACATCTCCATTCTTTTGGACGATATCTAAGCACACAGGAGAAAGACAACCATGAGCAAGCTAAACTATATAGAGATTTATCCAAAGGTAGAAATTTACAGAGATGTTCTTGCTGACCCACAAAAAATGTATGAGGTCATGAAAGAATCTGAAAGAACTTCAGAAGGCAAGCATTTTTTAAAAACTTGGGATCCATGGGCACATTTTGGTACCTATACTCAAAAAAAGAATCCTCAAGAAATAGTAGCGGGCCAAGAGTCTGAAGAAATGTTTATTAAAGAAAAAAACTTTGTAGATGAAGTAGAAGACGCATACACTAAAGTTTTGATGGACTATGTTGATAGGCATGGAATAGAGTTGCCAGATGGATGGAGATTTAGTGGATGCTCTTATTCAAAATATAATCCTCAGATTAATACATTAGACAACAACATGACAATGCAATATCACACAGACCATATAACTTCTCAAAAAGATATGCCTGGAGATAAATTTTTTATAACATGCACCATGTATATAAATGATGATTATGATGGTGGAGACATAGAGTTTTATGTTGATGGAAAGCTTATTAATCATAAGCCAGTTTCTGGAGATATTTTAGTATTCCCATCAGTAGAACCATATTACCACGGCGTAAAAACCATTGAAAAAAATGAAAAGTTCTTTGTAAGAAATTTTGTAATGATCCCATTTGATGGAACAAAAGAGTGGCTTGAAAGCCAAAAAAGATTTGGTGCATACAAGTGGGCTCAAATGGAAGCAGAAAGAATAAAGTATGAGGACCCAAGAAACATGAGGTACTTAGAAAATGGCGTACCGACACTCTACGACGACCTTGCAAATATAAAGGGAGAAAACAAATAATGGAAAGAGATATGGAAATAACAAGACATAAATCAGACATTGTTGTCTATGACAACTTCCTTACTCCAGAAGAGTGCGCTGCAGTTATTAAAGTCCTAGACATAAAAATGCAAAAAGAAGAATTAAAATGGATGCCTATTTCTTTTTACGAATCATATTCATCTGGAATGCCAGAAGTAAATGACCCAGACACAATCGCCTGTGGATTACCAGGAGATTTTTTTCAGGTTTTAAGACAGAGGGTTATCGATGCAACAGCCGATATGGCTGGTAAAAAACCTGAGCAGATGTCACAAATTAGTTGGCACTCTCAAAGATGGGCACCAGGTGCATTTGCAAATATGCATTCAGACAATACAGATAACGAAGGTAAGTCTGGCGCATTTACAAGAAGTAGATATGCAACATTTATTTATTTAAATGATGATTTTGAAGATGGGGTTTTAAACTTTAAGCATGGGTTGACTATTGTTCCAAAAACTGGAAGGATGGCAACATTTGCTGGAGGATTTGAAAATACTCATGAAGTCACAACTGTAAAGAAAGCAATTCGATACACTCTTGGATCTTTTTGGGATGACAGAGAAGAGTCAGACTATCCACAAGAATTAAGAGATGAATGGGCAGCTGAGCTTGCTGAAGTAAGAGCATATCAAAAAACAGAGGCTGCCGAATGGGAAGCTATCAGAGAAGAAGGACTAAGAATAACTCCACAGGGAGAAAAATATCCAGCTAAGGAAGTTGAGTAATGCAAAAAAATGTAGAGTTTAAACAATTTATAATGTTTGACCTTCAAGTGCTTTCTCCACAGATTTGGTATTGGGAAAACACTTTAAGTTTTCCAGTAGAATTAAAATCATTTATAGACAAGATCGATGAAGAGCCACTGTCTTACTCTAGAATATCTAAGTGGGAAAATTGGACAGCTAGCAATGATACAAGCTTAGTTTATGGTAAAACAAAAAATATAGATCGCTCTAAGCTAAAAACATCTACTGGCTCTGATATAGTAGACAAAAAAACTCTTTACATAGCAAATAGCTTCTTAATGGCTTTTGAAATGTGTACAGATAGGTACCTCGATGGTCAAGGGCTTGACAAAAGCAAATATAATTTAGACATAAATAATGTTAAAATTAAGGCCTGGAATGAAGGGCAGTCAATGGGACCGCACTTTGATGGACAAGATGGACATACAGAGTTAGCTTTCTCGCTTGTGGCATATATTAATGATGACTATGAAGGTGGAGAAATTAGTTTTCCAAATCATAACATAACAATAAAGCCTAAAGCTGGCAGTATGATAATGTTCCCTTCTCAGGAGCCATTCATTCATGAAGTAAAGCCAATTATATCTGGCACAAGATACATGAGCCCAGCACACGTATATATTAAGTAATTAGGTGGTATAATAAAAAAATGGGTGAAACAGGAAAAGGATTTAGATATCCTCAATACACAGATACTCCAGATGTCCCTAGGGACCTTGGGTACCTAGCTGCCGACGTAGATGCATACTTAGATGATCATCCAGGCCCACAGGGGCCTGCAGGGACCTTAGAAATAGGCTCTGTAACAACCGTTAGCGCAAGCACTCCAGCTTCAGTTGTAAATGTTGGAACTGCATCAGCTGCAATATTAAACTTAACATTACCAAGAGGTGTGGATGGAATAATTGGCGGTCCTGGACCAGCTAATGTTTTGTCGATTGGGAGCGTTGAGCAAGGTGGTTCTGCATCTGCAACTATTACTGGCACTAGCCCATCTCAGACACTCAACCTTGTCTTGCCACAGGGGCCTGCTGGTCCGCAGGGTCCTGCTGGTCCGCAGGGTCCTACAACTTTAGCAGTTGGAACAACAACAACAGGTGCCGCAGGCACTAATGCTTCAGTGACAAATACTGGTACGGCTTCAAATGCAGTTTTTGCATTTACAATTCCTAGAGGTGCAACTGGCTTAACGGGCCCTCAAGGCCCACAAGGAATTCCTGGCTCAAGTGCAACAATAGATCCAGTGCCTACAACAATATCTTTAAACATACCAACTTCAAATGGGCTAGGCGTAAACTCTAGTTGGTACCCAACATTTAACAATCTTTACAATCTTGGTCAGCCAATAGACACACCAAACGGAGTAACATCAAATAGATTTTGGAAAACAATATTTTCCAATACTGGAACAATTAACACATCAGATCAAAGATTAAAAACAGAAATTGCTCAGTCAGCACTTGGGCTTGACTTTATAAACAATTTAAATCCAGTAAGCTATAAGTTTATAGAAGGCGGTAAAGAAATAGTTGACGGAGATGCTATTTCTATTCCTGGCTCAAGAACACACTATGGCCTAATAGCACAAGAAGTAAAAGAAGTACTTGATGAAGCTCAAGTTGATTTTGGAGGATGGGTGCTTTTAAACAAAGAAGATCCAGACTCTGAGCAAGCATTAAGGTATGAAGAATTTATAGCACCATTAATTAAAGCGGTACAAGAGCTTACAGCGAGAGTTAAAGCACTAGAAGAGATCTAAGACATGTCATATAAATACACTGTCTTACAGGATAACCCACTTGCATTTTTTTTGCTAGACGAAGTTCGTTCTGGTGAAGTTGGCGTATACTCTAATTTAACAACGTTATATTCTACATATCAAGATTTAAAAGATAATGGAATTTCTTATGCAGCCATTAGCGGTTTGCCCATAATAGATTATTCTGGAAATGCTATGGAAGGCTATGCCCTAAACACATCTGACATGGAGGTTCTCCCTATTATTGGAGCGGGAGTTAGAGGAACTGAAATCAATGAAGACACAGTAATACAACTAAAAGCTTTAGGGGTTGCAACAAACAAAAGACCAGACAGCCCATTTTCATTTGAAATATGGTTTAGCCCAAGCCCGAATGATCTAGAAGAATATTTAGTGCTAGGTGACCTACAAAATCAAATAGGATTATTTTATCTAAATGAAAATATTATATTTAAGTGTTCAGAAGATGTATATGTAAACCACAAAATTACTAAAACACAAGCAATGCATGTTGCTGGAGTATTTTCAAAAAACAAGTTGTCCCTATATGTTGATGGCAAGCTGGCCTCAGAAAAGTTTATAGAAAATGGTTTTAAGTTTACTAATGAGTCCGCTAGCTTAAATATTGGCCCATCAAATATTGGTAAAAGGTTTATTGTAGATTCAGCAGCCATATATGATTATGAAATTAATGAAGAGATAGCCAACAAACATTATAAAGCTGGGTACAAAGAAACAAAGTACTCTCAAATTGTTTATTCCAACGAAGGCATCCTGTTTTCTTTAAATTCTTTAACAATAAGACCAGACATATCTTATAGATATCCTGGAATAAAGTTATTGGAAGACTTAGTATCAGAAGATGCATATTACAACCCAGCACTAAATAGAATAGAGTTTGCTTTAACGGAAACGCCAGAAGAAAAAACTTTTTCATTTGAAGAAAGACTTTATGTTGCAAACCCAGAGTCAATAGTTTCATCTAGACTTAAATATGGCCAAGATGTTAAAAATATTTTAGTTGAAGTTAGTGTTCCAGGACAAGAGTGGGCAGTTTGTCACAACAATTCTCCTATCCCATACTTTAATAAAAATGAAAACTTAAATAGCCCAATACTAGATATTCGTGTCACCATGACAACAGCAGACTCTTCTTTCGACCTACCATATTTTGATGGGTTGGAAATAGATTTATATTCTAATAACGATCTTTATGCCGACAATTCTGGCGCAAAAATATATTCCGACTATGACTATTCTTTAGGCTACTACAACTATCCAGTCAGAATACAAAACAAGTACAATGGACTTTCAATGTACGACGGTCATGGATTTTCTGTAGATCTTCCAATAAGTCCAAAAACAGTAGAATTGTTCTTTTCGCCAAGAGGCACAAACAACGTATTATTCTCATCAAGCTCATCTGAGATTTCATGGTCAAGCGCAGGCCTAATTAGTAAAACAGGAATTCAATCAATATATGTAAATGGAGTAGATCGTACAGACGAGACAAATATATCATCATTTCTTCTTGAGGGAGTATCCCACCATATAGTTATTGTTTTGGACTCAGCAGCAGATAATATTAAGTTTAATCAAAATCAATCTGGCTCCGTATATGGCTCATCAAGCACATATAACAATATAGCGTTTTATGTAAAAGACTTTACTGAGTCAGAAGCTCAGCATAACTACAAGCTATATTGCTCAGACAATTCTTTCCTAGTGGATGACCCAGGCATTACCATATCTGAAAGCAACACTGGAATTGACAGTACCCCTAACTTTGTAAGAATTTTTGACTAATCTGCTACCACAATTTGTAAAAAGTGTCACTTGTTTGTACATAAGCTGGACTTTTGCTAAGAACAATGGTAAACTATTTAACATATGGACATCTTAAACCAAAAAAGCCAAGTAATCGAGGAAACCACTCTCGGAATATACGTATGGGAAATGCCAGACGGACGATGGATTGGCGACGACGACGGAAACTTTCTTTCAATAACTTCTAAAAAAGGAAACCGTTCCAGAATGGCTTTGTTAGCAGATGCAGTAAGACACTATGGAATTTATGAGGGCCAGCCTAAGTTTTTGTCTGGAAGAAGAAAGATTGACGACGAAGAGTTTGAATATCAGAATCAAAGACTTAAGTGGGGGCTGACGCCAGACCCTCTTGATATAGGAGAGTACAAAGATTCAGTATTAAGAGGAGGATCTGTTAAATGACACAGTTTCTAGAAGATGGTCCAGAAGATACATATGAGGTTTCTGTAAAAAATAGCTCAGATCTTTTTTCATTTAAAAAAGAAAAAGAGCACGTAGATCCGTTTGCCATTGGAATGGATGAGCTAAAAAAGGTAAGAGGGCTTGGCACCAATTTTAAAAGAAAAGTAAATAGAGATTTTGCAAAGTCATTTACTGGTAAAGATGGAGCAGCAACACAGCAGAATCTTCTTCAGCAAGCCGTTACTGGCTATGCAATGTTTGATCTTGTTCAGCCAATATATAATTTGGAATACTTATCTCAGATTTATGAAGTTTCAACATACAATTATGCTGCAATCAATGCAAAGGTGGCAAACATTGTTGGTCTAGGATACTCATTTACAGAGACTAGAAAAACTAATGACGCTATAGATGCCATAACAGATACAAAGCAATTAGAAAGAGCTAGAAGAAAGCTTAACAAGCTAAAGCAGGATTTGCAAGAGTGGCTTGATACCACTAATGATGAAGATACTTTTACTGAAACACTAATAAAGGTTTACACTGATCTAGAGGCTACAGGAAATGGCTATATTGAAATTGGTAGAACAACAGCAGGAGATATAGGATATATCGGTCATATACCAGCAAAGACAATGCGAGTAAGAAGACTTCGTGATGGCTTTATGCAGTTGCTTTACGGCAAGGCTGTATTCTTTAGAAACTTTGGAGACTTAGATACACCTAATCCAATTGGCGATGTTGAAGATCGTCCAAATGAAATTATTCATCTAAAGAAGTACACACCAATGAACAACTATTATGGAATTCCAGATATAGTTGCTGCACAGATGTCTTTGGCTGGTAACGAGTTTGCTGGAAGATATAACCTTGACTACTTTGAAAACAAGGCGGTCCCAAGATATATTATTACAGTAAAGGGAGCAAAGCTTTCTCCAGAGTCAGAAAGAAAACTACTAGAGTTTTTTCAGGTTGGATTAAAAGGCAAGAATCATAGATCCTTGTATATCCCACTTCCAGCAGATACTCCAGACAATAAAGTTGAATTTAAGATGGAGCCAGTTGAAGCTGGTGCTCAAGAATCTTCATTTAATATATATAGACAATCTAATAGAGATGAAATACTTTTAGCTCACCGTGTCCCAATTAATAAAATTGGAACTCCAGAGGGAGTTAATTTAGCAGTTGCAAGGGACGCAGACAAGACATTTAAAGAGCAGGTTTGCCGTCCAGCACAAATGAGACTAGAAAAAAGAATTAATGCAATAATTGAAGAAAAGACTGACGCCCTAAAGATTAAATTCGAAGAGCTTACATTGACCGATGAAGATACGCAATCTCAGATAGATGAAAGATATCTTAGAATGCAGGTAATTACCCCTAATGAGGTAAGAATTAGAAAAGGCATGATTCCCGTAGATGGCGGAGATGAAATGGTAGAGCTAAAGCCTCAGCAGGCTGCCGATCAAAGAGCTAATGCTGGCAAGACAAGAGCCAGGGACTCAGAAAGATCTGCCGCTTCTTCAGATAAAGTTGGAGAAGGAAGAAATGCTAAAGGTGAAGGAAATAGGGTCGACTAAATCTAATCAACTGCTATTTGCATTTTTAGATAGACACGTATAAAATTAAGCATATGAACATTGAAAAATCTCAATGGTCCTCAGAAGGCCAAAATATACACCTCTCTGTCCCATTTACAAAAGTAAACAGAGAGACAAGAACAGTCTCTGGTTTTGCTACACTTGATAACGTAGACCAAACAGGAGACGTCGTAACTGCTGAAGCAAGCTTAAAAGCATTTGAAAGTTTTAGAGGAAACTTAAGAGAAATGCATCAGCCATTGGCCGTAGGTAAAGTTGTTTCATTTAAACCAGAAACATTTTATGACGTAAAGTCTAAAGAATTTTATAACGGAGTTTATGTAACTTCTTACATTTCAAAAGGCGCACAAGATACTTGGGAAAAAGTTTTAGATGGCACTCTCACTGGTTTTTCAATCGGCGGAAAGATTAAAGAATCAGACAACGAGATCAATAAGGCTACAGGACAAACTGTAAGATTTATTAAAGAGTACGACCTTGTTGAACTTTCTATTGTTGATTCACCAGCTAATGAAATGTGCAATATTGTATCAATTGAAAAAATGAATGGCCAACTTATATTTAAGGGCATGGCTGCAGATGTAGTTACTGAAAATATTTTTTATTGCGAAGAAAGCGATTCTGTTTTTATCTCGACAGAAAAAACATACGTCTCTCCAGTTACTGGAAAAGATGCAGCGCTAATTGGATGGGTTGAAAGCTCAGACACAAACAAATCAAAAGAGATAGATAAGATTCTTGCTTCATTTCAGAAGTCAAGAGTTTCGTTGCCTGCAACACAAACAATCGCAAAACAGGCAAACGTACAAGGAGGTAATGAAGTGGAAAAACTAAACGTAAAAGCTGAAGATCCAGCAGTTGTAGAAGCAACACCAGTTGCAGAAGCACCAGCTGTCGAAGCAATCGTTGAAGAGACCGTAGTAGCATCTGATGCTCCTGTTGTCGAAGATGCACCAGCTGCTGATTCAGCAGAAGATGCAGACTCTGCTTCTGTAGATGTCTTTAAGTCGGTTGATGCTCTTCCAGCAGATACTGCAGTAGAAAATGAAGAGCCTGATTTTGCAAAAATGTTAGTAGACCTAAAGGGATTCTTTGCAGATACTCTTAGCAAGGCTACAGAGGCAAATGCAGTGCAGGTTTCAGAAATCAAGGAAACTGTAGAGACTTTTAGCAAGGGCGTTAACGCTCAAATTACAGAATTAGCAGAAAAGCACAGCGCACTTAGTGCAGCTGTTTCAGAAATAAAGAGCACCATTGATGGTGTTCAAAAGCGTGTAGATGCCGTAGAAGGCGATACAGCAATTAAGAAGTCCTCTGACCTTGGCGGGTCTGAGGTATTAGCAAAAAACAAATCAAAATGGAACGGTTCTTTCCTCGGTTCCGTAAACGAAATATTTAACTAGGGTAGGTGAAATAATATGAGTAATGAAACATTAGAGAAAGCAATCGCAGCTGGAACAACAGCTACAGGAACTTTCGCATCAACAACTGGTGGAGATGGAATTCACACTGCGTCTGAAAACGGCAATGGTGGTCTTCTCAACCCAGAGCAATCAGCTCGTTTCCTAGACTATATGTTCGACGCAACCGTAATTGGAAAAGTCGCACGTACAGTCAGAATGAAGTCTGACACAACAGAAATTGATAGAATCGGAGTAGGCGAGAAGCTTATGAAGCTCGCTACAGAAGGTGACAACACTGGTACAAATTCAGCAGTCACATTCTCAAAGATCTCTCTCACAACAAAGAAGCTACGTCTTGACTGGGAGCTCTCAACAGAGTCACTAGAAGACAATATCGAAGGTCCAGATCTAGAAGACCACATCGCACGTATGATGGCAACTCAGGCTGGTAACGACATTGAAGACGTTCTACTTAACGGTAACACAGCACTTTCATCAGATGCTCTTTACAAGGCATTTGACGGTGTTGTAAAGAAGGCCAAGGCAAATGCACACGTCGTAGACGCAGCAGGTGCAGGACTTTCACGTGCTGTATTTAACTCAGCACTTAAGGCACTTCCACGTAAGTACAAGCAGCGTCGCACAGACCTACGCTTCCTTGCAGGATCAAACTTGATCCAGGATTACCTATACGCAACATCACAAAACATCCAGAATGTTAACCCACAGGATATTGCTTCAGGCATCATCCGTGGAGATGTCGCCCCTCTAGGTGGACCAGCAGGATACGTAGCTCCATACGCTTTCGGTATTCCAATCGTTGAAGTTCCACTTCTTCCAGAGACACAGACTGGTGACTACTCACAGGCTACAGGATCACACGGAGATGTTCACTTGACATTCCCTAACAACGTTGTTGTTGGTGTTAAGCGTGACGTAACTGTTTACCGATTCTTCTGGCCACGTAAGGACTCAATCGAGTACACAATGTATACTCGTGTTGGCGTTCAAATCGAACAGGCAGATGCTTGGGTAGTTGTAAAGAACGTTAAGGTTGCTTCCTAATTAGGAATTAATCTAAGAAAGGCCCCCAATTAAATTTGGGGGCTTTTCATTTTAATTATACAATGCTATAATGGTTTTACCTAGAAAAAGGAGTAATAAATGTCTTTTGACACATTAAAGGTCGGAGAACTAAAGGCGATTGCAGAAGAGTTTGCAGTCGAAACAGACGGACTTAAGAACAAGCAGGATATAATTGCAGCACTAGCAGAAGAAGGTGTTACATATGCAGTATATGAAAAAACACTAAAAGACGTAGAAGATGCAAAAGAAGAGGTTGAGATTCTTCCAATATTTGATCCAAAGGCAGAGCGCACAGAAGATACAGTATTGGTCATGATGACAAGAGCAAACCATAGATACGATATTATGGGTCACACATTTACTCAGACTCATCCGTTTGTAGCAATGCATAAAGACTCAGCTCAACAAATTTTTGATAAAGAGGAGGGTTTTCGTTTAGCCACACCAAAGGAAGTTCAGGAATATTACGGCTAAGCTTAAACGCAACAAATGGAAATTATAGTAGGAACAAACTCACCAGTAAAGCAAAGAGTATTTTGGAAGGGCGGGATAGCCCAAGCAGACTCTTTGCCTACTGTTAAATTTTATGATGTAACAAATGATCCATCAGTAGAGCCTTCTATAAATCCAAACACTTTACTTCTAACCCAAACTGCCGAAGAGGCAGAAACAGATAGGGGCGTATATCTGGTATATCCTCCAATATCTTTAACAGATAGACCAAGGACATTGAGGCTAGTTTGGGAATATGAAGTAGATGAAGAAAGTGTAACAAAAGAGCACTTGCTTGATGTCGTAAAGCCATATGTTGATTTAACAGAAGCCGCAGAGACATTAGGATTTGGTTTTGATCAGTCTGATCCTAACTACAAGACATTTGCCGATTTAGCTGCTGCAGAAAGATATGCAAGAAAGCTAATTGAAAGCTACACTGGACAAGAATTTTATTTGTATGATGATGTTAATATAATTTATGCTACTGGCTCAGAGGTTCTTCCTTTGCCATACAAGATAAATGAAATACACTCAATACACCTAAACGATATTCTTTTAGTAGATAGATTAAATAACATTGATAACTGGAATGTTCCAGTAGAAATATCTTCTAGTGGATTCGGGATAAAGGTCAATAAATCTGGCTTATTAGACAATGTTGTTTATACAGCTAACGGAATGATTCCTCCAAGCATTAATGATTACGGCAATGGGTCATTTGTTAATGGCGGGGCTTATAGAATTGAAGGAAGATATGGTTGGGATGAAGTCCCTCATGAAGTTCAATTAGCAGCTATAGAGCTAATGAAAGACTTCTTCTCTAAAGATAAAGACTGGAGAAACAAGTACCTAAAGAGCATACAGACATTTGACTGGCAGTTTGAATATGACACTGCAACATTTAGCGGCACTGGAAACAACTACGCAGACCAGCTTTTGTCAGCATATGTCTTAAGTACAATGGTTTTGATATAATGAACAGAATCGTAGACTCTATTCTTAGCATGAAAATAGATGTTTATGCTCAAGAGGATTATCAAGACCAAAATACTGGCGCAATAAAAAAGTCTTGGATTTACCAAAGAACCATACCGTGCTTTGCAAAAGGAATAATAACCAACTCTGCAACAAGCAGGGGTGGAGATAATAGAGCAATTTCTGTTAAGTATGTAGATAATCAGACTATTGAAATTAGAACAGAAACAAAATTAACATACAGAGAGAAAGTAACAAACATTAGAGACAGCTCTAATAACCCAATATGGGTAGAGTTAAATTATCCAAATGATACCCCAACCGTATTTGAAATAACAAGCTCAACACCGATAACAGACCCATTCGGTAATTTAATGGCTTACAACTCAATTGCTAAAAGATCAGAGAGTCAATTAATTGGAGACTAGTGGAGTAGCACTACTTCAAGCTTCTTCTGGTCTAGAGAGATTGATGGTAGGATCATCTCAGGCTGGCGTTTTAAAAGATAGCAATGTTGCTCAAATATCTGCATTCTTATACTATCAGGCAAACGTAGCAGCCAGACTAGAGTCTAACAAAGCATTTCAAAGACTATTTAAAACAACAATATTTAATCAGATAGAAAAAGATTTTGGCCTATTCATTGATTCTCAAGCTAGGACAAAGCCAAAGTCATTGCACCATGTTTATGAGTGGAATAAGACAGGGCAAACTTCTAGTCGTCTTTTTAAGTTAAACCAAATGGACGGGGCTGGATTATCATTTAGAATTAATTATGAGTTTAAGCTTTCTAAATCATCAGTTCCATCTAAGAATAGAGAGCAGACCAGCAGATATGTTTTTGAAAGAAAAGCATATGTCATGGAAAAGGGAATGCCAGTTGTAATTAGACCAAAGTCGGCTGAGAGATTAGTTTTTGAAATTGACGGAGAAACAGTTTTTATGCCAAAGGGCAAGTCCGTTACAGTAAAAAGCCCTGGAGGAAGGGCGTCTACAAATCAATTTGATTTAACATATAGTAGATACTTTAGTGGACCAATGGTTAGCAACTCAATAAAGATGTCTGGATTCCAGAACCTATTTGGGGCTAAGTTTGAAAGAGCAATGAAAGTTCCTTCATCTATTGCCAAGGTGCGTTATTCCTTTAGTCCAGGTACAATTAGACTACAGGCCGAGGCGGCACTAACAGAAAAATTCGGAGGAGTATTTTAATGACTAATTATGGAATAGACGCTATGTACGACATAAGAAAGCATCTTTGGCAAGAGCTTTTGTCAAACAACATAATTGATCAAAATGCTTACTATAGCGATAATCTCGGTGAATCAATTATCCCAATTATTCCAGTTCAACAAGCGCCAGAAATGAATCAATTCTTGAGCGGAAAGACTCATATAGTCTATGACAAGATAGGCAGCACTTATGAGGAGAACTGGATGATATGCTGCGAGAAGATATCATTTACTATATACTCAGTAGACTTTGCTGAAATCAATATAATCCGAAACATGATGATTGACGTATTTAGAAGAATGGATGATTCAGCTAGAGACCTAAACATGTCAAAGTCTACAGACAAGATAATATTTCACAATACCCTTATACTCGAAATGTCCCCAACTGAACCATCTACAGAGCTAGCAGGATTCCTGGCAGCAGATGTCATCCTAGAGGTAAAGTATTCAAGGACAGTGGGACAAAACGGCAGATTTGACTAGTTTGCCTTTTAGTTGATTGTAAGATAAACTTATACCAAGAGGAAAAGAGCCTAGCCAGCTTAATTTAAAGTAAGTCAATATATATATATTTATTTAACAGGAGGTTTTACCAATGGCAACATTTAACAACGCAAGAAATATTCTTGTTGGAGCTTCTCCATTGTTCTTGTCAGTAAAGGATTCAACTGTTTCAGGTTACACTGAAAACATGGAACCAAATGAGACAGCAGGAGTAGCATTTGTTGATGGAACATCTTACACAGATACCCTCAACACAGCAGCAGCAGGACTTAATCCTAAGTTCCGCAACGTAGGTTTTACAAATAACGGTCTTCAGATTACTTACAACCCATCATACGGTTCAGTTACAGTAGATCAGCTTCTTGATACAGCAAAGCTTTTCAAGGAGTCAATGGAAGTTATGATTGCAACAGAAATGTCTGAAGGTACACTTGAGAACATTCTTGCTGTATTCGGACAGGGTCAATCAACTCTAGACAGAGGAGATGACATCGACACTCTAGGTCTTGAAGCAGGTGCTCTTGGCGTACAGCCAACAGAGCGTCAGCTGATTGCAGTTGGTGCAGCACCAACTGTTTCTGAGTCAGGAACAAACATCACAAGAACAGAGAGAGTATACTACGGACGTAGAGTTCTTTCAGTACAGCAATCTCAGTTCTCACTTGCTCGTAACGCAGCAACAACATTCCCAGTAACATTCCGTTTGCTTCCAGACGGTAACAAGGGTGGCTCTGAATACGGACTAATTATTGACCGTGTCGTCACAGCATAATTAATTTATTAATTAATAAAACCCCCCTAAGAAATTAGGGGGGTTTTAGCATTGTGTTGGTATTACTGATATGATACAATAATTAAGACGAGATCCTAGGAGGATTTAAATTGGCAACAACAGTATATGATGTAGAAGAGATTCAACTACAAAATGGCGCAACAGTAAAGCTGAAGCCTTTAACCATTAAAGAGCTTAGAAAGTTTATGGCCGCTATCAGTAAGACAGCAGAAGTAACTACAGAAGACGAAACATTAACCATCCTAATCGATGCTTGTGCAGTAGCACTAGAAAAGCAGCTTCCAGAATTGGTAGCAGATAGAGATGCATTTGAGGACGTATTAGATGTACCAACAATTAATCGTATCCTTGAAGTTTGCGGTGGCATTAAGATGGATGATCCAAATTTGCTAGCAGCAGCGGTTCTAGCTGGTCAGAACTAGATCTAGCTGCATTAGAAGGAGAAGTATTTCTAATAGGAAACTATAAGAATTACGAGGAATTGGAAGACAGTCTTTCAATGCCAGAATTGATTCAAACTTTTAAATCTATGCAAAAGACTGAATCAGAGAAAAGAAAATTTTTGGCCGCAATACAAGGCGTAGAACTTGATAGCGCTGAAGAAGAACAACAAAGCAAGAGCTTTGAAGACGTAAGACGAAAGGCTCTTGGAATAACTGCAGATCCATCTGACATTGTTTCATTACAAGGTCAGTTTGCATCAGAAGCAGGGTTTGGTATCGGAGCGGGACTCGGATACAAAAAGGAGTAAGAGTTGGCAGATCAAAATATAGTAACCAACATAACTGCGACGGCTAATTTTTCTAGCCTAACAGCGCAGTTACAAGCGGTTACTTCGCAACTCTTAAAACTCCAAGCTACAACAATTGGTTTAAATAAAAACCTAACTAGCCAGGTTGGAGTCATGAATCGTCAGTTTGACGAAACCATGCGCTCCACTGGCCAGTTTTCTAGACACTTCGTAACTCTTACATCAGACGTATCTAAGTTTGGACAAAATTTAGACAGCGGCAGAATGAAGCTTGGCCAGTACTTCAGAACATGGCAAGGACATACACAGAAGACTAGCAATTTAGTTCGAGACCTTGCTAAGCAGCAGGTAATGCTTGAGAATTCAATTATCCAGCCGCTTGGTAAAAATGCACAAGGCTTAATGCAATATAACGTAATGGTTCAATCTGGACTAGACGTTACAAAAAATAAGTCAGCTCTTCTAAGACAAGAACTTGCCATCATGAACAAGGTAATGATGGATGGATCGAATCAGCTTATCAATTGGGGTAAGAATACACAGTGGGCTGGTCGCCAGTTAACAGTAGGATTAACTGTGCCACTTGCAGCGTTTGGTATGGCTGCAGCAAAAGCATTTAGACAAGCAGATGAAGAGCTTGTAAGACTTACAAAGGTTTATGGCGGATTAGTTGCAACATCAAGTGCCGATCTTCTTCAGGTTCGTAAAGATGTTATGGCAGTATCTAGAGAATTAGCTTCTGGATTAGGAGCAAACTTTACAGAAACTATTGCACTTGCCGCAGATATTGCTGCTACTGGAAAACAGGGCGCAGATCTTATAGACTCTACAAGACAAACAACTAGACTTGCAATTCTTGGTGAAGTAGATAGACAAGAAGCTATGAAGGCTACGCTTGCTATTCAAACAGCCTTCGGACAAAATACAATGGAACTTGCCGAGTCAATCGACTTCTTGAACGCAGTTGAAAACCAGACATCTACTACTCTAGATGATTTAGTAACTGCTATTCCAAAAGCAGGCCCAGTAGTAAAAGCACTTGGTGGAGAAGTACAAGACCTTGCTCTTTATCTAACTGCTATGCGTGAAGGTGGAATTAACGCATCAGAAAGTGCCAACGCATTAAAGTCAGCTTTAGCATCTGTAATTAACCCTACAAAGGTTGCCAAAGAAATGTTTATGGGATTCGGAATAGACTTGTCTGGCATTGTAAATAAAAATGCTGGAAATCTAACTGGAACAATTATGGCACTCAAGGATTCCCTAGATTCACTTGAGCCTCTACAAAGAGCAAGAGCAATTGAACAGCTATTCGGTAAATTTCAATTTGCTAGAATCAACGCATTGTTTGAAAACCTTGGTAAAGAAGGAAGCCAGACTCTTCAAGTTTTAGACCTGATGAAAGCAAGCACACAAGACTTAGCAGCAATTTCAGCACGAGAATTAACAGCGCTTACAGAATCTGCATCTGGTAAATACAGAAGAGCACTTGAATCTGTAAAAGCAGAACTTGCGGTAGTTGGAGAACAATTCTTAAAAATTGGTGCATTTGTATTAAATGCTATAGATGGAATTTTAAAGTTTATTGGAAATCTGCCAGGTCCAATTAAAGCTGTTCTAGGATTTATTGGTGGACTTACAGCAATTGCTGGTCCTATAATCATGCTTACTGGTGTGCTTGCAAACTTCTTCGGATATATAATAAAAGGAATATTAGCCCTTAAGAACATCGGTAAGGGTGGGACTGGCTTTAAATTATTAACACCAGAATTAATGGCAGCATCTGCTGCTGCCAAAACAGTAGAGCAATCATTCTATAGCGATACAAAAGCTGCTGCTACATTCTCAGATGCAGTAATGACCCTTGCGGCATCATTTGATAGACTAAAGCAAAGCGCAATGAGTTCGACTATTGCTACATCCAATAGTATGTCTACTGTTGCTGGAAACCCAGTAATGGCAGGCGGAGGAAGAATAGTAGATAAGAATAATCCTCTTGTAGGTAGAGCATATTCTAGAGACATGTCTCACATGATTCCAACTGGATCAAAGACGCCACAGCAAAGAGCAGAAGAAACAATATTCTCTACAGTACCAGGTCCAAAGCCAGTAAATCAAAGAATTTCGAATGCCCCACAACTTTACATGTCAGATGATCTGCCAAGAGTTCAAGGGCTGAGTTCTGTAAACGGTGTATCTACTGGTGTAGTTGCAGCAGAAGCTGCTAAGTGGCACTCAATGACAGCAGCAATTGCTATGCAGTCAAAAGCAGAATTAGCAACACTTAAGACTGAAATAGCAGCAACTGGTACAGTAACCGCATCATTATCAGATTCATATCAGGCACTTTTGCCACAAATGACAAAGATAACATCTTTAGCGGCAGACGAAACAGCATTAATTGTTAAACAGTTGCAAGCTGGTAAGATTACAGTAGAAGCAGCAAGAGCAAAAATATTTGCATTAAATGCACAAGTAGAAGCAATGATGGTTCAAACGGCTCAAGGTGTTGCAACAGCACAGGCAAGAACCTTGAGTTTAACTACAGTTCCATTAACGACACAGCCAGTTGTAAGCGCAGCAGGCAAGTCAAACATGAAAGAGCTTTTTCACAAAACAGAAACTTCTAAGCTTGTAGATTCAATTGCTCGTGGGCTTGGCGTTAGAACATCAGGCGCAGGGTATAGTATTCAGACTACAAAACCTAGACAGCTAAATACTGGAGGATTAGTTTATGATCCATCAAAGCATGGTTCAATAGTCCCAGGCCCATCAAATATTGATTATGATATGGTTCCAGCAAGACTTCCAGAAGGAAGCTACATATTGAATCAAGAAGCTTCACGTAATAATCCTGATTTAGTTAGAATGGCATCAAATGGATACAATCGTGGGGGCAAAGTTATAGATGCGATTCTCACACCTAGAGAAACTTATTTCGACCCAGAGTTTACAGCAGCCAACAAGCCTTTGCTAGATAAAGCTAATAGTGGATCAAGAGTCCAACTAAGAAATAATGGCGGAATTTTGGGTGGCATGGTAACAAGAGGAATTAGAAATTATGGCAAGATGCAAGACATGTTTGACGGTCCAGCAAGAGGGATGTCTGAGCTTCAAAAAGCATCTCAGTACATAGATCATCTAACTGGAGTTAGAACTCCTTATGTAGATCATATTGTTCCTAACTTAATTCAAAATGATGCAACTGCAATACTGCAGTATTCAAAAGACATGAATATGACTCCTTCAAGAGCAATTGCAGAAGCAGAAAAAGCCGTAAGACTTGCCTTGGCAAGTCATGAAGAGTATCTAAGAACTGGTAAAGGAATGAGCTATGTTGAGGCACAAAGAGCCTACATGCAAAAGAATTTCCCAGATCTTGTGCTTGAAAGAAAGCCAGGACAAACAGACAAAGATTGGAAGCTGGCAAAAGCAGGTGCAGCAAAAAATAATAATAGAGCAAAGCTTCAAATACTTAATCTTTTAAAAGCAAAGTTCCCTGGTGCTGTCATAAATCCAGGCTGGGATCGTGCACATATAGAAAGAATGTCTGGGCCTATAGCTGCACGAGGCTATTACGGAGAAGCTGCCCATGATGACTTTAACAAATTTGGAAACAGGTTAGAGCAAAGAAAAATTATTGATGACGTAGTTCCGCTTACCAAAGATGAGGCTATAGCTAGAGCACACAGGCTTGCAACTTCATTTGGATTTAAAGATGTAGATGATTTTAAAAGACATATACCAGTTATTGAAAAATGGATTTCTACTGGCAGATGGACTGGTAAAGGTCCTATACCAGAAAGCTTAGTCAGAGCATTGGGTGCTGACATGAAAATATTTAGAGAGTCTGGAACTCCAGCAAAACCTAGAAAAGCTGAGAGACAGATGTTTGCAATGGTTGGAGGAAGAAGACTTAGAGCTGCTAATGCTGGCGGTATGATCGGCGGTATGGTAAAGAAAGGCAAGTACGGATACGGCAAGCTTTTCCTTGGAATGCCTAGATCATTTAAAGCTGTAGAGCAACAAAGAAACGCAAGAATGCAGATGGATGAAATAAGCCAATCTTTGAGTACAAGCAGATTTGCTTCAATGCCTCCAACAGACTTTGGAAAACTAATTTCTCCTTCATCTGGAAGAAGCTTCCCAGTTTCTGGAATTGGTGGAGTTTATGAAAAACCAGATGGAACTAAAGTATTTGTTAAACCAGTAATGGATGAAACTGCAGCCCTAGCAGAGCAACGTGCAACTATTATTGCAAGAGATGCACATGGATTAAATGCTCCAAGACAAGAAATTAGAACCATGCTTGACCCTACAGATCCAACTGGAAAGAGAAAGCTGCTTGTACTAGAGTCTCCTTATGACGAAGCATTTGTAAATAAGTCAGGATCATTTACACGAGAAGATTACTTTAAGCAATTAGTTGCAGCTAATTTAAGAGGAGATAGAGATTTAAGTAGAGATAATCTTTCTGGAAGCACATTGGCTGATGTTGGAACGGCTGGAGTATTTAAGATGGCTTCTGGTAAAAGAGCCTATGAAGAAGAAATGATTTCGATGAAAGAGCAGGCACGTATTAACTTGCTCGGAGTAAAGGGCGGAGCAAAGAGATTCTTTGCAGAGTCCACATTGTCAATTCCAAAGGGTATGACTCCAGATCAATATCATAAAGCAATGATTGATGAAATTGATGCAGTTCTACCAAGACTAAAGACTACCATATCAAGATTTGATTTAACTCCAGATGAAGCTAAAGCTTATGCTGCAATGATTAAAAGGCTAGAAGATGGAAGAGCAGTTAATTGGCAAGAGTTCCATGGAATTCATTCTTCTGTTGAAATTGCAAAAGCTAAGGCACTTACACCAGCAGCATTAAAGAAGTTAAAAGACGAAGCTGAATTAAGAATACGTCAAAGAGGTCATGCAATATCTCTAAGCGACAATTCTTTTAAGACTCCTCTAAACGGATTTAATGGTGGAGGAATAATTGGCAATGTCTTAAAGGGTATAGCCATGAGAAGAATAGGTGCAGGTTTTGGACCAACTGGTGCCCCTAAACCTAGCATGTATGAATCTGCTCCATGGGGAGTAAACTCCTTATCAATTAAAATGGCAGAAACGCTGTTTGCTGGAACTGGATTAAGAAAAAATACTCAAAAGCTTTTATACGATAAGTTTGCAGCAGCTTTAGCAAAAGAAAAGCCTTATGGCTATGTAAAGATGCCAGACGGCACACTGAAGAATGGACTTGAGCCAGACGCTTTAGATGCAGTAATTAGATCTGCTGCCAGCGATATGATTTCAGACAGAAATGTTTTAAAACAACTTTCTCCAATAGATAAAGATATTTTAAAGAAAAAATACTTAAATTGGGATTCAAAAAAGAATACACCAATTACAGACGATCTTAAGAAAAAGATATTTGGCATTGATGGTAAAAGAGAAATGGGAGGACCAGTATCTCCAGGACAAAGCTATTTAGTTGGAGAAAAGGGTCCAGAAATATTTAGCCCACAACAGAGCGGCAAGATAATTCCAGGATTTATGCTAGGCGGTATAGTCAAATCTAGTAAAATAGGTTATGGCGAAAAGGTTTCTGATGTTAGCCAAGTTACATCTAAAGAGCATGCTAACCGTCTTTTAAAATCAGGAGATCCAAGTCAGAGGGCAATAGGACAGCTTTATTTAAACAACCTTAATGCATCAAGAGCACCGATGCCAGTTGCTACTACTCCACCTAAGCCTGGGCCACTATCTGTAGGGACAACTTCATTTGTTGGTGGAAAGGGTGTAGTGACAAATGTTCCTACACTGCAAGGATCTTTGCCTTACATGCCAGGGTTAAAGCTTCCATTACAAAGAGCTAACGTAGCAATAGATTCAGCATTTTCTTCTATCTCTAATGGACTTAAGGCAGCATCTACAAGATTAATAACAAGTGCTAGAATTGCAGCTTCAGATATATCATCAAGTATAAGCTCACTTGGGACTAGAATAAAAGATTCAGGATATAGAACTGCTGGGATGATACAGAATCGCAAAAATAAAATTGGAGAAGAAAGATCAATAGCTGCTAATGCTCCAGGAGCAATTTTTAATCCAGCATATATAGATAGACGTGGCAATGAAGTTCCAGCATCCAGAGCAGATAATGCAATTAGAAGATCGTTTATGGCAAATGCTCGTTATTCTACATCAGCAATGTTACATCCAGTTCAATATATGAGAGCAAAGGGTGTCGTAAACCCAGAACTAGGCCAAGGCGCTGGAGGCATGATGCTTGGCACTATGGGTGGAATGGCAGCAGGGGGAGCAATAGGAAATGCCCTTGGTGGACAAAATGGAATGATGATGGGCTCAATGGTTGGATCAATGGCTGGCCCATCTCTTATAAAAGGCATAGGCGGAATGGTTGCAAAACGTGCTGCAGCAAGTGCAGCAACAGCAGGAATGGCATCAGCTGGATTTGGTGCAACCGCAGCTGCAGCAGCAGGACTAGTTGCCCCACTAGCAGCAGTAACTCTAGCAGGTATTGCTGGATACAAGATGTGGCAGAACTACAAAAAGGGACAAGAACTTAATATATCTACATTTGGAATGACTGCAGAAGCAGCTAAAAAAGCTAACCTAAGATTTACAGACTTCGGATCAAAAATTAAAGATACTATTCAGGATGCCAAGGATATGGCGGCTGCAAATAAGCTTGTGTATGAAAGCATGAAAGATGGCGGGACTCCATTCCAGATGACAATTGCAGAATACAAAGAATTAAAGAAAGAAGTAAAAGAAACTTTTGGAGAGCAGATTAAAGCACTAGATAGACAGCCTTCAAACAAGGTGCCTGATGCTGTACGTAGAATTAAAGAGCAGCTAATTGCAGCTGGAATGTCTGCAGATGAGGCAACTAAAAAAGTTTATACTATGCTTCAGCTGTCAAATAAAAAAGATCAATCAATTACTGCAACAATGGGTAATGCACAGTTCAAAGCAATTACCGATCCACAATCTGCAGCAGTTTCAGCAGTTACTAGCTTTGGTGCTGATACAAGAGATCAGGGAAATAAAGAAAAGGCGGCATCTTTAAATACTGCTCTTATGGCAACTGAAACTGGAATCAATGATTTAATTGCCAAAAGAGAAAGACTTGTTGCTAAAGATTTAAGCGGTAAGACAAAGTCTCTTACATATGCAGAAGCTGAAAAGATAATGATAGACAAAATAAACAAGTCTAGAGAAGCTGGTACAGCAATTACACAAGGCACTATTAATGAAATGGCTAAGACAAATCCTGAAGTAAAGAAGATGATTAATGGTTCTGACACCATTGTCAGTGTTTGGCAAAAAATTAGACTTCAAGCACAAGGATTTAACGGAGATCTTTCTGCATTAAACGCAGCACAAACTAAAGTAATCGCAGACTCTTTTGCAGCAATATCAGATTCAGTACAGTCTACAAATAGAACTGGAATACTAAAAGAGCAGTATGCAAGCCTAGATAAACTAAAGGGCCAAATTGCAAACTACACAAAGGCCCTTAAGGGACAGACTGTTGCTCAGCAAATTTCTGATAGAGATAGACTAAAGGCTTTAAACAAGCAAATAGATGCAAACAATAAGCTTGCAGAAGCAAGAAAGAAGGCTTTGTCGGCAGCACAGCAAGACGCAGATCTAGGAAGACAAATTGAAAAAACTAGAATTGAAATGCAAAATGCTGCCGCAACTGGAGACACTGAGAAGGCGCAAAGCTTAAGAATTGATTTAGAGTCTTTAACTTCTCAGCAACAAACAGAAGCACAGATGAGAGCAATAGATAAAGCTACAGAAGCAGCTAACAAGCCTCTTAAAGCAGCCGCTGAAGCGCTAGGAGATAAGCAGCAAAAACTTTCTGATTCGGCAGCAATTGCTGGAGAAAGTTTAGATAAGCTTAAGTCTAGATATGATAAGCAGGAAGCTGCTATTAAAAAGGTTAATGATTCTATGACTGCTCTTTACGGAAATGCAGCTGCAGCTGGACAATCAATTCAAGAGTATGTGAAGAAAAATAAAGAAGCAGCAGCAGGATTTGTGGCTGCAATGGAAGCCGTAACTGGCGAAAAAATGCCAAGATATACAACAAAAACTACTACTGAATTAACATCTACTGGCCCAGTTACAACTACAACTAAGGTTCCAGTTTCTCCACAACAAAATGCACTAGACCTTCTATTAAAATCTGGAACTGGCGCAGGAGTTAATGAAGCACTCGCAAATAGTATTAAGGGTGGGGCAACTCTTAAGGATGTTGTAAATGCCATAAAGGGTGCAAATGGAGATCCTACGCTAAGAAGAAATATAAAGGTTACTGGTAACTACAGCAACCAGCTGGAAGAAAAAGAATTTGATGGTAAAAAGATAAAGGTTCTTAATGCACAGGCTCGTGATGCAATTAAAGATAGACTAGACTTGCAGCTAGGCGAAACATTTATTTGGAATGGACAAAAATATTCAAGAAGCAAAAAAGACGGTAACATAGTCTTTGCAGGTAAGGCTGCCACTGGTGTTGAAAATGCAAGCGGAATGTTCCTGGTTGGAGAAAGAGGACCAGAGTTTGTACACTTAAAGAATAAAGCAAATATTATGCCAAACGATGTAATGAATACATTAGCAGCGGCATCGCCAAGATATAATTTTAACCAAGCTCAGTATAATGTAAGAGATGGTGCTGTTTCAGGCAACTCTTATGTTGTTAACCAAAATATTTACGCATCAGAAGGAATGGATGTCGAAGCATTGTCTAATATGATTGTTAAAAAGGCTGAGGTTGTTATTGGACAAAAAGCTAAGATTAATGTTAAAATGGTAGGACAGGGGAAGAATATATAATGCCAGCTTTAATTTTACCAGTAGGTGCAGCCTTGTTTATACAAGACTCTACTAACGCATGGCGTCAATTAACAGAACATAATAGATCCCCTATATCTATAGATACACAAAGGTTTGAAAGAACTGCTAGGATGGCCAATGGAAGCCTTAGAAAGCTGTTTATAGCCGATAAGAAGACTGTATCTACCTCATGGAGCACGGTTCCATCATACTCTACAATGACCGTAGATGGCTTTTGGGGGGCAGAAGACCTAAGAACATTTTATTTAAGCGCTAAAGGGCAGGGAACTTTTAATGTACGAATTGCATATAACTCTACAAGAACAGAGGAATTCCTTGCGTCATTTACAGCCTGCTCATTTAATTTAATTAAAAGAAATGTAAAAGAAAAAATATCTGATGCTCCACAGGCATTTTGGGATGTATCTATTTCACTGGAAGAAGTATAATGCTGCCAGTAAGCCAGGACACACTAACTAAAATAAATCAGTCTATTTCATACTCTATGTCTGGCGGATGCTGGCTTGAATATAATATGAATGACCTAATTGATGGGGTGTCTATATCTTCTCCAGTAGAAACTGCAACCATAATAGATCCAGTTACTAAAAAGTCTTACCAGCCTTTTAAAAAGCTATTCCCGCTAAAAAATATTATTGATCCAAGAAGACCATCTTTTGCTGGTATAAACTATTTCGTTTTAAATCCAAACGTAATTACTCAAATACCAAAATACAACGTTTCGTCAGACATGCCAATTAGAACATACTTTTCTAGTACAAAAACTCAATACAAGTTCTGGCTTTCTCCACAAGCATCTGGAAATTCATTATCTAATTGTAATTTTACAGTAGATTATCCAGTAGCAAAAACTGCTGTAGCAAATACAATAGTTGTTAAATTTGAAACATCTTACTCTAAGCCAGCTAACTGGAATATTAAAATACAAGATCATGCTGGTGTAGAGTCTACAATATCAACAAATGGTGTTGTGCCTACAGATGGAGTATTCCAACTATACTATAATGGCTCATCTTGGTCTACAACAAAGTTTACAACACCATCCGCACCTGTTAATATTAAAAAAATAATTGTTAGCGTTAACACAATAAATGTAGCCAACTCGTTCCTTGGAGTAATAGAGGTGGGAGCGAGGTATATACAGGATGTATCAGATAGATTAGTTTCATTTAATGTTTCAAAAAATTCTTCTGATGATTCGTCTGGCATTGTTCCAGTAGGATCTGTAACTTCAAATTCCCTGTCTATCTCACTTGAGGGATTTGACAGGAGAGGAATAGAGTATGATAAAACACTAGCGTTTAATAAGTCCAATATAAACTTATATAAAAATATTAAGGTGATGCCATTTAATAAGATAGGTAATGATGTAATCCCACAGGGAGTTTTTTACATAGATTCTTTTACTATATCAGAATTTGGAGACATGGATATTCAAGGATTAGATGGTGCTAAATTTTTGCAAGAAATATTGGCTCCAGATATTGTTATTCAGAATGCTCCTTCCCAAGCTATTGTAAGAAGGCTGCTAGACAGTATTGGATTTACTAGTTATAATTTTAATACTTATGGCAAGGCGGATCCAAATAAAACAGACTCCGCAACTATAGTTCCATTGTATTGGTACACAGAAGATACTAAAACTGTCTGGCAGCACATACAAGATTTATGCAGAGACACACAAATGATTGCTACTTTTGACAATAATGATATCTTGCAATTTTACCCTAGAGACTATTTGTTTGACAAGTCAAGAACTTCTAGCTTTAAATTTAGAAGTGCAACAAAAGGATCTAACGTACCAAACATCATATCTTTAACAAAAGAAACTGTTCCATCTGTAAAAGCAGTAAAGGTTATATACACTCCTATAATTAGCACTAACTATAAAGGATCATCAGATAACCTGTATGTTTCCCCTCCAGCTGCTCTAGGAGCAGCAGCTTTGCAAACCACTTTGCCTGCATCAGCAACTGCAGAAACAAATGCACCTTTAGGTGTTGTTAGCTTAGCACCAATAACTGTTTATAGTGGATTAGCAGACAATTCATTCTACAATAAATCTGGTTACTTTTTACTCAATAATGAAATAATAGAATACGACGCAATGGAATTTAGATATGAACCTTTATCTGCGCCAGGCACCACAGTAAAAAAATGGATAACTTCTGACTCTGATATTGCAAAGTATTTAGGAGAAAGCAAAATAAATTCTTTTGCACCTACTCTTAGATTTAGGATTAAACAAAGAAATGCATTTAATGCAACTGGTAAGGGTATAGGTATTGGAGATGAGCATTTAGTCAACGTAGATGCTTTAAAACAAGAGTGGTCTGGCTCCAGACTTAATTTGTCTGCAAAAACAAATGCAGGTGATGAATCTGTATTTTTCTTAAAACAGACGGATGGATCTGGAACATCGATATCCAGATCACTTTTGACTATAGTTGCACCCCCTGCTTCAAAAGAATACTACTGCGCCAACATATCTGCTGGCCTAGACTTCGCCGATAAAACTTACTTTTCCATTGGAACAGCTCTATTCTTTAAGCTTGCACGAGATAGCAATAATAGGGTTACTGGAGAGCAACCAGTTTCAGCTGGATTAGGAATAGGACTTTCATCAAATAATTTAAACGGATACATATTAAAAATTGCAACATCTCAAAATGTAGCCAACAAAGGCTTAAACTCTAGAGACGTTCAGTTATTTAAACTTGTAAATGGAGTAGAAACTGTCATATCGGATACACAAAAAACTGAAGACAATTCTATTACTGGGGTATCTGGTGGAGAATTTTATAGAGTAGATGTAAAAGTTTCTAAGGCAGTAGCTGGTAAACTTATATTTAAGATTAAATTTAATAATCAAATTATTACTGCAACTGATTCATCTCCAATTGCTTTATCAAATAAAATTGCTTTATTAGGAATACAGGGAGAGTCAGCCTTCGATTATGTTTACTCTTCAACTCTAAAGAAAGAAGAGTTTGAAGGCTCTTATGATTACGACAACTATGCATCATATGTAGGGTCTGCAACTTCTTTAAAAAATGTATTTGGAGAATTTCTTTCAAGCGGCACAGACTCTACCTCTACAGCTCCTTCCTGGATTAAAGAGTTCGGGCCAGTTGCTAGAGAAATAAAAAAGATATCTACCAGATATGCTACTAGGCCAGGGTTTGTTAAGTACCCTCAAATAATACTAAACCCAAACGCAACACTACTTGGATATGATGCAACGTCATTTGGTATTGATGCCTACATATTAAATAATACTGGTGCTTTTATTGATTTGGCTGACGGCGGACAAAAAAGTTTTATTGTAGTTGGAGAAACAATAGCCCCCTTAGATCCATTTGAATACATAGATCCTGATCTTTCTTCTACTAAGGCAGAAGAGCAGGTAGCATTTGAATCCACTTGGATTCAAAAAGAGTCCGAGGCAAAGGCTTTGTCTGAATGGATGAGAACTCAGTGGTCAAAACAGCAGACCGTTTTAACTCTAGAAGTGTTTCCAAACCCTACTTTGGAAACAGGGGATGTCGTTGAAATATCATATCCAAGCAACTTAGTGTATTCATCAGAAGATACTGGTTTTACGGCTGGCAAGTATATAGTATTAAATATAGAGCAGGGATACAGTGATTCCCCTTCTACTACTATAGTGTGTAGGTCGATTTATGTTTAATGAAATGGTAGAATCTTTATATGGTTAAAAAGAATCCAAAAATAGGTAGCTCACAAGTAGCTGGTGGAGTCAAGGTACAACTACCAGTAGACTCTCCACTTATTGGCATACTAAAAACAGATCAGTATGACGTTGTTAATTTATATACCAATACTGTTGATAAAACCTATGTGCCTACTGTTCCAGGAGATGGAGACGGAGAAGGTGGCGAGGGTGGAGAAGGTGGCGAAGGAGAAACAGGTTTAGCTGCACCTAACTTAGAAGACATTGTTTTAATTGGAGCTACTGGTAAGAGATATTCTTCGGGACAAACTATAACTGACCCAGAAATATACTATGATTCTAATAACAATAGATTCCTTAGAGTCAAGTTTGAAGTAAAAAATAGCGTTGGGGAAATAGTAAAAGGGGTAGTTCTAATATGATAACAAAATTTGGTAAAAGATTTATAACTTCTTATATGGCAAATGGACTCAACTTTAACGAAAAAGATATTGCTATTGGCATAGGCAATAGAGCAGAGTCAGCAAACGATACAGATATGCAGTTTGAGTTTTATAGATCTGGTGTATTTTTAGGAAGCTCTGATATTCAAACCAATACGGCCACTGGAGAAACTACATACTCGGTTGTCTATAAAACCACACTGCCTACAGACGTTGAAGGCGTAATCAGTGAAATAGGAATTTTCCCAACAGCAGCACTTCAGAATACAGATTTTTCTTCTCAATACATATCTTCATTTGAGAACTCATATTCTTGGAGAGATTCAAATGGAGATGAAGCAGAAAAAGTTTCTAGCCCACAGCCCAGAATAGGATCTTCTTACTTTAAAATTTCTGCACCGATGAATCAATCTAAATCTTATTCTCTAGATACCGTGTTTGACATTTCTGGATACGGAGTGGACGATAGCTTAACTATTGCTTTTTATCAAATAGATTTAAATCTAGACTATGTTTACGTTCGTTTTTATAGCTCTCCTACTGACTACAAAGAAGTAAGGTTTGCAGCATCAAGCACTATTGGAGAAAAAATTCTTACCGCTAAACTATCTGACTTATTCAATTCTTCTTTTTCTTCTGGTGACGCCATAGACTTTTCTTCTATCACTAAAATAGAAGTCGGAGGAAAAGCAAAATCTACTGGATCAACTATAGTGCTTTTAGATGGGTTAAGAATAAACGATGACGACAGATATAATCCCCAGTACGGATTAATTAGCCGATCTGTTTTAGCAAACCCTATTGTAAAAAAGCTTGGTGTTGAAATGGATATAGAATACAAAATTAATTTAGGGTTCTTATAATGGCAGGATACAACGACGCAATCGATAGATTTCTTAACAGAAGGTCTGCAGATTTACAGGCAAACCCAACAGATGCTGCAAGGGTTGCATCTCAAACATCTCCAGATACTTTTGTTGTTACAGATGACGGCTACAACGTAGTTGTAAATAGAACCTACCCATTCTCATTTGCCTATTTGTATGACAATCCAGATAATCCATCGCAACCAATACAGGGCCCAAGATCAGCAAACTTTTTAATTACTCTTCAAACTCCAGATTTAACACAGCCTGTTACAAATCTTTCTGTAACTCCAGGACTTCTTTCTTATGGTGTTAAGTGGGACTTGATAGACAAAGCATTGCCCGCAAACAAGTGGCTTATAGACATACAAATATACGAAAGCCTTACAGGAGCATTTTCAGGAGAAGAATATTTAGTATGGAATGGAAACGGCAATTCAGCAACGATACTTGTTTCCAATACAGCAAATAGGTGGATTCGTGTAGATACAAGAGACCAAGACTATAGAAAAAAAAGTGTTACCTTTGGTCCGTTTAAAGCATCTGATCCAATTACGGTAGACACAGTTGGCCCAGCAAACGTTACCTCTGTAACCACTACAAGCGGAATAGACACAAGCGGCTACCTTGGCTTTAATGCATTTGCAAATGTTTCTTGGCCAGCAGTAACTGGAGGTGGCATAAGAGGATATAGAATTAGATTTAGTAACGATAATGGGGCAACATACTCATATGTTGATTCTCCAGGAACTGGAACCACATATAAGCTTGCAGGACTTGCAATTGGCTCAACCTATCAGATAGCTGTTGCTACGTATGACGAATACAATAACACTTCATCTGCATACATATCTGCATCAGATGTTAGAGTTGAAGGTACGCCATCTGTTTCAAATTATATAACAGGGGGTCCATTCCAATTCGGAGTGGGTGTTGGATCTGTTTCAACAAATAAAGGACTCTACTTTGATGCTAGTAATTATTGGTATGTTAATGCAACCAATAGTGCAAGACTAAAAGTTGGCGGAGCAACAAGTAATTATCTTCTCTGGGACGGGTCCACATTTGCAATAGATGGAAATGTAACTGCAAGAGGTGGAACATTTAGCGGAAATATATTTATGTCTACAACTGGGGCATCGATATATAGTGGAACCATAGATACATCTACTGGAAACTTAACTGGAAACGGATTTGCCTTAAACTCAAAAGGACTTAAGGTTGCAAATGGGACAAAGTCTGTAACAATTTCCGCAGAGACTGGAAACATAACTGCAAATGGTGGAAGCATTGCTGGATGGACACTAGATGATACCACGTTATCCAAAAACAATGTTATTTTAGATAGCTCAGGAAAGATACAGGTTGGTTCTACAGCCGCCAACAGCATTTATTTACAAACAGCTTCTTCAGGAGGAACATCATTTGTTATGTGGGCTGGCAATAATACACCCGATGCAAATGCTAAGTTCAGAGTTGCTGCTGACGGAACTTTATATGCACAAAATGCAGTACTTGGTTCTGGAACAATTCTTTCTGGGTATGCAACGACTAGTGCTTTAGCTGCTACAGATACAAAAGCCACTAATGCTTCTTCTACAGCAACTTCTGCTGCTGCTACAGCAACTTCTGCTGCTGCTACAGCAACTTCTGCTGCTTCTACAGCAAATTCTGCTAAAACAACTGCTGATGCAGCATTGCCTGCAGTTAATTTCAGTAAAGCTGAAGTAATTAGAAAAATTAATAATAGCACAAATGGAAATTTTATTAATGGCGGTGTATTAGAAGCTGGAACTGTTATAGCAGATAACGTAGTTTCAACATATGTTTATTCAGGATTTATTGATGCAGAAAAAATTCGGGCAGGAATGATTACAGGTGTTAATATTGATATTTCTACAGATTCAAGCTCAGGAAGATTTAAAACATCTTATTTAAGATCTGGCCCAGTAGACTCTGGTCAGGTTATTTCAACAGCAGTAAATGCCATAGCTTTTGTTAGCACCTCTACCAGCGGGTGGGTAACCTCATGCTATCCATTTTATAACGGCGGATCTGATTTAGGCTTAGACAGCTTCAGATGGAGAAGATTATTAATAGGAAATGGTAACTACGGAGTTGCTACAGACGCCTATATAGACCTTGGTGGTAACGTAACAAGGCTTTTTTCTAATGGCAGAATATTTGCAAATACTTTAGGTACTGGTTCTGGAAACTCTATAGTTCAAGATGCAGGGTTTTTAAGGGTACAGGTTTCTAGCTCAAGATATAAGGAAAATATTATTGAAATTAACAAATCTGGGTACCTAGACATAATTAATTCATTAAAGCCCGTAACTTATAATTATATTGGAGATACTGGATATAATGGCGAACCTAGAACTCTTTCTGGCCTCATTGCTGAAGAGCTTCATGAAATACCACAACTTAGAACAGTAGTTAATTATAATGAAGAAAATAAGCCAGACGGCATAGCCTACGATAGATTAACCGCATCTTTAGTTTTGGCAATACAAGAAGTTTCTGAAAAAATAAACATACTTTCTTCAAGGATTGACGCACTTGAACCGTAATGGTATACTGTAAATCTATCAAGGAGATATAATGGATAACAAGTTAGAACTAGTTGTAGCTGCGCTACAGCAAAGAATCGGAGAACTAGTCTCACAATATGAGACCCATATTGCAGTTCTTCGTGCAGAAATTACACAGCTTCAGCAAGGTCAAAATACTGCGGAGCCAGAGGAGAAATAGAAAATGGCAGAACAACTAAAGCCTATGTCAGTTAATCCAGGGGATCCTATAACCTCTGAATTGATGGCAAGCATAGTTTCTAATATTAATATTATTAATAGTATGGCTAACAGCGTTGTCAATAACAATACTGGTGGTGCAGATGGTGCACCTAGTGGACAAGTAGTAATTGAGTCTGGCAGACTAAAGGTTCCATGCAATACTGCTGGAACTGGAAAAGCAACAGTAAAGTTTGCAAAGTCTTTTGCCTCTAGACCTAATATTGTTTGCACAATTTGGCAAGCAAGCACAGCAAATTTTTTAAAGCATAAATATAGCCCAGTTGTTACAACTGCAAGCAGCACCGAGTTTACAATTTCAATGCTTCCTATGGGTGCAACTGCAAATGGTGAAGTTTTTGTTCAATGGATTGCAGTAGCCTAATTAGGTATTGACAATCTAAATCAGTATGCTACAATTTGATGTATCTCTTAGGCCATGAATATTCATGGCCTATTAACATTAAGGTAAATAATGTCAAATGATTTAAAATGGATGCTTTCATCCGACCAGCAATTCCCTTATCAAGACGATAAGATGATCGAGCTTTGGTTTAAGGTAATGAAGTGGTTTAAGCCAGATGTCGTTGATTACCTAGGTGACACAGATGATCAAGCCTGTTATAGTAAATATACAGAAGGTCGTTCTGCTGAATTTATGCAGTTGCATAAGAATGACAGCAAGGATTTAATTGTTCCTATGATGAGACATGAAGCAAAGGGTGCAAGAGACTTCTATTCAAAGACTAGAGAAATGCTTCCAAACGCACAGCTATTTTCTGCTTTAGGAAATCATGATATCCGTATCTTTAATTATGTGGACGCTAAGCTTCCAGATTATATTAATGAAGTAACACCAGAAGCATTGTGGTCACTAGACTCACTTGGATATGAGTACATTTATTACGATGAACTTCCTAAGCGCCGTTTTGGAGATATTCACGTTCACCATGGATTGTCCATTGCAGCAACAGGGTCAGCAAGAAAAGACATGGAGGATATGCAGATATCTTTGATCAGAGGACACTCACACCGAATTGCTTCTCACATGGTTACATATGAGTTAAGAAATAATGGAGCTGGAGAAACTCTTCGTGGATATGAAATTGGTCACATGTGTGACGAAAAGGGACCAGGAATGAAGTACACGCAACATCACGATTGGCAAAAAGGTTTTGCTATCGCTCACATTGTAAATGATTATCCACATATTCAGATGATTCATGTGTCACCAGAATACTCATGCGTTGTGGACGGAAAGTTATTTCAGGTATGATAAAGTGTAATAAATGCGGAGGAAGAGTATTTGTGGATAGAGTATTCTCCCAGAAGATGCATATGGAATTGTTTTGCATCATGTGCGGAAAGCGCTGGATGATGAATAAGAATACAAACAGGTTGGGTAAATGGCTAGAGACACTAGAAGAAGATCACTCAAAGAAGTACGGTATTTCTTCTTAAACGAAAAAATACATAAAACTCTTAGTTTATCTAGAGCCAAGGATCAAATAGTTGCTTGGTCTTATTTAGATAAAAAAAGAATTTTGTATCCGTACTCAGAAGTAGATAAAAATATGAGTAACGCCTATAGTATTGTTCAGGTTGCCGATATGTTGAATAAGCATAGGGTTACGATACAGGACTATATTCTAGAAGGCAAAATTAAAACTCCACAAAAAATTTATCCTATAGGTAATAGTTCAGAAGAAACATGGTATAAGTATATGTTTAGTGATAAAGATATATTAGACCTTCATGAATATATATTAGAGGCTGGCCACTCCAAAAATGTTCCTTCTAAGGCGGAGCTGCTGGCCCTTCTCAAACATAGCTTTATATTGTATACTAAGACAGAAGGTGGCTTTGTACCAGTATGGAAGGCGGAGTAATGGAAAAAGGTAGAGTCGTTACCTGCGACATCTGTAGCAAAGATATCGTTGTGCGCTGGGGTATATTTGCAAATGATACATTAAATAGACACAAGAAGGCGGAACACAAATGACAACACGAGTTAAGGTAGATCTTTCCTTTACAAGGAATTTAGGCAACTACGAAAGCATCAAGATAAATGTTGGCGTAGAGGATGATGTTCGTCAAGGAGAAACTGTAGACTCTGCTACAGAAAGAGTGTATGCATTTGTTGAAGGTAAGCTAATTCAAAAAACAGCCGAGGTAGAAGAAGAGCTTAAGAGTGGCAAATAATAAAGAGCCATATGTCCTGATGACCATATATCAGAATCTTTATTTAGAGAAATATAAAAAGCCTGCTACTCTAAATAAGTTCAGAGAAAAATGGGCAATGCAAGATGTAATAGATAGTGTTGGTCTTGATAAGGCTATTGATCTTATGAACTATTACTTTTCTCTAGAAAAGTTTGGGCACCCGCTACAGTTTTTTTATTATAATTTTGACAAGATGGAGCAGGCTAGAGTAGAGCTTCAAAGAGATATGGAAACTCGTCGTTTGCTAAGAGAGCAAACTAAAAAGATGGTGGAGGAAGGCGGACTATGAATACAGAAGCAACACTGATCTCTGCTATATGCAAGAATAAAGATATTAGTACGGTTATGGCTGAGAATGTTGATGAATTATTTACTTCACATGGAGATGTTTGGAATGGACTTAAATCATATTATAATCAGTTTAAGGCAATCCCAGAGGTAGGAATCCTGCAAGAAAAGTTTAAAGACTTTGAGCCAGACCTTAATGCTACTGCTGAAACAGCATACTACCTAGATAATCTTAAGAATGAATTCTTGGCTAGCAGACTAAAGAGTATTTTAATTCGTGGTGGCTCTATGCTTAAAGAAGATGTGGCCTCAAGAGTTATTGGAGAGTTACAATCTCAGCTTGCCAGTTTAAATAAATATACTAATAATGTTCGTGACCTAGACGTAACCGACTCAGATAATGCAATCAAGCATTTAGAGGCTCTCAAGGTCCGTACAGCCGAGATGGGTGGCTCTCCAGGTATTAAGACTGGGTTCCAGTCAATCGACCTAGCATACCCTACTGGAATGGCTCCAGGACACCTTATAGTAGCCATTGGATGGCCAGGACGTGGAAAGACATGGTTTACATCCTACCTAGCCTGTAAGGCTTGGGAACAGGGATTTAAGCCTATGATCGTTTCTCTTGAAATGACTCCAGAGAATATGCGTGACCGTATTTATACTATGCTTGGTTCAGGTCTATTTAAGGCCAGCGACTTTGCAAAGGGAGACATTAATATCGATGACTTCCGTAGCTGGTCTAGTAAAAAGTTTGCGGATAAGAATAAGTTTATTCTAGTTTCTAATGAAGGCTCTGGTAATGTAACCCCTAATGCTATTCAGGCAAAGATCGATCAGCATAAGCCAGACATCGTTATTCTTGATTATCACCAGCTATTTACAGATAACAATAACTCAAAAGCTCCAACAGAACGTAATATGAATATCTCTCGTGAGTTTAAAAACTTAGCAGTAAGAAATAATATTCCAATTATTGATATTACTGCTGCTACAGCAGATGATATTACTGATCAAGACAATCCACCAATGATGAGTCAAGTTGCATGGTCTAAAGCAATTGAGTACGATGCTGATATGGCTATGGCAATTCATAAGTATAAGGGTACTGACATGATTGAGGTTGTATCCAGAAAGAATAGACATGGACACGACTTTGGCGTATTCCTAGATTGGGATATCAATAGGGGTATCGTCAAAGAGATTTACGAAAATCCTTTCGCCAATGACTCACAAAAGAATTAAAAGATTTCAAATTGAGGTACAGTTTTATGACAATGCACAACTCATAAGCTTAAGGCCTCAATATGAAAATTTGCTAGTGCAAGATATGCGTGGCAAAGGATATGTAAGAGTATTGGATATAGACCCAGCATTCTCAATTGAGTTTACTGGAGAAACATGGAAGTTCTTAATGACTCTCCATGGAATATACGTAGGAAAGAAGAAGGCATGGCAATTAGAGGGTACAACTCAAAACAGATTGATACCAAGGAATATGCCCCAAGCCACATCAAATCAGTCTTAAAAGAAATTGGACTGAATATTGTTGGTGAGACAGGCAATGACTTTCTATGCTATTGCCCATTTCATTCTAATAGACATACATCTAGCTTTAGCGTAAGCCAAACTTCTGGTGCGTTTATATGCTTTAACCCAGCATGTGGTGAAACTGGAACACTGATTGATCTTATCAAAAGAACTATGGACAAGAATGACTTTCAGTCTTTAAGATTAATTGCTAGCAAGGAAACAGAAGTCCTTAATAACTTTGACCAGGTTATGGAGGAGATGCTTGCTGACAAGCCAGTCTTTCAAGAATTTCCTCAAGAAACTCTAGATAGGCTACACGCAGATCTTGCAGGCAATAAGAATGCAAGGGATTACCTTGAGTCAAGAGGAATAAGCATTGAGTCTATGAAGCATTTTCAACTTGGATATTCTACAGCAATGAATATGGTGGTTACTCCAGTACACAGCCCAGATTCAATTCCAATAGGAATTGTTGGCAGGTCTATTGAAGGTAAAACATTTAAAAATAGTACGAGCCTTCCAAAAAGCAAAACTTTATTTAATATTCATAGAGCCAAAAAGATTGGTGAGCAGGTAATAGTATGCGAATCTAATTTTGATGCAATAAGAATACATCAGGCTGGGTTTCCAAATGTTGTTGCTACATTAGGAGGATTCCTTTCTAATGAGCAACAGTCTCTGTTAAATAGATATTTTAATAAGATTATAATTATGACAGATGCAGATGAGGCAGGCAGAGAACTAGGTAGGTCTATTTCTAGTAAGCTTCGAAACAAAGATATTTCTTGGGCTTCATTTAGTTACAAAGAGATATATCCAAATAAAGCAAAAGATGCTGGTGATTTAACTGAGCAAGAAATAAAAACATGTATAAAAAATTCAGTATCAGATATTGAATATCGTTCTTGGATATGATATACTAAAACAACAGATGGATCTATACCATCAACTATAGGAAAAGAGGATACAAGTGGGTATTGTAAAAGGATTAAAAGGACTTAATCAAGTCATGGACAAGCCTTCGTACAGCGAAAACGATGGAACAAAAGCACGTTGGGCAAAGCTAGAAGATGCAGAGAGCGTAAAAGTTCGTTTCTTGCAAGAGCTTGACCCAGACTCACCAACATATGATGAGTCTAAAGGACTGGGATTTATTGCTGTAGAGCATACAAACCCGAAAGACTATAAGCGCAAGGCACTATGCTCAATGGAAGATCAGGGCAAGTGTTATGGTTGCGAACAACACCGTAAAGATTATAAGGCAGGATGGAAAGGTCGTTCACGACTTTACATGAACGTGCTTATTGATGATGGCAAGGAAGAGCCATATGTAGCAATTCTTTCACAAGGATCAAGTGGAAAAACAATTACGCCAACCCTTATTGAGTATGCTGGCGAAATGGGAAGCATTACAAACTTGATGTGGCGTATTAAGCGTACTGGTACAAAGACAGACACAAGCTACACAATCATTCCTTTGGCTAAAGATGAAACGCCATTTGATTCATCAGCACTTGAGCTGTATGACTTAGAAACAACCGCAATTCGTGACTTACCATACACAGAGCAAGAAGCTTTCTTTAATGGTGAAGGCGGAAACCAAGAAGCACCAGCTTCATCAGATTCAGATAGCAACCTGGTCTGGTAACTAATTATCGTCAGGGGCAGTCTATTGACTGCCCCTGCTTTATTTAGTAAAATAGCATAATGATCTCATACGAAATACCAGACCCGTTTGAAACTTTTGTTTCTAACAAGTATAGAGACTACAAAGGCATGCTCTATGATTTCTTTGCAAGAGAGTGGCACATGCAATGCAGCTGTTGTAAAGAAGATTTATATGCACCAAATAAAAAGACTATGACTAAGATTAGACTTTATCATACAAGAAATGAATGCACAGGCGGATATTAATGAGTTTTACGCACTTACATGTTCACTCCTATTATTCATTAATGGATGGACTAAATTCACCTAAAGAATTATGTCAAGCAGCGTTAGATGCTGGACAGACAGCGATTGCAATCACAGACCATGGTACCCTCTCTTCACACAGAGATATGCAGATTGCCGCAAAGGAAACTGGCATTAAGCCGATTCTTGGTGTTGAGGCGTACATTTCTCCAACAGATAGATTTGATAGATCTTCTAAAACAGATAAATCTATACAAGCCTATAACCATATTATTTTGCTAGCGAAGAATAAAAAGGGGTTGGAGAATATTAACATACTTCAGGAGCTTGCCTGGAATGAAGGTTTTTATCATAAGCCACGTATTGATAGAGAGGTATTAAAAGAGTATGCAGAGGGTATTATTGTCCTTTCTGGCTGCCTTAATGGTCTTATTTCTAAGGCTATCGAAAGGAGCGAGTTTAGTGAAGCTAAATTGGTTCTCAAGGATTTTCAAAAAACTTTCGGTGATGATTTTTATGTTGAAGTACAGTCTCATAACCCAAAAGAAATAAACGATAAGCTTCTTGAATTAGCAGACGAGCTAAAAATTAAAGCGGTTGCTACAGGAGATGCTCACTTTGCTAAAGAAGAAGACAGAGTTTTAGAAGAAGCACTTCTCATTCTGTCTACATCTCCAAAGATTGATAAAGATTCAGACTTTGAAATGTCTAGAAACATTAAAGACATGATGGAAAGATTTAACTATCTTTATCCTGATCGTAGAATTTCTTTTCAGGACTATAATCTATTTATACAATCACGTTCAGAAATTGAGGCTGACTTTAATGCTTCTGGCATTTCTCGTACAGATATATACGAAAACACAATGGAGATTTCAGACAAAGTTGAGGAATATGATTTCTATCAGGGTCTCGATCTTCTGCCAGTTCCAAAAACAGATGCTGACGATAAGTTGCGTGAAATGTCTTACCAAGGGCTTTCTAGTCTAGGATTATCTGACAATCAAGTTTATATCGATAGGGTTGAAGAAGAACTTTCCGTTATTGCCTCAAAGAATTTTGCATCATACTTTCTAGTTATTGCTGATATGATTAACTGGGCAAAGACAAATGATATTCGTGTTGGGCCTGGTCGTGGTTCTGCAGCAGGCTCACTTGTTTGCTATTCTTTAGGAATTACAGATGTCGATCCCATTAAATACGATCTTCTATTCTTTAGATTTATTAATCCAGAGCGCAATGACTTCCCAGATATTGATACAGACTTTGAAGACAGACGTCGTAAAGAAGTAAAAGAATATCTTAAGAAAAAGTTTAAGCATGTTGCATCTATTTCTACATATACATACTTTAAAGATAAAGGTGTAATTCGTGATGCAGCACGAATATTTATGGTACCACTGCAAGAAGTTAACCGTGCAATGAAATCAATTGATACGTTTGAAGATTTTATTACTTCCCCTAACACAAAAGAATTTAGAGCCAAGTATCCAGAAGTAGTTTGGCTTGCAGATAGACTTCGTGGTCGTATTAGATCAGTTGGTGTACACGCAGCAGGAGTTGTAGTTGCAAAGGATGACCTTAGAAAGTTTGCTCCAGTTGAATCCAGAGAAGATGCACAGGATAAAGTATCTGGCAGAATACCAGTAGTTGCATATGACATGGACACTGTTGCAGATATTGGTCTTATTAAACTCGATGCTTTGGGACTAAAAACTCTTTCTGTTATATCAGACACAATTAAGTCTATTAAGTCCAGAACTGGCAAGGACATAGTACTGTCAGATATATCATTAGATGATCCAGAAGTTTATAAAATGCTTAGCGAAGGTTACACTAAGGGCGTGTTTCAGGCAGAAGCTACACCCTACACAAATCTTTTAATTAAAATGGGTACAGACAAGTTTGAAGATTTAGTTGCTTCAAACGCTTTGGTAAGACCAGGAGCCATGAATACTGTTGGAGCTGCCTACATCAAGCGTAAGCATGGGGATGAAGCAGTAGACTACATGCATACAATTATGAAGCCATTTACCGAGAACACATATGGTGTTATTATATATCAAGAGCAAGTTATGCAGGCATGCGTACACTTGGGTGGTATGACTTGGGCAGAGGCTGATAAGGTCCGCAAGATTATTGGAAAGAAAAAAGATGCAAAAGAGTTTGACCAGTTCAAAGATAGGTTTGTTACTGGGGCTTCAGAGCACATTACTAAGAAAAAAGCAGAGGCGCTATGGCACGATTTTGAAGCGCATGCTGGCTATTCTTTTAACCGTTCCCATGCTGTTGCTTACTCTATGCTTAGCTATTATACTGCTTGGCTTAAGTTTTACTACCCACTTGAGTTCATGTTTTCAATCCTTAAGAATGAAAATGATAAAGATGCGAGAACAGAGTACCTTATTGAGTCTAAAAGACTAGGACTAAAAGTTCTTCTTCCACATGTTAATGAATCTGATCTTTATTTTTCATTGCAAAAAGATGCTATTAGATTTGGTTTATCTGAAATTAAATTTATTTCTGATAACATTGCAAATAAAATTATTGATAATAGACCTTACGACAACTACAACCAGTTTGTTTCAGTTGCTTCGTCTAAAGGAAGCGGCATTAACAGCAGGGCAGTAAGCTCCCTAAATGCAATTGGTGCAGCAGCATTTAAGGATAACCCAAGACAGGGCAATGAAAAGGATAACTACTATGAATATTTAGGTATCCCAACATTTAACTTAGAGGGAATACCCCCTAGAGTTAAAGCACAAGCTAGACCCATTGAAGAATTTGACGATCTCGGCTCTTTTGTTATGTTCGGAATGGTCAAGGGAATTAAGCGTGGTTCTGGATGGGCAAGAGTAGAGATTGTAGATGAAACTGGATCAATTGGACTTTTCCATAATGAACAAACACAAATTGAAGTTGGTCAGATGTATTTTATTCTAGTTGGAGACAATAGAATTGCTAGATATATTAAGGTGTCAGATATTGATCCATCATCAAAAGATATGTTTGTAGATTATTTATATAGAAAAGAATATGATTTAGAAGAAGATGAATATATTGTTGTTAACTTTACGCCATACACAACAAAAGCAGGAAAGACAATGAGCCACATAGTCCTTTCAAATAGAAATAAAGAATTGACTAGAGCAATTGCATTCCCTACAATGTATAAAATGACTCTTGCTAAGATGCGTGAAGGAATGAAATGCAAGGTTGTTCTATCTAAACTAGATGATGGAACTTTAAATATAAAGGAAATAAAATGAGTGATTTAAATATTGAAGAGGTGTACGCACAGCTTAATGTTGCCAAGATTTTAGTTGCAACAATTCAAAGCATTGGTGAAATATCTTTACCAGTTACAGATTTTTTAAACGCTACAAATGAGGATAAAGAGCTTCAAGTTGATTATAATCAAGAAAATGGAACATTTACTTTTAAATTAAAATTAAAAGATTAATGAAAATTCTATTCCCAAGTCTATTTTAAAATGGTATACTAATACAGAGAAGAAGGAAGAAATTATGAAAGATCATGACGTTGTTTATGAAAACGGATATAATGTGTCTCAAGAGGATTGGGACCTAAACGGAAAAATTGCATCAAATCTAAAAGGAACGAACACACTAGTTGCTATCTTAGCTCATTATGGAAAGCTTACTGTTCCAAGAAAAAATTTAATGGAATTGGCAGAGGTCGAGCAGCTTTGGCCAAACGATTTTATTTACAATCACGGCTCATCAATGGCAATAACCTACAACCCAAATACAGATGAATTTGGCTTTGAGCTTAGATACAGCATGGATAATGATGACCCAGTAGATTTAGTTGGATATACATGCACAAGAAACAAAACCGAAGTAGGATTTGTTGATCACACTAGCCCTCTTTACAAAAACTAATGATAGCTATAGACAATATATTATCTAAGCTAGACCCAAAAACAAGATCTAGGGTGCAGTCTGCACAAGATGTAAAAGTTGAAAAACAACTAACACCTAGTATAGGACTGAATATGGCTCTTAAAGGCGGTCTAGGATATGGTCGACAGGTATTAGTGTGGGGAAATAAATCAGCTGGAAAGTCCTCGTTTTGCTTACAGATGATTGCTTTGGCCCAAAAAGAAGGCAAGACATGTGCATGGATTGATGCAGAAGCTTCATACGATCAGTCATGGGCAGAGCTTCTTGGAGTAGATTCGTCTTCCCTTATTTATTCTCCAGCTAAAACAGTAAACGATATGGTTGATGTTGCTACAAAACTTATGGATGCAGGAGTCGACATGATTGTTGTTGACTCAATATCAGCCTTACTCCCAGCCATCTATTTTGAAAAAGATGGGAATGAAATGAAAGATTTGCAGGATACCAAGCAGATAGGCGCAGAAGCAAAGGATATGACCCACGCAGTCAAAATGTTAAACTATGCAAACAAAAACACACTACTTGTTCTCATATCTCAACAACGAAATCAGTTTGGATCTATGCATGCTAGTCACATCCCAACAGGTGGCATGGCAGTCAAGTTCTTTTCTTCCACCGTCATTAAGCTTTGGTCGTCTGAAGCTGAGGCTAATGCTATCAAGGCTGGCATTAAAGTTGGCGACAAGATTATTGAGCAAAGGGTCGGAAGGCCAGTTAACTGGATTATTGATTACAACAAACTCGGCCCCCCAAATCTATCAGGACAATATGACTTTTACTACCAAGGGGAAGCTCTTGGTGTAGATAGAGTTGGAGAAACGTTAGATGTTGCAGAAATGTGTGGCGTTATAGAAAAAGGTGGAGCCTGGTATACAGTAAATGGTGAGCGCTTACAAGGAAGGGCTAAGGCAGTCCAATACATTAAAGAGAATCCAGATGTATTACATGCACTAGAAAAAGAAATAAATGCCAAATTTGAATGAGTTTTTAAATAAAAAAACTCAAGAAAAAAAAGATCTTAATTCCACATTTGAGGTCTTACCTGGCTTGCGGCCTTGTTCTAAATGTAATATTGATGTGGATGGTGGGTTGTGGGATCCTGAAAATTTAATAATGTCATGGACATGCTCTGATGGACATGAAACAGTGCACAAGATTGGATAAAATGAATTACTCTGAAATAAAAAAAGTTATAGTAGCACCTCAAATTGTTATATACAAAAACATTTTTAAGTACAGCGATAGCTTAATAGAGCTTCTTGAAGAAGACACAGAGAATTCTAAGTTTTCAAAATGGAGAGAATGGTATGGGCAAGGAATTAGAAAAGATGTTCCATATAGCTACTACTCAGAGGTTAATGATTTAAGTCCAGAACCACTAAAAAAAGAAAAATTTTTTATGGATGAAATATCAAGATGCCTAGAGTTTATATACAAAGACTACTTTAATGATTTTAAAGCAAGCAATGGTATATGGCCAGAGTATATAAACGACTGGTCTGCTTTTGATCAATACCCTGGAACAAAGTATATTGATTATTTTAAATACACACTTCACACAAGCTCAGAGCTCGATAAAGATCAAATAATGATGCCATATCATGTAGACGAGTTTATTATTCCAGGTCAGTTTAAAGAGTCAAGGGAAGTTGCAACAATTAATTTTTATCTTAATGATGAGTACGACGGAGGAGAAATTTGTATGTATGATTCATTGTCAAATAAAAGCTATCAGTATAAGCCAAGACCTGGCGATGCGGTAATTATGCCTTCGACATATCCATTTTACCATGCAGTTAAATCTTACAGAAATCATAGCAGGTATTTCTTAAGATCATTTTTTGAATATAGCATAAAAAATATTCCAGGAGAAATGCTAGACTGGAATAAAATAAAGCAAAAGGAAGAAGAGTATGTAAGAAATGATCTGCAGCTTATAAAAGTAACACCTGTAGAAAGCATAGTGGAATAGTATTTATATGTCTGAAAGGTCTGAAGTAAAAAGAGATGGGGCAAAAGCCCAAAAAAATTCTGGAAGGGGAGATTATCAAAAAGGTGATGCCCAGTGGAATCAGTTCCTTGTAGACTACAAGGAGGCCAACAAATCATTTACTTTAAATAAAGAAGTTTGGGCAAAGATTTGTACAGATACATTTAAAGTTAATAGGGACATGCACCCAGCTTTAAAAATAATAATAGGAAGCGAATCCAAGGTAAGACTTGGTATAATAGAGTGGGCAGTACTAGAAGAACTAATACAATTTTGGGAGAAAAACAATGAACTTATCTAATAAAAAAACAATCATACCTTTTGTTAATCTATATAAAAACGTTTTTGAAGATGTAGATGGGCTTTTAGAATCAGTTAAAAGCTTCAATACATCTAATATATTTTTAGAGTGGGAGCCATGGTATGAGCTAGGCACAAGAACTAGAATGAATTTTAGTGGGAATCATAACTTAACTGAAGAAGAAAAAAAGCATCTAGAGGTGTATAACACAGTTAATGACACATTAATTTCTGGCTACAAAGATTATATATCAGAATGGGTTCACGACGATATAATTAAAAAGTATATAAATCCAAATGCAACATATCATGACGACTGGAAGTATGTCTTTGGAGAATTTGCAAGCGACTGGGAAAATTTTGATAAGTTTAGTGGAAGCGAAGGAGAAGAGGGCTGGTTAAAAGGATCAGTTGAATTTTTAAGGCATGATCACCAAATAGAAGGCCTTGAGCTTGCTATTGGATATCATCTAGATGCATTTAATTCAAAAGATGCAGCTGGACCAAAGGCTATTATTACTGGAACAATTTATTTAAATGATGATTATGAAGGTGGAGAAATATCTTTCCTAAACGAATTTGATAGCACCATAGTAAACTATAAACCAGAAAAGGGGGATATGATTATATTCCCGTCTGCAAAACCATTCTTTCATGCAGCTTTTCCATTAAAAAATAAAGATAAATACCTTATTAGAAACTTTTTGTTATGGTACCACTCTGGATCAGATAGATACAAAGAGGGTCAAGCAAAGTTTGGTAAAGAGCAATGGGAAGCAATGCAAGAAATAATTAGAGAAACTGAAGACCTGCTAGGGCTATACCAAAAAGATGTTTATCTTCCAGGGGTTTCAGTTCATGAAAGAATGCATGGCAACGGAATACCCTTTTTCCCTAAAAGTGTTGAAACTTGGAAGGGGTAGCATTTATGATGTCTAGCGTTTACCCATTTTTTCTAGGATTTTTAATTGGTGTATCACTAGGATATGGCCTAGGGCTGTTTATAGACAAGATAGATAGAAGGATTAAAGATGCCAGAAGATAAAAACACTTTAGAGCTAATTAGTGATATCACAGAGTTTAATGATCTGCATGAATTCATGCATGACGAGCATCTTGATAAAGCTCTTGCTATTGTTGTAAAGATTCTAATGAATCCTGATGTTCCGTCTGCAAAAGCTCCACATTTAATTATGGAGCTTCAGGCCATGTCTACAAAATTTGCTGTGCTTGCGTCAGTATATTCAACAATTGCTAAAGACAAGGCTGGTACAGTTAATAATAACAAGAAGAATATTTATTACTCAGTTAAGGAGTCCATAGACAAACTCGTAGATGCACTTAAATATGTCGTTAGGTATAATTCATAAGTGGCTAGAGATATTGTAAAGAACCTTAAGTTTAAAAAACATACTGGCAACTTCTTTGACCCAGAAAGATTTGCACAACTGCTTGATGAGTCTTATAGAAATACAAAACGTCCAGATGGAGACACCACTAAAAAATCTTTTAGTCCAAGCTCTCTAGGTTATGGTCACGGAACCTGTCCAAGATATTGGTATATGGCATTTACTGGTGCAGTGTTTATTGATGACAACGATGCTGTTGCTGTAGCCAATATGGCTCAGGGAACACAAGCTCATGAGAGGCTACAGAACCTAATTAAGACTATGCCAGAGTGGCGGGCAGAAGAAGAAGAAATTATAAACGAATACCCTCCAATCCGTGGCTTTATAGACTTGATCATGGAGTATGATGGTGAGACAGTCATTGGTGAAATTAAAACAGCCAAGCAAGAGGTATGGGATACTAGGCAGGCAGAGATGAAGTCTTCTCCTAACCATATGCTTCAGTTGCTCACATACATGAAGCTAAAGAATGCTAAAGAAGGCTTCTTCTTGTATGAAAATAAAAATACTCAAGAGATATTGATCATTCCAATTTCTATGAATGATAAAAATAAAAAGATAATTGAAGACGCATTTCAGTGGATGAGGGATGTGTGGGACAACTTTATAGAGGGAGATCTTCCAAAACGACCAGAAGGCGCTACCAAATATAAGCTACCTTGCACATATTGTCCAGTCAAAAAAGAATGCTGGGCAAAAGGCTCTAATCCTGGCACAATAGAAATTGATTTAATGAAGGTTGTGAAGTAATGATTTGTTTAAATTCTGAGTGCGCTAAAAACTTTGAGTCAAAGACTCATAATCAAAAATATTGTTCTGACGAGTGCTGCAGGGTTGCAACAAATAAAAGAATAATGGAAAAATATTATGAAAAAAAAGCAATCAAAAATGGAGCTCCCAGAAAATGCAAAGGCTGCCCAGGATTTTTAAGCAGATATAATTCAGAATTGTACTGCGCTAAATGCATAAAGTCTAAGCACAACAAAAATAAAAATACATTGATGGGAATAGTCGATGACATTGGCTAGTCTGGTAAAAACTAAAGCATCCAGAGTTCTTGGCATAGACGCATCTACAAGCTCTATTGCGTTTTGTTTGATGGAAAATGACATTCCTTTAAAATGGGGCAAAATAAATTTATCTGGTAACGACATATACGAAAAAATATATGATGCAAAAATAAAGATGAGCGTTATGCTAGATGAATTACAAGCGGACTATATTGCAGTTGAAGGTGCAGTTTTAGTAAGATCAGCAGATGCCGTCATAAAGCTTTCTTATGTATATGGAGTTGTAATTGCAGAGCTTATGTCAACTGGTGCAAAGGTTATAACAATATCTCCAACTTCATGGCAGGCATATATAGGAAATAAAAATCCTACAAAAGAAGAAAAAGCGGGAATAAGATTAGCTAATCCAGGGTATGCAGACTCATGGTACAAGAACCAGATAAGAAATATGAGGAAGCAAAGAACTGCAAACTATTTTAATTCAAAGTATAATTTATCTATAGAAGATTTTGATGTAGCTGATTCATTTGGGATCGCACATTATGCCAATAAGGAGCTTACTAAAAGATGAAATTGTATCAGGATAAGGCTTGGCTTTACAATAGATATATAATTCAGAAAAAAAATATTGTTGACATATCAAAAGAGTGCGGTGTATCTGCCATGACAATACAAAGATATATAGAAAAATTTGGCATAAAAGTAAAGCGTTAATTGACATTTTAGTCAACTAGAAGTATACTTAATAAATGACCGAAATAGAGCCTTCAGTACACTTTGACAAGATGAATAGGGTTGTTTCAGAGCTACTCAAGGGAAGCTCAGCAACACAAATAGCCACCCTTACTGGATTTACTCGCAAAGAAGTACTTGAATATATTGATGAGTGGAAGTCTGTAGTCCATAACGACACTAATGTTAGAGACAGAGCCAAAGAAGCACTAATGGGTGCAGATCAACATTACGATATGCTAATTAAAGAGGCCTGGAAGACTGTAGAAGATGCAGACACGCAAGGCCAATTAAATGTAAAGTCTGGCACATTAAAGTTGATTGCGGACATAGAAAATAAAAGAATAGCTATGCTTCAATCTGTTGGTGTTTTAGAAAACAATGAGATGGCTTCTCAGATTTTAGAAACAGAAAGAAAGCAAGAGATGCTTGTCGGCATATTAAAAGAAGTAACGTCAAGCTGCAGTCATTGCAAAATAGAAGTGGCAAAACGCCTGTCTCAAATAACTGGGATAGTAGAGCCTATAACAATAATTGAAGAGTCGCATGGCGTTTGATTTTTCTGATTTTATAGAGATTCTTGACGGGGAAGAGTTTGAAGAAAGGCCAGTAGACCTTAAAACTTTTGTTACAAGCCCAGACTATTTAGGCCTACCCCCACTGTCTGAAAATCAGTACACTTTAATTGCAAGAAGTTCTCAGATATATAAAGAATCTACTTTGATAAAACTTTACGGAGAAGATCTTGGAAAGCAGATGTTTAGGCAAACTTGTGTCGAGGTTATTGCTCAGCTAGGAAAAGGTTCTGGCAAAGATTACTCTTCTACTATTGCCGTAGCATACATTGTTTATTTATTGCTGTGCTTAAAAGATCCAGCAGCATATTATGGTAAGCCACCAAGAGATGCAATAGACATACTTAATATTGCAATTAACGCACAGCAGGCAAACAATGTTTTCTTTAAAGGATTTAAGATGCGTATTGAGTCGTCTCCATGGTTTGCTGGAAAATATACAGATAAAGCATCAGAGATTAAATTTGATAAATCAATAACCGTTCATTCAGGTCACTCTGAAAGAGAAGCTTGGGAAGGTTACAACGTTCTTGTAGTTATCCTTGATGAAATTTCTGGATTTGCAACAGAGAATACAAGCGGCCATGACCAAGCAAAAACAGCAGATGCCATATACGATATGTATCGTGCATCTGTAGATTCTCGTTTTCCAGATTTCGGTAAGGTGATACTGCTTTCCTTCCCTCGTTTTAAAAATGACCCTATACAAAAATTTTATCAGTCTGTGATAGCAGAAAAAGAAACAATAATTAGAACAGAAATATTAAAGCTAGACCAAGATCTTCCAGACGGTACAGAGGGCAATGAGTTTGAGGTTTCATGGGAAGAGGATCATATAGTTTCTTACGTTTATCCAAGAGTGTTTGCTTTAAAAAGACCAACGTGGGAAGTTAATCCTACCAAAAAAATAACAGATTTTACTGTTGCATTTCATAAAAATCCAGCGGACGCACTAGGAAGATTTGCATGCATGCCATCAGATGCAGTTGATGCATTTTTTAAGTCTAGAGAAAAAATTGAAAAGGCATTTAATAAAGCTCACCTAGCAGTAGATAATTTTGGAAGGCTTGAGGAATGGTTTAAGCCAGAAGAAGGAAAAGATTACTTTATACATGTAGACTTAGCTCAAAAGCATGATCATTGTGCAGTAGCAATGGGACATGTAAATAAATGGGTTGACATAAAGGTGACAGATACATATAACCAGCCAGCACCTATTGTAGAAATTGATGCAGTTAGATTTTGGACGCCAACACCAGATAAGTCTGTAGACTTTACAGAAGTAAAAGACTATATCCTTTCTTTAAAAACTAGGGGGTTCAACATAAAAGTCTGTACATTTGACAGATGGAATTCTCACGATATGATGCAGCAACTAAAAACATATGGCATTAATACAGAAATCCTTTCTGTTGCAAAAAAACATTATGACGACATGGCTATGGTTGTACTAGAAGAAAGATTATCTGGTCCACACATACCCTTGCTTATAGACGAATTACTTCAATTAAGAATTATGAGAGATAAAGTAGATCACCCAAGAAAAGGCTCTAAAGATTTAGCTGACGCTGTATGTGGGGCTATATATAATGCTATAAGCAGAAGTAGAATAAAAAGGGATGAAGAAATAAAGATTCATGATTACGAATCAATGAGTTACGATAACGATTTTGCCAACAGAAACGACGGTGAAGTAGAGTATGTCCAAAACATGATTCGTGCACCAAGAATGCCAGAAAGTTTAGCTAGATCTATAGAAAGTATGGAGATAATATGAGTGAATATCAAGCAAGAGCAAAGGAATGTAAATGCTGTACCAAGCACGTTCCGCTTCCAACCACATTAAAAAAATATAACGATATTGTTTTATGTCCAACAACATATGACAATGTTATAGAGTATAAAAGAATTTGGGAATCTTACGGATCTAGGCCAGCTGGAAGCATAAGAAAGCATTTTTCTGAATATGTTCAGGATATAGTGGCTTCCGCTATTGACACTGATAATTAATATAGTAAAATTAAGCTTAGGTGCCAGTAGCTTAGTTGGTTAAAGCCCCGAACTCATAATTCGGTAATCGTAGGTTCAAGTCCTACCTGGCACACTAAGCCTTTGTAGCTCAGTGGATAGAGCAGCAGGTTTCTACCCTGCGTGTCGGAGGTTCGATTCCTTTCAGGGGCACCAAGCATTTATGTAATAAAAAATGGTATACTAATAATGTAATCAACCAATAATTAAGGAGAAATAAAATGGCAGCAGTACAAGGATCAGCAGCAAGATTAGTAGAAGTAGCATTAGGCGAAATTGGATACATAGAGGGTCCAAAAGATAATGAAACAAAGTATGGAAAGTTTACAAAAGCTAATTTCCAGCCTTGGTGTGGATCGTTTGTTATGTGGTGCGCCAATGAAGCTGGCGTAAAAGTCCCCAATACAGTTTACACTCCAGCAGGAGCACAAGCATTTATTAAAGCAGGAACATGGCAACCAGTAGAGACAGCAGCACCTGCAGTCGGAGACATTGTCTATTTTGATTTTCCAAATGATGGGGTCGACAGAATTTCTCACGTAGGAATTGTAACTGCAGTTAATACAGATGGAACAGTCGATGTTGCAGAAGGAAACACCAGCCCAGATAAAAAGGGAGATCAGAGAAATGGTGGAGAGGCATGCCTAAAGAATCGTGCATACAAAAAGAAGAACGGCTCAAAGCTTCGTAAGTCGCAGCCAGTATTTATTGTAGGATTTGGAAGACCAGCATTCGGTCAAGCAGTTAAGCCAAAGTCAGATAAGCCAGCAGTTAAAAAAGCTGCAGTAAAGACAGAAGCAAAACCAACAGCCAAAAAGAAATAAGTCTGTGAAAAAAAATACTTCCATAAACGGATTGTGTTTTGATGACATACTCTTAGTTCCAAATGACTCATCCCCTCTTTTAAGTAGACATCATATTGATCTTACTACTAAAATAGGTAATCCAAATAATCCAGATGCAATTATAGAGTTTGAGTCCCCTATAATTTCAGCACCTATGGAAAGCATTTCCTCTAAGGAGATGCTTTCCATACTGGTAACATCTGGGTGCATTGGGACAACAGTTAGGACTTACAGTCTAGAAGAAAAAATTCAAAAATCATTAGAGGTAAATCCTAGTAGAGTTGCAGTAACTATAAAAATAAAAGATGTTTACGATCAAGATTCAGTAAATAAAATTGTTAAAAACAATATTAAGATAATACTTCTTGATGTTGCAAATGGGCACTTGAAGCTGGTTGCAGATGCAGTATCTCATTTAAGAAAATCTGTTCCTAAATCAACACATATAATGTGTGGCAACGTATCTTCATATGGTGCCTATAAGATGTTAATGGATGCTGGATGTGACTCGGTTAGGGTTGGTATCGGGGGTGGAGCAGCATGCACGACTAGAATAATGACTGGATTCGGAGCTCCTACATTATCATCTATTATGAATATATACGAAATGGTAAAAGAAGACAGCGTCAATGGAATTATTGCAGATGGTGGCATAAAAACATCTGGTGATATAGTAAAAGCTTTAGGCGCAGGTGCAAGTGCTGTAATGCTAGGGTATATGTTGGCAGGACACGATGAGTGTAGTTCTGAGAATGGCAAGTACTCACTCATAGGTCTTGGATCAAAAGAGTTTGCTGCAAAAGAAGAAGGTTTGTCTGGGATTAAAAATCCTATATTTAATTTTGAAGGTGTTGCTGGAGAAATAGAGTCTAGGGGCCCAGCATTTGAAGGACTATGGAATATACTTAATAATACAAAAAGTGCTTTTACATATTCAGGCGCGGGCAATATAAAAGAGTTGCAGTCGTCACTTGAATATATAGAGGTATCTCCACAATCTTTAAGAGAGTCAGGTAACAGAATATAATGTTTGAATATTACGTCAAAAAAGTTAGTAAGGTAGTTGATGGGGACACTATAGATGTAGATATAGATTTAGGATTTGATATCTCATTTAGCTCCAGAGTTAGGCTTGCTGGTATAGATACGCCAGAAAGCAGAACAACAAATAAAGCAGAAAAGGCATTAGGTCTAGAATCTAAAGCTTATTTAAAAAATGCAATTGATTCCGCAAAAACTATTGTAATCAAAACGGAAAAAATAGACTCCTCAGAAAAATATGGCCGAATACTTGGATGGGTTTTTTTAGATGGTGCAGATAAATCTATAAACCAGAAAATGATAGACGAAGGTTATGCCTGGGGATACCTAGGAGATACTAAGGTTAAAGACTTTTCAGTGCTTGCAAAAGCAAGATCAAGCAATAAAAAGTAGCTTGCAGTTCTAATCAACCAAATGATATAATAGGTTAGTACCTGCCAAATGGGGGTACTAATTTAACTCGCTTAAAAGGAGCACAAAATGGTAACACAGTTTGCTATGGATCTTTTTAGAGATCCATTTTTTATTGGCTTTAATCGTGAACTTGAAAGAATGGCTACAGTACATCAAGCAGCCACAAGACAGACATACCCTCCGTATGACGTATTGAAGCTAGACGAAGATACCTTTCAGGTATCAATAGCAGTAGCAGGTTTTACAAAAGACGATATTGACGTATCAGTAGAAAATGGTACACTTATTGTCAAGGGTGAAATAACTGAGGTAACAGACGGCGAATATCTGCACAAAGGTATAGCTGCACGTAAATTTACTCGAACATTTGCTTTGGGTGAATACATGGAAGTTACTGGGGCAACTATTGAGGATGGAATGCTTCATGTTAATGTAGACAGAATTATTCCAGAAGAAAAGAAGCCTAAAACAATTAAAATTAAATAATTCTGTTAGTGGGTGGGCGCTAATAGCGTAGGAAGTTAACAGAATAGAGCTGAGCATCTCTTTAAACTGCTCATTAAACAAAAGGATTAAGATGCCAGTATATGAATACAAGTGTAGCCAAGACGATGCCCATGCGCTACTTTCAGTAACACGATCAATATCAGAAGATGACCCAGGCTACTTATGCCAAGAGTGTGAATCAAATATGGTTAGACATTTTAGTTCATTTGGAATACAATTTAAGGGTAACGGATTTTATAAGACAGACCACAGGAGCTAAGTATATGATAGATGAAATTAAAAATTCAATTAAAACTGGAAAGCCTGTATTTATAAAGTCCTGCTTAGATTATAATTTTGATTGGGAAGATGCAATAAAGACTTTAAGCATATCTTACAATTTTTTGTTGTCAGATGAACATAGAGACAGCTATAAAAACTCCTCAATGCTATTTAATGACAAAGAAAAAAAATTTACAAGCCTAATGCAGGCTGCAAAACACGGTCTAACATTTCATTGCACGGATTTGCTAGAAAGAAATAATGGACTAGATCCAATAAAATACAATCAAGTATTTGCTATTCATCAGGAATTGTCTAACATCTCTGACGATTTCCATACCCATTTAAAGCTTGCTGTAAACATGACAGAAAATACTCCACAGCTAGATCCACACAGAGACCCTCACCACGTTTTACTAACGCAAGTTTTAGGTAATGCAAGATATGTTATTCATGAATCAGACGAAAATGACCCATATGGTAGCCCTATAGATGTTACAGGTAGAGAGCACAAAGAGTATTTAATGGAAAAAAATGATATTCTTTTTATGCCAAAGGGCACGATACACTCTATAGACAATTCAAGCATACGAGCAGCTTTCATATTTGATATGATTAGCTACTAGACAAGCATATAGGGTATAATAAATATATGTCACCAGAAACTTATGCATATAGAGCAGTTACTCCACAGGAGCTAGAAATTGCTGCTGCCCCATCAAATTTAAACTCAATAAAAGAGTTGGCAGAAGCCATAACGAATGTATCATTAACGCCTGGTCCACAAGGTCCACAAGGTCCACAAGGCGAGCCAGGTGCAGATGCAGATGTTTCTTTTCAATCAGTTAGATGGACTCCAAGCTTTACAGCAACTGGACTAACATTTACTGGAACAGGCGTAAATCACCCAACATACAATTCTTATTATGTTAAGCAGGGACAGTTAGTTTCATTTTGGATAGCAGTAGACTGTTCAACAGTAACAAGTTTTGGAACAGGACAGTTAAATTTAGAACTACCATTTGCTCCATTATCGGGAACTATGAATCATTTCCCAGGTTGGGTTTTTGTTGATGAAACAGCTAACCCAGACTTAGCTGGACATATCATTGTCAATGCTGATCATTTGCCCAACACACAAACACTTGATCTTCATTACATAAAGCAAATTCCTGGATCAAACTCTCCAGTTATGGAAGCAATTTTAAAGCAGGGGAAACCAGTAACGCTAACAACAAACACAAATATTTATGTTAATGGAACTTACATATCTAACTAGTTTAAACTAACATTCTGCTATAATTACTAAGTAAGCAAAAATATTGCATTACTTAGGAGATACCTAGTTGACTAGAAAGTTACAGTATTTTTTAACCAGCCTTTTTATAATCGGCTGGCTCTTTCTTTTTGGACCAAGCAACGCACATGCTGAAGAAGTTACCGTTCAAGTAACTCCAGCAAACCCATCTTCAGATACAGCCACAGCAACCACTCCTATTACAGTTGAGACAGTTGCAGCTAAAATAGAAACAGCAGAAACAACACTACAGCAAGCTGCTGAAACTCAAGCAACAGCTATTGTAAATACTATTCAATCCAATGTTCCAAACACAGATACTCAGACTGCTACCCAAATTGCTACAACTCAAGAGCCTATAGCCACAGCAGTCGCAGAGGCAACAGTAAAGGTGTCAGAAGCGAATACTGCTATTCAATCTGCAGAGACAGCCGTAGCAGTTGCCACAACAGCACAGGCTAATGTTGATTCACAGACAGCAGTGGTAGCTACAGCAGTAACAGTAGTTGAGTCAGCTACAGCAACAGTCGCCACAGCAACTACTACATTGGCTACAGCAACAGCAGCAGTTGAATCTCAGACGGCAGTAGTAGAGGTAAAGGCAGAAGCTGTAGAGTCTGCCACAGCAGTAGTAAATGCAAATACCTCTCTTGGACTAAATATAACAGTTATTGATAGCGCAGATAATGGAGCTTCTCCCACAGTTGGAGAAGGAACAGTTGTTTACACTGGAAAAGATACAAATGGAATTAATGAGCAGTGGGGTAGTGGAGGACCGACAGTAAATGGCGGTACAACAACAGTAACCGAAACCTTTGCTAATAATAGACTAAACACTGAGATAGGAATTACAGTAAATGGAACTCCAGTCTCAACTACAAATAATAATCAAGTATATATTGGGTCTATTGGATTTCCTGGTCCTGGACAAGATCCATCCCTAACTCTTAGAGGATCAACTGCAGACACTCTTATTACCATGCCAGCAAATACAGTTGCTGCAAGCTTCCAAGTCTTTGCTAAAAATGGAGATCATAATGCAGTAGTTACATACACTGATGGAACTACAAGCACTTTTAATATTCAGGATAATGTTAACTCAACATACCCTAGCTATGTGCATCAAGAAGTTATTACTGCCCCAGAAGGCAAAAAGATTGCATCTATAAATATACCAGCAAATTGGGACTACTATGGAGTAGACAATGTGTCTGCAACTAAGCAAGGAACTACAACAATTACAGAAGGATTTCAGGTTAAATGGGATGGTATCTGGACTCCACAAACTACTGGAACGCAATATATTACAGCACCTGCAGATGACGGAGTTCTTTTAAAGCTAGACGGGCAGACCGTTATCAATGACTGGTTTGACAAGGGTGGTGGAGGATCCACAGCAGATGTTGAAACTACTGCTGGTGTTGGAAAGACCCTTGAAATGTGGTATTACGAAAATGGTGGAGGGGCAGCAGTATCATTACGTAGATATAACGGGTCAACCTGGGAAGTAATTCCAGCATCAGAGTTCTCAACATCATCTGCTACACCACAACAGGTAGCAGCATTACAATCAGCCACTACTGATCTTGCTGCTAGCACAGCAGTATTAACAACTGTCACAGCAGAAAAGGTAGTAGCAGAAACAAACCTAACAGCTGCTCAAACAAATTTAACTAATGCTAATCAAACCTTATCAACAGAGCAGCAGAACCTTGCAACTGCAAATCAAAATCTATCAGTAGCTGTACAGACAGCAGATACATTGGCTAATATAGCAATAACTAAAGTAAATGAAGCAGTAACTGCAATGACAAATGCAGCACAGGTTACAGTTAATTATTATGCAGAGCAACAAGCAGCAGCACAAGCCGCTGCAAATGCCGCAGCAGCAGCTGCAGCAGCCCAAGCAGCACAAGAAGCAGCAGCAGCGGAGGCTGCAGCACAACAAGCAGCTGCACAAGCAGCAGCCGCAGAAGCAGCCGCCAAAACAGCAGCGGAAGCTGCAGCAAAAGCAGAAGCAGAAGCTAAAGCCGCAGAAGAAGCGGCAGCTAAGGCTGAGGCAGACCGTGTAGCCGCAGAGGAAGCCGCTGCTAAAGCAGAGGCTGATCGTATAGCAGCAGAAGAAGCAGCAGCGCAGGCAGAACAAGAAGCCAAAGAACAAGCTGAAGCAGATGCAAAAGCAGAGGCGGATAGATTAGAGGCTGAGGCTGAAGCGGCAGCGCAGGCAGAGGCAGATGCTAAGGCTGAAGCAGAAGCAAAGGCTCAAGAAGAAGCAGATGCTAAGGCAGAGGCGGAAGCTAAAGCACAAGAAGCCGCAGATGCAAAAGCTGAAGCTGAAGCAAAAGCTGCAGAATTAGAAGCAGCAAAAAAGGAAGCAGAGGAATTAAAGAAAGCGGCAGAAGAAGGTAAGTTAACTGAAAAACAAAAAGAAGTAGTTGTAAATAAACTGCTTGAAGAAATTAAACCTGGAGAAGCCGTTTCATCTGCAGATATAAAAGCAGCAGGTGTATCATATTCTGATTTGCCACCATCAACACCAGTAGATATTCGTACTGATGAAAATGGAAATGCAGTTGTGATTACTGCAGAAGTCGCTGCTCAAGTAGAATTACTACAGAACCCAGGAGCACTGGTAGAAGAATTATTTACTAATCCAGCAGCAGCATTAGCAGCATTTGGAAGTATTGGCGCTGATATGTCAGATGAAGAAAGAGAAGAAGCAACAGATATGGTAGTTGCTACAGTTGTAGCAGCAGGTGCAGCGATTAACGCAGCAGCAGTCGCTGCAGGAGGAGCCACAGGGGGTGGCACAGGTACAGGCGGAGGAAGTTCTGGGGGAGGCTCGTCAGGAGCAAATTCACCAGGTTCACGAGGAGGAAGAAAATGGTAAGAATAGTAAAAAATATTCTAAAGGATATGGTTGACCAAGCATGGACCCTTCTTGGTATGTTTATTGCTTGGGTAGTTCTGGACGGAAGTGCAAAGACTGTTGTTGGTTATGGAATCATGGCAACCACAGCTCTTTGGATAATTACAAGTCCGATTAGAAATAGAAATGAGGAATAAGATGGCAAGAAAAAATATTAATGAACCACAGCATGTTGGCGGAGGTGCTATAGCAAGCATAAACAATATATTTATGCGTATAGTAGCCGTATTTGCCGCATCTGGTCTTTCAGTAATTGGAGCAGGCGCAGTCGTAGGAATAGAAACATATAAAGCAGTAATACTAGCAGGTACTCTTGGCGTTGCCACCGTGGTTGAAAGGCTTGCAAGAGGTTTTCTAGACGACGGCAAACTAACAATTGATGAAATTAATGCAGCATTTACATCAGTAGATAAAAAAGCTCAACAGTAGTATAATTATATTATGAACAAATACAGCATTAAGTTAGAGGTAATAGCAGAAGTTGAAGCTTTTTCCGAAGATGATGCCAAGGACTATATATCAGATATATTTAATATAGATGATGAAATAAAGTCTGTCAAAATATTAAAAACTTCAAAAAACAGTTGACATGCTATGTCGATCACGGTATAATAATGTTAAGCATTATGCCCGTATGGCGGAATCGGCAGACGCAGCAGACTTAAAATTTGCCTCCAACTGTGGAGTGTCGGTTCAAATCCGACTATGGGTACTAGATAGGAAGTTAGTTGCTTAACTTAACTGAGCTTGGTGTAGAAGTTCTAATTAAAAAAAATAAACATAAAAACGTTAAAGCGTTTTGGGAAAACTACGACCTAGTTGTTTGGAAAAAGGATGCCTCTGGTTTTACAAACCCTAAAGGAATGTTTAGAAATGATTGGGGTACTGCAGAGAAATTTTTCGTTGAAAATGACGGAACATGGAGGCTGCCAGTAAAGTATGTCAAATTTTTTAAATAGCCTAGGGGTAGATAAAGACTCAGTTCAATGGCAAGATCTTGCCCTATGCTTAGGCATGGACACTAACCTATTTTTTGATCTATATGAGTCCGACATCAATGTTGCAAAAAGCATTGATCAAGCATGCATATCCTGCCCAGTGATAGCAATATGCTATGAATACGGTAAAGAGTCTGAGAACTATGGCGTATGGGGTGGTGTATACTTGTCTAATGGGGTAAGAGATAAATCAAAAAATATACACAAAACTAAAGATATAGATAAGATCTTAAAGAAAAAACACGGGGGTTAAAATGTTTTCGGATAAGCCAGGATGCATAAAGCTAGCAGATGAGATATATTTGTTTAAAGGATATATACCTAAAGACATGGTAGACAAATTTGTTTCTCTTTTAGAAACAATAGACCCTAAAGAATTTTGGGAAGATGATGATTTTATCGAATGGTATTATGATAAAATGAGCCCTTCAATACCAGAGTTCTTTGATATTTGGGAAAAAGTTTCTGATTTAATTTATCCAGAATACATCATTAACCCACAGGATAAGGTTATTGCTTCAAGGCCAGGTCAAGCAGGAATGTTTGTTCATTGTGATAGCCCTGGCATGGAGAATAGAGACATGCTAACTCAAGAAGATGGATATGGTACATGCAGCCTTATATCATATGGTTTAGTTGCATATCTAGGTGATTTTGAAGGTGGGGAAGTTTTCTATCCAGCATTTGATGAGAGTGGTAAATTATTAGATGAGTACGATCCTTCACCAGAAGGAAAGCTTTCTTATAAACCAGAGCCTGGAGATGTAATAATTCACCATGCAGAAGCACCATATTTCCATGGAACAAAACCAGTTTTATCTGGTACTAGATATGCCTATTCTTTGTTTGCAACTGAGATTGGTATGTCTCCTGGAACATTCTTGCACTATAACACGCCAGAGTATCTTGAAGCAATAAAAGATAGGTCAAAGGAGTCACTTGAAAGGTGGCTAAATGGCTAACTTTATAGATAAAGATAAAAATCACTTTAAGTATGGAATTAATCAATGGACTGGTGAAGCAAATAAACCAGTTTTTTATACAAAAGAAATGTCACGAAAGGTCAGAGAGCTAAAAAGCCCTTCTACCGACTTACAGATGGATATAGTAAAGTATCCTGAGTTTTTAGCAATAAGATTATATGAAGATAATTTTTCACAGTACGATGGAAGTATGAGATTAAAAGTTATAGATTATATTGAAATGGTTAAAAGGATCCTGGAATCATACGGGGTACGAGTCGAGTTGGAGGGCAAGCCAGGTGGAAGAAGAATTTGATATACCTTCGAAGGTATTTATAATACCAGAGCAAAAGCATGGCATAATTGTTTCTTATGGAGCTTATATGTCAGCAATAAAGTATCACGACGGTTTTGAAGAGGTTGTAGAGCCTTTTGATTCTAATGATTTTATTATTTTAGATGAAATCAAAATAAACAAGGAGATAAATTAATGTCAGAGTACGTAAAAGCACACGCATCGCATGAAGTACAGATTGCTGCATACAAAGAAGATCCAAAGGGTATGTATATGCTAACTACATCTAGAGACGGAGAGTATCCAGAAAGAGCAATATATATGTGGCCAGACGCCTTGCTTGCAGTTAATGGATACAATGAGTACAAAGACTGGGGATTTGCAAAACATTTTCTTACAGTAACTCTTTATGAGCCTAGCGGCAAGGTGCATTCAAAAGTTCTTAGAAGGCCTCCAGCAGGAGAGTGTGTATTTTTAAGAGAACAGTATTATCAAGCAACGGATGCAATATTAAAGGTTAAAGACAAGACAGACGAAGAGACATACTCTAATTTAGTTTATGATTTTGCAAAGATATTTTCATTAGATAGCTGGAGATTTGATTCAGAAAGATTTTTTGCTAACACCCAATGCGACAGAGAGGTAATTGAATAGTGGAAAAGGTGCTATGCTATAGCTGCAATAAGAGCAAGGCTAACTTGAACTTAAAAAGGTCCTCACTTTTGCCAATTAATTTGCTAATGTGTGAAACATGTATATCTAATAAATTTGAGCCTAGATGGACTGTAATATTATCTGGTAGACAATATGGTCACGAAACAGTAAAAGACTATATCGCCAAAAAGAAATATGTTGGAGAAGAAATAAAGGCTTCTGAACTGCTCGTATAAAGGTATATATTACGGTATAATTATGTAATAATGCTAAATACTACTCAAATAATTATAACTATCTTGGCCTCTGTTTCTAGTGGCTTAATAGGTGTTTTGTTTAATTATAAAAGAGAAAAGAAAAAAGAGCAGATTAGACTTCAAGAAAAACTCCATGATGGACTTTTAATTGAGCTTAAAGATTTGCAGATAAAGCTATATAAATTAGAAAAAGATCTAGATGAATGGAAAAATAAATATTATGAGGCTTTACAGGAGCTAATTCATGTTAAGGCGGACCTAGAAGAGTCCCTGCTTAAATTAGAGCATGTTGAAATTCACATAAATGAGGACTAGCACTACGAATTTATAAATAGTATACTGGTATCATGACATGTATAGTTGCTATTGCTCAAAATGGGACAGTTTATATGGGTTCCGACCACGCAGCCTCAGATGATAAAACTGGCTGGATCATATCTAGAAAAGAACCAAAGTGTTTCAAGGTTGGACAGTACGGAATAGCTTTTACTGATTCATTTAGAATGGGACAGATTCTGCAGTATTCTTGGACTCCACCAAAATATACTCCAACAAAAACTAATTCAGGCTTAGATAAGTTTATGAGAACTAAATTTGTAGACTCAGTTAAGCAGGCATTTAAAGATAACGGATACGGCAGCATAGGATCTTCTTCAGATGAAGACACTGGAGGAATATTTATAGTTGGTGTATGCGGAAGGCTTTTTACTGTAGATGAAGACTTTCATGTTGGAGAAAATGTTGTAAATTATATGGCTGAGGGAAGCGGTGGTCAGATAGCACTTGGTGCTTTATATGCCACAAAAAATCAAAAGAACCCGAAACTAAGACTAAAAGCTGCTCTTGAAGCTGCAACTGAATTTAATATGAGCGTAGCAGCACCCTATACATATATTCAAGTTTAAGGTATAATGATTATATGAAAATTGCATTCATTATATCTGTAACAATAAGCGCAATTCTTTTAACATTTTTTCTTAGAATGTTTTTTAAAAGATTTAAAGTGGGCTTTTATTACATTGATAAGTACGAAGAGGCTGTACAGGACGCACTGATATCAATTGTTAAAAGTGACCCTAACTACATACCCCCTATTGATTATGATAATGCAATGGATCTCAGAGGCACACCAACTCACACCTGCCCTTGTGGTTCACAAGTTTGGCTACTAAAGGTAACATTCTCAGATTATGAAATATCTAATTACTTTTTAGATATGGAATGCATGATGTGCGGTAGTTTGGCTACTGCACCTACACCCATAGATAAGGCAAATAGTGAGGAAATCTAAAAAAATAAAGGCTCTTGAAAATAGAGTAGAAGAGCTCAGCGCCGTAACAGATATACTGATAGTTCTTGTAAATGATCTTATTAACGAAAAGTCAGGTCTTGAATTAGATTCAGGGAAATGGTATCGGCCAAAGTCTTGACAAACCCAGTCAATTTAGTATACTTAGGGTATGAAAAATAAACTAATAACGGCGGTACTTACTTTATCACTTCTATCACCTATTGCAATTGCAAAGGCTAATAATGTCGATGCCCCAGTCTTGGCTATCCTAGACACTGCTATCGACACATCACTACCAGAACTACAAGGAAAGATTGTTGGAGAAGTTTGTATTCTTGAATGGGCTCTTTGCCCTAATGGAACCAACTTTCAAGAGGGAGCTGGCTCCGCATCAATGCCATCAGATCTTATTACTAGAAATGGATTTGATCACGGAACATTTATGGCTAGCGCAGCAGTAAGAACTAACCCTAATATTAAAATTCTTTTTGTAAAGATTATTGCTAATACCCCAGCTGGCCTTAGAAAGCCAGCAGGAGAGCCTACAATCTCTGCAGCACTTGCATGGGTAAGAGACAATGCATCAAAGTATAATGTAAAGGCAGTATCACTTTCTCAAGGAAGTAACGGACTTCTGGGCAGGGCTGGAACACAGTATTGTCCAACATTTACTCGTACAATTTCTGTAGTTCAATCTTTAAATTCAATGTCTATTCCAGTTTTTTCAGCAGTAGGTAATGCTCGTGATTACTCAAGAATTGATTGGCCTTCATGCATTTCAGATGTTGTAGCAGTAGGAGCAGTAGATCAGATTGGCGAGATTGCTTCATACAGCAATAACGACTCAGCCTTACTTGACTTCTTTGCGCTAGGAAGCATGAGTTTGCCAGGACCAGGAAATGTTTCAAAAAATATTGCTGGAACATCATCTGCTACACAGGTAGCAGCAGCAACCTATTTGTCTGTATCTAGCAGAACTGGAATTGCTGGTAGCCAATTAATTTCTATGTTATCTGCAAACTCTTTGCAAACAAAAGGAAGGCAAGGCACATTTGCAAAGCTAATGCCAAGTTCCTTAAATGTGGCTAGTACTGCAATCCCTGTTGAATTACCTAAGAAGATTGATAATTCTGCAGCAGAAAAGGCAGCAGCAGAAGCAGCAGCAAAGGCAGCAGAAGCAGCAGCAAAGGCAGCAGAAGCAGCAGCAAGGGCAGCAGCGATCAGAGCTGAGGTTAATGCAGGAATTGCAGCAGCAGAAGCACAGTATGCCATTGAGCTAAAGGCTGCACAAGATAAGCTTAATGCATCTAAAGCAGCTTGGATGGCAAAACTTAATGGCTGAGCTAACGGTTCTAGACGGAATTATTAAAGATCTTGGTCATGAACTATATCAGAAATGGTATAATTCATTAGCGGAAGAAGATAGAACTCCAGAGGCATCTGAAGCCATGTCTAAAAACGCTGGCGAAACAACATTTTGGGTAATCCAAAATTTTATGATTCGATTTAATGATGCAGCAGAAGCCCTAAAGGATAAAGAATGATTGTAACTGATAGTAATTTTGATGAAGTTATATCGTCTCACGACGTAGTTCTTGTAGATTTTTGGGCAGAGTGGTGCAGTCCATGCAGACGATTTTCTCCTATTTTAGATGAAATAGCAGCAGAAAATAATGTTTGGATAGGAAAAATTGATGCTGATGAAAACACTATAAGTGCAGAAAAGTATAATGTTATTTCTTTGCCTACAGTAATTGTTTTTAAAGGCGGAAAAGAAGTAAAAAGAACCAAGGGCGCAATGCCAAAGCATAAATTCCTAGAAGAGATATCTGAATGGATTTAGGATTTGAAGATTGGGTTAAATTTGGTTATGATAAAGGATGGATATCAGACGTGTTTTGCGATACGCATGATGGCCCACCAATGTCAGAAGAAGAAATGAAGGAATTGGATGAGGGTGGAGACCCTTGCTCTTTCCATGTCAAAATGATAGAATTACACTAAGTTTCTGATTCGTTTAAGAATTAGATTAAAATAAGGAGAATGATGAATTCATTTAAGAAAGTATCGCTAATCATCGCTGCAGCCCTGACTAGCACAATGCTTGTATCGCCAGCAGCTCAGGCTAATGCTGGAACTGTTACCCTAACGGTGGCGGGATCTGCAGCAACAGGTGGTACAGTAGTAGGAACTCCTGTAGCACTACCAGTGCCAGCAGATAACAGTATCGATGCAGCAGATGCATTGCGTATTGCAGTAACATCAGTTGACACTGGAACAGTTGTAACAGCAGTTGCAACCAATGCAACTATTGTACCTGCTTTAGCAACACCAACAGCACCAGTAACCGCTTCAAGCGGTTCATCAACACTTTCAGTTTCAACAGGGACTGGAAACTCAGCAGACTTTTATGTATACACTAAAAGTACAGCAGTAGGAACAGTATCAATCACTCGTGCTGGAACTACAACAGTTTACTATGTGCAGGGTACCGCAGGTGCCTTGAACTCAATCGCTATCACTGCACCATCATCTGGAGCAGCTGGAACAGTTGCAACACTCAGAGTAGCAGGATACGATGTGTTTGGTAACCTAAAGGGTGGATCAACAATTAACACTCTTGTAAGCTCAAACGGTGCAGCTATTGTAACAGCGCTAACAACAGACACAGCAGTAGCAACTATTGGAACAAAGGAGCAGACAGTTACACTTCCTGCTTCTGGACAAGTAGTTGTTACAGCATACGCAACAGTAGCAGCAGCCGTAACAGGCCTTGCAGTACCAGTAGGTTCTGTAGTTGCAACAATTGCCGTACGTGATCTTGCAGGCGAGCTTGCAACTAGAACTTCAGAGCTAGCAGTCGCTAACGCAGCACTTGCAGCAGAAAGAGCTGGTCGTGCAGCAGACAAGGCGGCATCAGACAAAGCACTAGCAGATGCAGCAGCAAAGTTTGCAACTGACTCAGCAACTGCAACAGCTGCAGTAGCAGCAGCAAGAGCAGCGGAAGCAACAGCAAAAGCACAAGCAGCAATTGCTAGAGCAACTTTTATTGCAGAGTACAATGACCTAGCAAAGAAGTGGAATGCAAAGAACCCACGTGCAAAGGTTAAGCTAAAGAAGTAATTAACTTCAATTAAAGGGGCAGGATCCTAGGGTCTTGCCCCTTTACCCTATAAATGATAGAATGGGAATATGAACTTTCACTGGATGGAAAGAGGAAACAATAGCAGTGTTGAGTATTTAAAATCAATTTCTAATATATTAGATGAGTTTAAATACGAGTCAGTGCTTTTAGTCTATCATTCCAAAATTTCTGATAATTGGATTAAAGCAGCAAGGGTTCTGGATATAAATCATAAATTTAAATATATGCCAGCAATTAGAACCTATGCAATCAGTCCAGAATATTGCGCCATGATGTGCAAGGCCTTTAAAGACATATCTCCAAATAGACTAATGTTAAATATTGTTTCTGGTGATATACATTCAGAAGAAAGCTCACTAGAAGATCTTGTCTCTTCTATAGGGGATTTGGAGACACCTGAAAAAAGGCTTGTGTACACTGATAAATGGATGTCGAAATTTGTAGAGCTTGCAGGCGATAGCTTGCCTGTAATTGTAATGGCTGGACACTCAAATGAAACAAAAAAGATGGCAGAAAAATATAATGCCACTCACTTATCTGCATTAAACATGTATAAGCAGTCTTTAAATAATCCAGACTTTATAGTAAATAAAAAACAAATGGTATCAATAAGCATAATAATAAACGATTCAGAAGAAGAAATATCTGGTATGCTAGATAGTAACCCAGGATCAGGACAGTGGACTATGTATGGTAACAAAGATAAAATTAAATCTGAAATTTTAAAATTGAAGAATATGGGAGTTACTGACTTATTAATAAGCTATCACCCATCTGACAACAATGTTTCTTCAATTCATTACTTAGTAAAAGAAATGGTAGATGATCAAAATGGAATCAAATAAAAGAAGTTCAATAAAAACTTTAAGCTGGGAAACCTTTCACCTTGTAGTTCTTGCTGGCATTATATTTTTATTTACTGGCGAGTGGGAGTATGCAACTCTAGGCGCATTATTATATATTGTTTTTGAAGCAGCAGGGTATTTTATTCATGAAAGATTATGGGCAATATTTGGGAAAGGCGTAAAGTAATGTCAAAGCATTTAGATAAAATAAAGAAGGCTCTTGAACAAAGAATTGCAGCAACTCCAAATGGAGCGGGCTACAAAAAGCCAGGTTCAATGAATAAAAAGAAGACTGGGTATAGAGGACAAAGAGCAAAGAAGTCTTAAGTGGAAACATATTTAAATAAAATTTTTGTTATTAGAGGATTTATAACTAAAGAAGAAAGTAAAAATCTAATAAGTAAATTTAGCAAAGATGTTACTTCTACTCCAGACTCAGAACTAATTAAAAGTGGATTTTCTATATCCTTTGATCAAAAAGAATATCATGATTTAATGAATGAAGACAGCATTGAGTCTTCAGTGTTAAAAAAAATATCTAATGAAATATCAAATCATTACGGGACAAAAATGAAGATAAAATCCATGTTCCACAGCATTATGGAAAGAGGAGCAGTAAATCCCCCACATTGGGATAATCAAGAGCAGTCTCAGCAAGAAGATGTTTCAGCTTTACTTTATCTAAACAATGATTTTAGTGGAGGCCTATTAAAATTTATTAACCACAACTTGGTGCTTATTCCAGAGCCAGGAATGCTTGTATTTTTTAAAGGTGAAAAAGATTTATTGCATAACGTAGAAGAAGTAACTGGAGGGTCACGACAAGCTTTAGTGGGATTTTGTTGGCCAGATAAAGATAATGAAAGGTAATGACAATATGAAAATAGATGATTCGAAGCAAGCACCAATACATATTTTGATGGCAAAATATGGCCTAAAGCAACCTCCTAAATCTTATTTAGAGGCACACCCAGAGTATATCGATTCTAGTTCTAATCAACCAGATGGTATAATAGACTGATAAGCGGATTACTAGTCCCGCTTAAATAATAACCTATAGGAGAAAAAAAATGACAGACGGATTGAATTTAACAGGATTTAACGATACAAAGCCAGCAGGCTCATCACCTTGGCCTACAGAAAATTACACAGAGGCACCAGCTTCTGCATTTCCAGCAGCAGACAAGTCATCACAAGATGGATCTGGAGTAGGAAACAACGGTAAGTAACATGTCAGAAAACTTAACATCAAAGCCTGATGTAGCACCCACAGCGCCAATAAAGTCAGAAGCGCCAAAGCCTGCAGAGGTTAAGGCTGAAGATCAAGTAGACTTCTGGGCAAATGCCTGGGCAAATCGAGGCGTATAATGTGCGCTATGTGTGGATGCAGCTCAGAAGCCTTTATGGGCGTAGAGATGCCTAATCAAAATGTTTATGATGTTGGTCCAGGCCAACTACCATCCCCAATCATGTTCGGAACAGACTCATCTAATCCCCTTGGATCTTCACAAGAATTTCGTGGATCTAATGTTGAATCAGAAGAGGATATGGACTAATGTCAATGGACGGAACAGGAATGACTCCACCACCAAGTGGTGCAGCAGCAGGAGCAGTCACTAGTCGTGAGGCAACTCGCAAGAATCCACGACAGGGACTTAAGACAGATATTAATAGACATGGTATACGCCGTGAACTTAATACTAGTCCAAGACCTCCTAAAAAAACAGGACGTAAAAAAGTATAATGTGTAAAAGTTGTGGTGCATGCTCTAAAGAGCATGCACCTACAATTGATGATGCAGTAGATATAGTATTAGATCTTCCATTTTAGTTAGGATTTTTGTGAAAAAAACACGCAAACTTTTAGATAATGCATACACTTTCCTTCCAAGAATGTATCAAGGCGTCGAAGTTGTTGAGTATGAAGAGGCAGTAGACTTAACTGTTCATACAAAAGCTCCAGGTAAGTGGTTGCTTATAGACCTAGAAACTGGACAAGAGTATATAGGCTCTAAAGAGCCAAATAAATATGGTAAATGGATGCGACTAAAAGACAAATAAGTCTTGACAGCCATTTTAGTAAATTGTATAATTAATGTATCTATGCCCTATAGCTCAGATGGTAGAGCGCCAAACTGTTAATTTGGATGTCCCTGGATCGAGGCCAGGTGGGGCAGCGTTCCTATAGCTCAGTTGGTAGAGCAGCAGACTTTTAATCTGCGGGTCGATGGTTCGAGCCCATCTGGGGATACGAATAAATGTAATATCAAACAGAAAGAGAAATAAATGAGCGAAGCAAAGTGCCCAGTAACTGGACATTCATCAAGCACAGAAGCAAGAACAAATAAAGATTGGTGGCCGAATAAGCTAGATCTATCAGGATTACGAAAGAATTCAGAAAAATCTAATCCGATGGGAAAAGATTTTAATTACGCAAAAGAGTTCGATAGCCTAGATCTTGATGCCCTTAAAAATGATATTAACAATCTTTTAACAGATTCACAAGAGTGGTGGCCAGCAGATTACGGTAACTATGGACCATTCTTTATTCGTATGGCATGGCACAGTGCAGGAACATACAGAACTAGTGATGGTCGTGGCGGTGCTGGAGAAGGGCTACATAGATTTGCTCCACAAAATTCTTGGCCAGATAACGGCAATTTAGATAAGGCACGTCGTTTGCTATGGCCAATTAAGCAGAAGTATGGCAAGAAGATTTCATGGGCAGACCTTATGATTCTTGCAGGTAATGTTGCTCTTGAAAACATGGGCTTTAAGACTTTTGGTTTTGGTGGAGGTCGTGAAGATGTTTGGGAGTCTGATGATACATATTGGGGTACAGAAAAAGAATGGCTTGCAGATAACCGTTATAGCGGAGACCGTGAGCTAGAGAACCCACTTGCTGCAGTTCAGATGGGTCTCATCTATGTAAACCCAGAAGGGCCTAATGGAAACCCTGATCCAGTTCTTTCTGCAAGAGACATTCGTGAAACTTTTGCTCGCATGGCGATGAATGATGAAGAGACCGTTGCTCTTATTGCAGGTGGACACGCATTTGGTAAGGCACATGGTGCTGGAGATCCTTCACATGTTGGTCCTAATCCAGAGGCTGCTCCACTTGAAGACCTTGGTCTTGGATGGAAGAACTCATTTGGTAAGGGCAATGCAGAAGACACAATCACAAGCGGTATTGAAGGTGCATGGACCGCAACACCAACTAAGTGGGATAACTCATACCTAAAGTTATTATTTAAGTATGAATGGAAGCAAACAAAATCACCTGCTGGCGCAACACAATGGATTCCAACAGATGAGTCTGCAGCTAATTTAGTACCAGATGCACATGTTGAAGGCAAGTTTCATGCCCCAGTTATGACAACAGCAGACCTTGCATTGAGGTTTGATCCAGAGTATGAAAAGATTTCACGTAGATTCCTTGAAGACTTCGACTACTTCTCAGATCAGTTTGCTCGTGCTTGGTTCAAGCTAACTCATCGTGATATGGGTCCAATTGCAAGATATCTTGGTAAGGAAGTTCCGTCAGAAGAACTTATTTGGCAGGATCCAGTAGGCAATCCAACAAGAAGCAGCCTATCAGTAAAAGATGTAGACGCTATTAAAGAAAGAATTATTTCTTCTGGGCTATCCCCAAATGAATTAACTACAACAGCATGGGCATCTGCATCTACATTTAGAAAGACAGATAAGCGTGGCGGTGCTAATGGTGCCCGTATAAACCTTGCTCCACAAAATACATGGAAGGTAAATGATCAAGATGTAATCAATAAGGTTATTTCTGTTTTAAATCCAATTAAAGATGAGTTTAAAATTTCACTTGCTGACCTAATTGTATTAGGAGGAATGATTGGTATCCAATCAGCCGCAGGCAATAGTGGTATAGATGTTGAGCCAATGATAAAAATTGGAAGAGGGGATGCCACACAAGAGCAAACAGATGTTGAATCATTTTCAGTTCTTGAGCCAAAGTTTGATGCATTCCGCAACTATATTGACCAAAGTGTCACTGCTCCAGAAGAAGTTTTACTTGTAGAAAAATCTAACCTGCTTGGCTTAACGGCAGTAGACATGGTAGTCTTGCTATCTGGAATGAGATTGCTAAAGAATAATAAGCTGGACAACACTTATTTGGTTAAATTGCTTTCTTATGTAAATGCTAGCGATGCTTTAGACGTACCAAAAGTTGATTTAATTTTAGCGTCTAACTCTGAACTCAGAGCTATTGCTGAGGTTTATGCCTCAGATGATGCTAAAGATAAGTTTGTTCAAGATTTTGTTTCTGCTTGGACAAAAGTAATGAATGCTGATCTATTTATTAAGGAGAGAAAGTAAATGAGAAGTGCATTGTTTTATCTATTACATTCAACAGCAATTATTGGCTTAATGATTGGTTCATATGCTTATGGCTTTAAGCAGGCCGCAAACAACGTAAAGTCTAAAGCATTTAGCTTTACTAAACGTAATTAATAAATGTCCTGGGCAAGACTTAAAACTGCCCAATATTTTATTGACATGACTATTTAGAAATGAGATAATTAATTAATGATAAAAAGACCAGCTTGGATATTTGATGTCGATGGCACACTTGTTAATGTTGACCCAGTGCTTCATCATATATTAAATAAAGACAGGTCCAGTGAGTCTTTTAAAAAAGATTTTGATGCCTTTCATAAGGCATCTCTTACTTGCGACCCAAACCAAGATGTCTTAGATATGGTATGGCAAGTTTGTGATAACTTAGATATAATTATAGTTACTGCAAGAAAAGAAAAGTATAGAGCATTAACTGCTCGATGGCTTAAAAATAATAATGTGCCACACGATGCATTATTCATGAGACAAGATGATGACCACAGAGAAGACTATGAGGTCAAAAAAGATATACTTGAGCATATTCAAGAATATTGGAATATAAAGCATGCAGTAGATGATCATCCAGGAATTATTAAGCTATGGGAAGAAAACGGAATTAGCACAACCAAAATAGGTAATTGGGACGGAGTAAAGGGATGATTATAGGAGTATCTGGATACGCAAGGTCTGGCAAAGATACTGCAGCAGACCACTTAGTAGATAAGTACAATTTTTCTAGAGTGTCTTTTGCAGCACCTATGAAAAAAGCTATGTACATATTGAACCCAATAGTGTCATCAGACTCAATTGGTAACTTTAGATATAAAGACCTTGTAGATGTATATGGGCTAGATAAAGCAAAAGAGGATACTCCAGAAATAAGAAGACTACTACAAATTTTTGGAACAGAAGTTGGTCGCTCAATGTTTGGAGAAAATTTTTGGGTAGACTTAGCATTAAAAAATGCAGGCAGCGAAAACATAGTAGTAACTGATGTAAGGTTTAAAAATGAAGCAGATAGAATTAGATCTATGGGCGGGCAAATTTGGCGTGTGAATAGAGTATCAGTTAAGCCAGTAACTGGTCATGTATCTGAAATTGATCTAGACGATTATAACTTTGATTACGTAATCCAAAACGATTACAGCATAGAAGAAATGTATAGTAAGATAGATGAGCACATAAATGCAGCTGATTAATATTTTTATATGTGCCTTATTTAAACATAATTTACATGAAGCTGGCAATTGTCCATTTACGCACAAAGAATATCTTATATGCAAAAGATGCACAAAAATTTTTGAAAAGACAAAATTAAATTAGTTTGGTATAATATAAATATGGAAACCAATACACCACCATGCTTTTATTGTCCTGAAGCAAGCAAATACTCTGAGCCAGAGCCAAAAACGGGGCAGGTAATTGATGTCTGCGATAAACATTTCCATTTAAAGTACATGGGATAAAATGGCTTACAGCAGGTTCTGGGATAGCGACATATATATCTATCCACATGTAGACGGATATGTTTGCTGCGCTTGCTGCTGGCTGTCAGATGAAGCTAAATCTGAAATAATAAACAATGACGATCATCTATTTATTCATATAAAAGATCATTTTAAGGCGGGACACAATATACCAGATATGCTGTATTACGAGATATTGATGGACGACGACAGATATACACCTATTGACAGTCATCTTCCTTAATAGTATAATTATTATAACACCCTAACAGAAAGATTAACAATGTCAATATTTGATCACAGCTTTATAGATAACAACAACAATGTAGTTCATATGTCTGATTTTAAAGACAAAACTTTAATGTTAGTAAATGTAGCCAGTAGATGTGGATTTACAAAACAGTACGAATGGCTGCAATATTTTCATGAAAAATATTCTGAAAATGGATTAGTAGTAATCGGATTCCCATGCAACCAATTTGGAGAACAAGAGCCTGGAACTGACGAAGAAATTAAAGATTTCTGTCAATCTAATTATGGAGTAACATTTACAATGTCCAAAAAGATAGATGTTATGGGAGATAAAGCGCACCCATTGTGGATAGATGTAGCTGAAGCATCAGACTTTAAAGAAGTTCCATGGAACTTTACTAAATTTGTTGTAAATAATGGCAAGGTGGTAGCTATTGGGCCAAATGGTACTTTAGATCAAATAGAGGTATACCTAAAAAGAGTTTTAGGAATTCAGTAATTGAAAGAGCCTAAGATTATAAAGATGGATTGGCGTCCATTAGGCTACTGGCCTGTATACACAGATGGCAAACTTACATGGGAAAAGGATCCAGATGACAAAGGAAGAGCTTGAAGCGCTAACTAAATCTATTGTAGATAAGGCAAAGGCGGAAGTTAAAGACAGATACGGTAACAAGAAAAGGCATAGACAATGATAAGTGATAATTTAACATGGGCCGAAGGTGACACTTGGTATGGCTGGACTTATAGTACAGAAAAGAAGCGTTATTATTTTAACGATATTGGAAACAAGTCTTTGATGGCTTTATGGGAAGATCAATGGGCGTGGGAATCTGAAGGAGTAGATAACAAATGATGCAGTACTGGTCTTGGATATTAGCAGCAATTGGTGTGACTGGAATATTTTTTGTAGGACGCAAGCTTGTTTGGGCATGGCTTTTGCTATTGTTTAATGAGTGCTTGTGGATAGTCTATGCTCTTACAACTGAGCAGTACGGATTTATCTTTGCAGCCTTAGCTTATGGTGTAGTCTATATTAGATCCTACATACATTGGTCTAAAGAACCAGTAAATAAGATCCCATTATAGTGCGAAAAAAGTGCGGCGGTAGAGAGCATTCTGTCACTACGTGACATTCATGGTATACTGATTATATAATACAATTTGGGTTCGTCTAATGGTCGGACACCCGCCTCCGAAGCGGGGAATATAGGTCCGATTCCTGTACCCAAAGCTTACGCATGTTTAAACTACATAAAATATAAGAAATGGTACAATAGTATTATGAGCGAAAAAACAGGATATAAGCCAACATCAGGCATGAAGTCAGCAGCACGACGTGCTATTAAATTAAAAGAGCAGGGCAAGGCCAAGGGTGCGGGAACTTCTGTGGGCTGGACAAGAGCTGGTCAGTTGGCAAGGGGAGAGACATTAAGTCTTTCTACTGTTAAGCGTATGTATTCATATTTCTCTAGACATGAAGTAGATAAAAAAGGTAAAGATTGGGACAACGCTGAAAACCCATCAAACGGCAAGATCATGTGGCTTGCTTGGGGCGGGGATGCAGGATACTCATGGTCTCGTAAGATTGTTGAAAGAGAAAAGAACATGAAGAAGTCACTAGAGTCATTCGAACTTGCTGAAGAAATTGCTGATATCCTAGATGATATAGTTAATCCAATTACAAAAGTAATTGATACTGAAGATGATATGACAGATGAAGAGATTTCAAAGACCTATGAGTCAGAAGATGAAGATGAAGACAAATGGGATAATATGGAAAAAGCTTGCTGGCGTGGATATACCCAGAGAGGCATGAAAGATAAGAATGGTCGGAAGGTACCTAACTGCGTACCCATTGAAAAGGCGGAGGATCTATCTGAAGCAGGTCAGGTAGAGAAGTCTATATGGAAAGGTACGTTCCTTAAATAATGGGCATACTAGACAACCTTGAAGCATATATTGATTTAGATCTATTAGATGATCTTGATTTAACTGAAGATATAGATAAAGAAGATATATAGCAGTATATTGACCGCCTAGAAAGTGAATTCGCGGCGGGAGAGACCATTTAGTCAGTACCTGACTTAGATAGGCATCATGAAGAACCTAAATGAAGTATTTAAGCCCTATAAAGCTCAATTTGATAGATCACCTAGACATATAAAGATTATCGCCATTTTGTGCGTTATGTACCTATCTGTCCCAATTGACCCATTTGATATACTATTTCCCTGGATGGCATTTAGCGATGATCTATTCATCGCAGGCATCCTATTGAAGATACTGCACAAACACGGCGGGCTACCAGAAGAAATAAGAACTTCACCAATAGAACTATTAAGAGATGTATTCAAGAGAACTAATCCCAAGACTAAGATAGAACATACATCCCTGTCAACTAAGATATTTGTAGATCATGTTTGCAAAGAATGTGCTGTAAAATAAGACCATGAATGCGTTTAAGTCATCATATAGCAAATACATTAGATTCAAGGTAGCTTGCAGTCAATGTCTAGTATTGTTTGATAAGGCTAATGATGACCCATTTATCTGTCTCTCTTGCTCCTCTACCAATAGGTAGAAATTGCAAGCAAACAGGTCCTAACTCCTATATCCCCCTCCCATTTATCTCCTCTCTATGAGCCTTCTAGAGGCTTTTAAAGTGGAGTATTGTGGAGTAAAGTGGAGAATATTTACTATAAATTCAGATCTATATACTATAGTTATACTTAGATAAACAATACTATGTAATTGAGCTTATCATAATCATAACCGTAATGTCAATAGGGCCATATGGACTTATATGAGACATAGCGCATATTCCAGCGATTTTGTCAATAGCGTCGTAAAAGGCATATTTGGCCCACATTGTCAACATATTTTGTATAACAATTTGATATAAATTCTGACAGATTTTGGCTATATTATGCCTAATTTATTATATATTTTAATAGATATTATATTCATTTTATTATATTCTGCCAAATATTCCAGCGATTTTTTTAGCTTGGTCGTAAACGGATAATTTTGCCCACATGCCCATACAAAAAAAGATATCCACAGGACCTGTGTAGATCCTATGGATATCTTGGGCTATATGATCAAGAGTAATACTTAGATAGATATATCTTTTCGGTCTTGATCTATATGATGGCTATGCTTCTATTGGTTCAAAGTTAGCAATGTAATCTGCTAGTCTATCTGCCATGAATAGGGCTTCTGTTGTAACCCCTTCTTCCCACGCATTATCTAATTGACTTGCAGTTTGCTTGATAATTTCTACGACTAACTCCATTACCTTAGATTGAGTATAGTATCCGCAACCATTTACTAATGCTCTAGCCATGATAGTTGGATTAAACCAATGGCTATCCATAGCCTCCAGTACTTTTTCAGCCGCTTTTGTTTCTAGTGATTGTGTCTTTGCCATGTCCGCCCCTGTTCGTTAACTCTCGATTATACCAAAAATAAGGAAGGGGGTCAAGGACCAACGAACCCTGACCCCGTCCCTGGTTTACTTAGCCTTCTTTGTAACTTCGGCTGTAAACTTAATGCCCTTAGCTTCCGCCTCAGCTAGAGCTACCTTGGCTGCTCCTGAGAAGCGACCACGTACACCTACAGTAATGCCCTGCTGCTTTAGATATTCACGCTTTGTTGCCATTTGATAATCCCCTTTCAAGAGATAGTTGTTTTGTTAATTATAGCAACTTTCCACGAAATTGTAAATAGTTGCCGTAAGACATTTTTTCTGCCCTTAAATTTGATCTACTTGCTCTACTCTATCTTTAATTAGTTTAGATATAATGTTATGCGCTTCGATGTTTTCAGTTTCGGAGCCACCCCATAACAATTGTTGAGCCTTACTTAATTGATCATTAATATATACATCACTCATCTTCATCTTCTTCCTCCTCATCTTCTTCAAACATTGTGTCTACAATGTATTCACGATTTAACATCCATTCTTGTACTTCTTCATGGTGCTGTTCGGCACCGTATTCCAGAGAGAAGCCTTGGCCAGCCTGTACAGCCTCGCACAGGTGGTCCCACATCTGGTCCTTGGTTACATTGGCCCTGAATGTTTCATCATCTAATATATTGCCAATTGTTGACCATGTCCATAGCCATACCATGGACAGACCTAGGTCGGTAGTGTCTAGAATCTCTAAACATTTGTTTAGTTTATCTTTATCATCAGGCTTCATTGTATCTCCTCTGACTAATTGCTGCTAGCATGTTTTCTTTATCTTTTTCTGTTTTAGCAAATGCTATGTCATATGTAAGACCGTATAGTTCTCCATATGTATCAAGTACACCTTCCCAGTACTTTCGCTCCATAGAATCCATTGCCTCTTCAGATTCGTCTTCGGCTTGTTGTGCTAGTTCTAATTGCTTTTCCGCCTCTAGCATGAGCACCTTTAGTTCTCCATGCATAATGTCTGCACCGTCCATACCTAGGTTAATCATGCGTTGCAAATGGGGCGGGAGCCCAATGTCTTCTCTATTCATTGTTATACCTTTCGTTAGAAGAGTTCATTATATCAGTAGCCACTGACAAAATGTGTTTCGTATTTGCAATTTCAGCCTCTTTGACTCTATAGAAATGATGACTATTTACATAATCAATCTGTTCTAAGTCTTGTTCTAAACTAATTAGATGTATCTTTAGATACTCCATAAATGTACTAGTCTTGGTAGCCATCAAAATACCCCTCTGCCCACAAGCCTTGAAGAAAATCATTTGTCTTTTCCAAGCTTTTAATTAAAGGCTCCTTATCGATCAAATCGGACGGGGACCTAAGATAGAATAACTTAGCATCATGTACAGCATTAATCATCTCATTAATATCAGACATCTCATAACCTAGCATTCAATTGCCTCCATATATTTAATCATAGTATTAAGTGTTATATGAATGTGACAATCACAATCATCTGATGTATCTCTGTCGTCAAAATGGATTAAGTTGTCATCATACATGTAATCAATGAGTTCTTGTGATGTAATCATAATAGAAACTCATCTCCCTCAATATAGCCATAGTATTCATTGTATGATTGCTTTAGGCTATCAGGAGCAAATTGCATAAACTTATATTCAGCATATGCTTCTCCCTCATCTAAATTAGCATTGTTCCATTGCTCAAATAGATGTTGCTCAATATCTACTTGAATTGCTCCAAGGATATGTTCTCCAACTGTATCTGTAAATGCTTCCATTATGCATCCGCCTTTTCTTTAGATTCCAATAATACCATGTGGGTCTGACATTCTTTCATAGCCACCTCATCTTGCCAAGAGCCTTGATTACATTCGGAGCAAAATTCACCGCAGTCATCTTCACAATAATCTAATGTATCAAAAGACTGGCAAGCGTAGCAGCGGTTTTCATATTCTAGAATAGTTTTAACATCACCACGGACAATCTCATACTCTCCACCCCAACCTGTTTCCTCCTCATACTCTAATGTGAGCAGGCAGTTCGGAACAAGATTAGATAGTTTAGTTAGAATAGTTACAGCAGGTGACCAAGCAGTTTCATATTTGTAGACAAGCCAATTATCATCACCATCTGATTTATATTCAAGTAGTTCTGTGTTTGGATACTGGTCATCATCAGATACAGCAACATCCCACTTAGTTCCCCAATTAGAGTTGTTCCAAGAATACCAATCCTTCTGAGTCTTTGCGAATGCAACAGACTTAGCAAACCATTGAGGGTCTTTCATGTCAACACCTGAACGGTCAGGCTGGCAGGCATACTCTTCATCAGTAATACCGTCATCTTTATATGAGTGTATATTGTAGAAAGCAAAGACAGGATTATTATATTCAACCTGCTTAATTTTGGTGGGGAAACCCATAGAAGAAATATCACCCATACCGAATGTCTCTTGTGCTAATGTAAAAGGCTTATTCAATCTATCTTTAATCATATCTATCTCAGACTTAGGTCCTTGAATAGTCAATGTGTTATATACCCAATTTGGCATATTATATCCTTTCGTTGATATGTGATAATTATACATTGGACCACTGACAATTGGAATACTATTTGGGTGTGTTTCACACCACATTTTCCAAGCTATGTGGTCAAGATCACAAAATTCCAGGGTTTTTTATATTGACCCCGTAAACAAAATATGTTACCCTTATTTTTTGCGGGCCATTGATCTATTTGTCAAGTTCTTACACAGGCTGCTATCGGTAACCAACGAAAGTAAAATCCGATGCTTTATTTAACCCCTGGCCACGTCGTGTGACTGCTAGAGGCACCCTTGAATTAATTTATGCGTTTACCCTAGAGTACTTATTAACAAATGAATCTAATGTCATTGTGAACATTGGTTCATCCATCATACCTTTAACCTTGGTATCTTCTTCCCACGAGGCTTCCTCATGAAGACTAAAGGTCCCTGAGCGCCAATCGATAACAGGAATTTTGTGCTCGTTGTCTAGAATGTTGTTAACCGTTAGACCCCAACCCGTGGTCTCATGCCAGTTATCTCCAATTAAATTAGATACAACAATACGTGTTGCATATGATTCATCGGTCCAGCGTGAACGTGCTTTCTCTACTGCTTCTGCAAGATTAGCAAGCATTTCATGTCCAGCCCAGTGACCGTATAATACGATTGTTTCATCATTAGATTGCTTGAATCCAAAGTTTGCTCTGTCGCCCATTTTATTCCGCCGTTTCTAGTTGAGGTACCGCTTCTTCGATTTTGTTTAATTCTATCACTTCGTATGCGACCTTGTCAAGGCCTGCCTTGCTTGCGTTGTAGTGGTGGCCACAAAAGAATAGCTCACCCTCTACTAGCTTGACCATATACATTGCTTGAGCTGTATGGCATTGATCACAGCCAATCCATCTTGTTAGGTCCTCAGATGTCATAGTGTCCCGCCTTCAATCATCTCAGAAAGACGGTCAAGAATCCAAGAGTCGATATCGGCGATATCAATCTCTGATAACTTCTCCATCATCTCTTCACGAGCAAACTTGTACCCGTCCTCAAAACCATCTTTGTAGTCTGACATATTATCTCCTATTATAAATTTCTGTTGGCTCATAGTCTGATGTATAACTTTCAATCAAGTTATACTTATCACGAATACGACTTACCTTCTCAATACTACCAGTTCCAATGTTGAAAGTCAATGCTGACATTACAGTAGGGTCCAGTCCAATGATATGTGCATCCCAATAGGCTCTCTCCATGGAGAGCCTATTAGGAGCGGTGAGTTCGAAATACATTATGCTTCCCTCACATAACAGATTTCAGTATCGCCAATTTCAATGTTTCCACTCTGTGAATCAACATAAAGGTTGTCTGTGATTTCTGTTTCAAAATCATAGTCTTCAAGAAGGTTGAGGTCAATTGTTCCGCTAACCTCGATAGTTGCGGTGAACTCTACAGTTCTAGTTAATTCAATGCTAAGCGCTTCGGCAATTGCACGGAGAGTATCTTGGTCATCTGAATCAGCATATGCCTCAGAGATAATATCTTTAACTGTGTTAATGTTAGACTCAAGAAGACCAACACGCTTCTGTGCTTGGCGCCCGTTATGCAAATCCCATTCAAGAGATGTAACTTTAGATGTTGTGTATTCAGGGTCAGAGTAACCCTTAATTACTTTATATGTAACTAGTAAATCAGGATTGTATTCGACTGCAGTCGAGTGGAATGCATCCGAGCCAATTGTTGTTTCCATTTGTTCCTCTTTCGTTGGTAGGGGTGAATCTGTATACGGTATTGTAGCATCTTCCACTGACAATAATGTACAGTTAGAGTTGCAACGGCATGTGAGGTCCATCACACCCGCTGGCCAACCATATCCATCTTTAATTGTGTATTCGATCAATGCGTCACAGTCGCCTGTGCACACCCATGTATACTTCTGATAGTTGGTCATGACGAGAATTATACAGGACCACACTGACATTTGTCTACAGATTCCAGGGAATTTTTTATGTGACACTTAACACAATTTTTTTTCCCTTAATATTGCGGGCGCATAGTTATGCATTGATCTGCATAAATATAATTTGCGATCTGTAACGGACTTGAACCGTCGACCTCTACCGTGACAGGGTAGCGCTCTAACCAACTGAGCTAACAGACCAAATGGTGAGCAGTTTTAAATCTTGCTCAGGATTTATTTATTAAAACGCAGAAATTAATTTCTTAATTTTATTTTTTTCTGCGGTTAGAATTGGGTCAAACCCTGATGCACCAGCCATTAGTGTTTCAGAATTGCCACGACCTGAACGATAGTAATCAAGGCGCTCAGTAAGTGCATTGAATGCACCCCACTTTGTTCCCTTGATATTAGCATTCGTTGGTGAATTGTGGTAAAGGTCATCAAGCAGAACAACCTTGTTCTCCCACTTAGTTAGCGCAACCTTTGCAGCATCTTTATCTGGCTTAGGATAAATTGTCTGAATCAACTTTGAGAATTCAGCATCGGTAATTGCTTGTGAGTAGAGAGACTTTGCTTCGGCTTCGAATTCATCAAAGTAACCAAGAGCAAGCCCAAGAGTTTCACGAGCAACTTGAATGCGACCTTCAACAGATTGCGTGTGGCGAATCTTGAAAGATTGCTTTGCATTACGCATTGCAAGGTTCAAAGTGTTTTGGCATACAACACGAACAGGAGTAACAGCAGCCTGAACAGCAACAGACCCGTCGTGAGATGTCCATACGATTAGATAGAGTTTAGTTTCATCGTTTGCACCTTGTGGGTCAAGAACCATTGTGCGAGGAATATCCACAGTTCCGAATACAACTTTGCCCTTCTTAAGAGAACCAGCAGATTCCCAACGGCAATCAGCATTTGCATCGTGAATTGCATCAGCGAATGCGAATAGTTCTTCATTCTGCACAGGCTTGTAACGCTTACCAACAGTTGCGAGAACATCAGTACCCTTATTAAATGGGTTATCACGAATAACTAATTGAGCATTCGATACATCATTCCAAGATTCTGAAATGTGGTCGGTCAATGGAGACAAGCGAACATTCCAATTAGAAAGTTTTGCTTCATCAAGCATTGTTTGAGTTGTAACTTCTTCATCTTTTGTAAAGATGCGATTTGCAAGATTGTGCCAAGCAGGAGCGCCACGCAATGCAAATGCAACTTCGCCGTTTTCGACTTCGAGATTGTGAGCCATATATTTATTACCTTTCGTTTGATTAGTTGTAAGTATAACAGACCCCACTGACATTGTCTAGGATTAGTTACAATATGTCCGAATTGATCAGTGTGAGTAATCTCACATAATTTCAGGGGTTTTCCACAAGCTCACTTAAACCTGTGGATAACCCCCCACATTATTGCGGGCCAAACAAGCGGGGCAGAATAACTGCCCCGCTCATTTTACTTTGACAATGATTTTACGTAATTGACTGTTTCCATAGGAACAAACGCCGCTGATGTTTTCTTTTTATTTTTTTGATCATAGACAAAAGCTTTAACATTTCCATCAAACCTCTTTAGGTTTGAGAAGACAAGTTCTTTAAGGCTTTCGTTATCATAGCCCTCTTCTGAATAGATTGTTAAATCATTTTGTTTTACTTCATCGTACATTTCAATTTTGAAACGCATTGCTTTACCTTTGTTAGTAGTTACACCCGAAGGTGTGAGCAGTTTGGCGACATACTCAGGTCGTTGGATTAGTTAGAGATAACGAGCAATTTGCTTCATTGTAGAAGCATTTACTGTTTCCTCATCTGTCATCTTTAGAATTGTGAGAGCATTTGTGATGTCCTCAACTAATTCATTGTATGTGTGTTGGTGCATTGTTACAAAATCACGCTCAGGCTCTTTTGGCAAATCCTTTTCGGATACTGTCAAATCAAAGTCAATGTTGAGAGTGTTATTCCAAGAGCGGTAAGAAGTGCGAAGGTTCTCTGACTTCTTGATGTTTGCGATTGCATAGTCCTGAAGTTCCTTCTGCCAAATCTTACGAGCCTTTTCATACTTAGCCTCGTTTGCACCTTGCTCTGCATAGTCTTTCTTGATTGTTGCTAACTTTGTTTCCAAAGCCTTGATTACCTTTGGTGTTGCCACCTTTACTGTGATTGCTCTTGACATTTGTTACCTTTCGTTGGTTGGTTGTTGTTGAGAGTATTATAGCAGGGGGGTCTGACAACCCCCCTGCCCTATGCTAATTACCTGCTAGGGTGCTTGCTGATACTGATGTCCAGCGAGTTTCCTTGTTTGGCATTTCTAGCAACACACGCACCGAGCCAGATGCCTGTGGGTGGATTTCTTTAATCACACCTGTCTTTTTTGACTTTAGGGTGGTGAATAAATCTCCAACCTGATACAACTTATCTTGTACTGTCATTTGCTTCCTTCTTTCTGTGTAGGGTAGTATTGTAGCATTGGGGGCTGACATTTATCAAGCCCTATCTCATTATTTGAGAAAGTTATTGTGTGACCTTAGTCATACTCAGGTAGCCACGCTTCCAAGTGGTGGGCATCTACTATCGCAGACGCAGGGCAGGAAGTCTGACCTCTCCAAGTTATACCTTCAGGTAAATTGATCTCACGGCTGTATTCCTCATCATAGAACGCATCAATAGCATCTATGCAAGGTTGCACCATTGAGACGGGAACGGGTGGGTAATGATTACCCTGTAAGTGATAAGCAAGTCCTGCCTCTAGCGATAAGTCCTCAGCAATAGATAACGCTGTTGTGTATCCCATTATTAGTTTCCCTTCTTGATAGATAGTTCAGCCCAAGAATAACCTTTGTTAGCAACTGTTAATACATCTGCTATGTCTAGTGCAGAGTGTGTTGCTTCTGAACACATCTTTGTTAGTTCATCCTCAGATAAAGATAATAGGGTGGGTAATAGGTTGGAGTCAATCTTATCTAAATCAATAGTAGCGACAAACTCCACTGTGTGTGGAACGGTGATTACATTTGGCATTTGTTACCTTTCGTTGTTGGATAAGAGTATTTTAGCATTACCCACTGACATTACCTAATCCATCCTCGGCGTGTCGCAGCTTTTGTGAGATTAATCACAAAATTCCAGGGATTGTGGATAACTCCACTTAAACCTGTGGATAACCCCTCAAATATGGGGGCTGACTTGATCTTGTCAAGTCAACACGCCGTTATAAGTGTTTAAATAAATAGTACACAAGGGCAAACGGTAATAAGGAAGTTAATATCATTAAGAATCCTACAATAGCTCCAATAACTTCATACATTATTTTTTACTCGCAGAGAATCGAATGTCTGCTTTACCATAAACACATAGGCCACATGAAACACATGCGGACCCTGCATTGCTAATAAGCGGAATTGATTTCATATTCTCAGGACACTTAGCGCCAGGCTTACCAGTTAATTCTTTCATGGTGCCCTCAGTGTCTGCGAATGTCTTGCCTAGATAAGCAAGGCGGACCTTAGAATTAGTTTTCAAATCGAATGCTATTTCTTTATTCTCGTCATCCGTTGAATAGTAAAGAGACAGATTAGATACATCCTTAAGAATAAGTGCTGCAGACTTTACACGTGTATAAACCCAGAATTGAACATCGGGGTGGTTCATGATAATAGTCTTCCAGGCATATGCGTAGGTATCATTAAAGAAGTCCCCGTCCCAGTGTATACGGAATAACTTAGGGGCGTCTTTCTTTTCACAGTCTGCAACAAATTCTACAATCATTTCATCAAGCAATAGCAACATGCTATCCATGTCTGCATTGCGTAACAATTCCCAATTGTGCAATAGATTAGTTTTTACACCAGGGAAGAGTTTTTCCAATTTGCCTGCATAGCAAACACTTTCGCAGATACTCGTAGCGCCAGGACATGAATAAGCCTTTCCTGCAGGTAATCCGAATGTATTGGCAATTGCGGCTTGCTTTCCATTTTTTGTGACAAGGTTAGCCACCTTTCTATCATTTGAGCGCTTTAGTTTAGTCATTAGTTATACCCCTTAACACAATTAGTACAAATAGAATGATTAGTGCAATAGCAAGACTTAGCGTCTGGGCGTATCATATCTGTTTCATAGTATTCATCATAAAAATCCATGGATGAGCCTTTCGTTAGATTTAAGAGAATAATACCATGGCCCACTGACATTTTCTACAACACGCCCAAAAATTCCAGGGTGATTTTGATCACCTACTTAACGACACGCCCGACCCCGCAGCTATGTGCGGGTCGCATAAATATTCAATACTCTGAATTTTTATGCTTGCGCTTGCGTGTGTATTTTTTCTTATTGCGAACAGGAGTTGCGGCGTTTGATCTCCGCAATTCCTGAATGCGTTTTATTTTTTCTTTAAGGTTCATTTATCCACTCCGCTAATTGTTGCAAATCTTGTTCGCAAGCACACGCAGAAATTTCTATCATATCCTCATGTTGAACGATAAACGCTGAGTCCTCACACGCTTCACAATAAATTGCTGACATTTCTAAAATCATTTTTCAACCTTTCCAAAAATTGTTGTGTAGTTGCTGGCTTCGTGAAATCTCACGACATCAAATCGAGGATTATCTTTTGCAAACATTTCCGCAAAATCATTTACGATTTTAGAAAATAACGCTGGGTGCGTTTTGTTGCTTGCATACTTTAGAATTTCTGCGGTTGCTACATAATCTTTACGGGTCATCATTTCGTTACCACCATTCCGTTGCGATAAAAAACTTTTGTGTAGCATTTCAATGCTGGTGTGTAAATATTTACAGTTGAGTATTCGTTAGCCATTCCCCAGTCGGTGAATGAGAAAAAAGATTTCCACGCTTCGAATTCGTCCTCGTAGTTTGCAGACCAATGAGGGCTTTCCTCAAAGTCATACTGGCAAGTTACTTTATACATTAGTTTCCCTTTCGTAGTTATTTAGAGTATTGTAGCAGAGGGGTCTGACAAATTAGAGGGCGCCCTCTTGAAATAAGCCTATCTCAAGAGTTAGCAATTCCTCTGGAGTGGCTTGATCCAAATCTACCCACCCAGCGCCTTCATCATCAAGGCGGAAAAACTCAATGTGTCCCATTAGTGTTGTTCCTCGCAATCCTTGTCATAGTCAAATCCGCAAAAGTAGCAACCCATAAACTCTAGGTGCTCGATACAGTAATACTTAAACTGACTTTCATCACAGCAAAAGTGTTGCTCATCTGCGATTTCATAGAAATCGGTTTTGTCGATTATGTTTAACATAGTTTTCCTTTCGTTAAAAAATTGGTGAGAGTTCTTACTTACGACATTGGGCGAGAACACTCTCTAAACTGCCCCTGTTTCGATTATTTAGTTATGAAGTTTTTACCGCTAGATAACGATAAGTATCGTTAAATCCGTGGCGTGGTCTAACCTGAACGCGATAAGTATCGCAATCCGCATACCAAACTTTATCGGTTTTTTCTGCGTCAATTATTTCGCCAGATACGGAACGGGAATTGTAAGCCTTGCCGATTAGCAGACTCTCTACGGAGTAGACATTTGCTGACATTAGTTGCCTTCTTTCGTTGTTGATTTGGTAATTGTAGCAGATAGGACTGACAAGGCTTCTGCCTTGCTTGCTTCACGTTGTGCGATAACGTGAGCCTTGAATTGCTCTAGGTTCATGGTGACCTTCTTTCGTTGTTGTTATAGTAGACATTATACATTAGGGGACTGACATTTATCTAATTACTAACCAGTAATTCCAAGATGTGAGACGCTCAAGTCATGTGTTTTACATCACATAAAAAATGTCCGATTTGTCTGTCAAATCGACACGCCGTAAATTTCGGGGGATTTTATAACATGTTCATAACGACACGCCCGACCCCGCAGCTATGTGCGGGTGCCAACTTTTGTCAAGTCGACACGCCGTATTTATTTAATTTTATCTAGAATCTTTTCTAGTTCTTTTAGTTGTTCTAGGTTAAGGTGATCTAGTTGAATCGCCTTTTCAAATCCGAATAGGTCTTCCATTAGTTGCCCCTCATCATCTCTCTTAGGTCTGCCTTTAGTTCGTGCCACATTAAGCGCCCCATATATAGGGCGGGGATAGCAATAGCCAATTGCACTAGTGTAGTTAGTAGTCTATTCATTAGTTAGTTACCTCTAGCAATTCTCTATGTGCATCTCCATTGTTAGAGCAATCATAGCAATAAGTTTCGGTTGGCACACCCAATAGGAAAGCATCTACACCGCTATACACTAGTTCGGTTGAATCGCATACATCTATCTTACATTTTCTCATTAATTATCCCCTACCTTGATAGACATTACATTAGCGGTGAATTTTGTTTTCTTACCTAGTTCGCTAGCGTTAAGCGATTCGATTAGGTGGTCAATAGCCTTAACCTCATGCGCTACATTGTCGATAGATAGTAAGCGAGAGCCTTGCCAAATTGAGTAAGTGATAGTCATTATTAGTTCTCCCAAGTTAGTGTGAATAGTTTTGCTAGTTCTTCATCATCTGCATCATCAAAATCATCAACGGGTGGTTGCTCATCATCTACCTCATCTAAGTATGAGTATGCATCTGCAACATCTGATTGGATAGTCTCCCATTTAGAGACCGAGTTAGTTTCGTATGAGTAAGCGTATGACATTTAGTGCCTCTTTCGTTGTTGTTATGTTGTAATTGTAGCGGATAGGTCTGACATTATGGGGATGTTGAGGGGGTGTGTCGTGTGAGTTACCTCACACAACAAGCGCAATAAGTAGGGAGGGAGAACAAGTGCTTAAGTAGAGCCTTGCGCTCATAGGTAGTTAATTCAGGGTGGTTAGACTTAACGCCACCATGTTGGTATTCATAGACGATTGCGTCTAGTGTTTTTTGAGTGAGCATTTAATTGCTCCTTTCTTTTTGTTATACCTTAATTATTGCATGGGGGTCTGACAAATTGCAAGTCGCAATTCGGACATTAGGGACAAATCAAAAAAATACTTTGTGAGGTCTATCACATTGACCGTATGCTCACGCTCAATATGTGCGGACTATACCAAATGTCCGTTTCTATAAAATACGTGTATCATACAAATTAAAAAAATATTAACATTTTAGAAAATATGAAATGCTAGTTGACCAGAATTATGCTATACTCATATTATGAAATGTAACTTCTGTGACAACACAAAATACGTTGAGAGATTAAACTCAAAAGGCGTACTAGAAAGCTTTTGCGTTAATTGCATTCAGAAGTTAATAAAGGGCGGGAAATGAAATTAATCATTTGGATCGGAGTAGTAGCTATCATAGTACATATATGCGGAATAATTCTGCAATTTAATATGAACTAGGGGATATAGCTTAATCTGGTTAAAGCAATTGTCTTATATACAATCGACTATCGGTTCAAATCCGATTATCCCTACGATGGTATAATATAATTATGAGCCACTTTAAAGAGCAATATAAGCAAATAGGAGAAGGCGTCTGGTCTTGGGAAAATTTTTTATCTGAAGAAGAATTGATTCCTGTTATGAAAGAAATAAGATCAAGGGAGTGGACGGTAGAGAATCATCACCATAGAGAGTTCACTAGTTTTGCAAAATATGGAGAAAGACTACTTAAATCTTTAAACATGCCAAACTGTAAAATACAACCATTAGACCACGTAATAATTAGATACACAGATCAGGGAATGGACCCTCACGTAGATATACAAAATCATTTTAACCTAGCATATTACAATGAAATAGATGAACAATCAGATATAGAAAAAATAAAGCTTGTGTCTGCAAGATACAGCTACGTTCTTTATTTCAATGACGATTATCTTGGCGGTGAAATATGCTATCCTATGCAAAACTTATGTCATAAACCAAAAGCTGGTGAACTGATTGTGCATGACGTTAAAAATGTTCATGCTGTTAAAAAAGTTGATTACGGTGTAAGGTTTACACACACTTCTACAATTGAAGATGATATATGGGTAAGCATGGAAACCTATAATAAAATTGATTTTCCAGAAGGCGAATTTAATCTAGATGATCCTAGATTTTTTTACTCTTCTCATCATGGAGAGTCAGAAAATCCTGCACTAAAGAAGTTTATGGAAACCTATATTCCTGATGGGACTTACAATAATTAGGGCTTGTAAACTACTGCAATACCAGTAGGCAGCATTTGAATCGGTAAGTCTAAAGCTGCAAAGAATTCTGCAACTGCAAGCTCTGCTCCTGAAGAATATGAGTCATGTAGGTCAACCATAACCATACCACCAGATACGACCTTTGGCCACAGCTCGGTTAGTGTAATTTTTGTCGGTGTATACAGGTTAACATCTACATGTAAGAATGCAATTGATTCTACTTTTTCAAAATTTTCTGGAACTCTGCCAACATTAATAGTTACGTTATCAAACTGTGCAAGTACAGCCTCTGCCTCATCAAGAGAAGCCTTGTAAGGATTTTCTTCGTAGTACTCGTTATCAAATTCTCCTAGATCTACTGATCCTTCAAATGAGTCAAACAAGTGAACATGTGTCTTGCACTCTTTGGCCATATAGAAGGCTTGTTCTCCTCTATAGATACCACATTGCACAAAGTCACCTGGAATGTGAGAAATTTGCTTTAGCGCACTCCACAATATATAGTATCTTTCGGCGGGATCCCAGAGCTTTAATTCTTCTTCTGGAACTGCAGCTAGGTTTAATTCTAAATCAATGATTTCTTTTAAAACTTCAAGAAATTCTGTGTCTAATACTTTTTCGCTCCATGGCTCAATTGTGTAGTTCATGTATATATTATAGCATGCAGATAATATTAGTCAACTAGAATATATATGTAGTATAATTATATACATGACTAAATCAATTCACTTTATAGGAGACTCACATCTAGTTCCAATATATAATGGAGCATTGTGTTTATCTAGCACTAAGCAAATTAATAATGAAGATGTTTTTTTGGATTATCCAAATGAAGAGTGGAGAGGCGCATACAAAATGTCTACAGACACACTGTATAGCTTTCACATAAAGCCTGGAAGGCTAGCATATAATTCAGATTACACAAATTTAGCTTTTTCTAAATTAATAAAGGCGGGGGATAAAATAGTAGCCTCTATGGGTGAATGTGATATAAGACTCTACTTGCATAAATACAATAACACCAAAGAAGTAGTAGAGGCTTATGTTAATAATACAGTGAAAAGTTTCCCAGATAACGAAGTATTCTTTTTGACTCCATTGCCTCAAACAAGTACAGAATATACAGTAACCCTTGACGGAGAAGATTTCTCATTTGACGCAGATATAAGATCTGCTGAACATAAAAATTTTGTAAAGCATTTGACCGATATTTGTTCAGAGCTGTCTTTGCCAGAACCTATCGATATTAGCCTTGGATCAGAATTTCTAGAATTAGAAGATAGATCGGAAGATCTTTTGCATATGAGCTTTTTAAAGGGTAAGGCTATAGCCAAACATATAGAATCTGTACCAGCTCTTCACAAGTGGACCGACATTAGCTAAAATGTCCTTATAGGACCCTTGTAGCCCTTTTGCGGTGCATTCTGTGTTACACTACCCAATTGTGTTTCACGTGAAACTATATATTACAGTTGACTAAATGTTGTTCTTCTCGGCGACGCACTTTTATGCAGTCAAATGATACAATATAGGTATGGACTCTTTTTATAATTCTGAATTACAGCAGACATCATTTTCTTTATTTAATAATCAACCTATAGATACTTCATTTGTTGACATTGCTCCCGAATATCCATACCAGGGGGTATATGCTTTTCCTACTGGTCTGCCGAATGTAATAGGGATGAATAAAAATGAAGCTAAAATTTTATTAGAGTCACAAGGTTGGAAATTTTATACTGGTTATTCTGCCTATCCAGACGGATTGTTTTCAGGATCTGGTGGAAACCCTGGTCCATCTACAGGAATTAATACCGTGGCAACTGTTCATGAATTTAACCCATATAGATCTTTACTGCCAGGAACAGAAAATACTGGACAGCAAATTGTAATTTATTACTGGTGGGAATAATATAAAAATATTGGTCTTCTTTCGCCGCCGCACTTTTTTCGCACTTTAAGGCATGAAGTATCGTGGATTCTTAACTAAATAGTCTATATAGACGTATCTAGTTCCATATGTAACTTCTTTCGTATAATGTTCATGTTCTAGGCTGGCTTTAAATATTAGCAGGTCTCCAGGCTCTGGCTTATATTCAAAGTCTAAGTTAGGGAAAACTATCTCTCCACCGCCGAAATCACTAATATAAAGCGCAAGCTTATAAGGTATTATTTTATTGTAATATTCCATATTTTGTGCCAAAGAGTGCTCTGGTAAAGAAGACTCTCCAGCATCTAGCTTTAAGAAATTTCCATAAGAAAAAATCCAAAATTCAGGAGCAAAGTAATTTATAAACTTGCTATGAAACCAATGATCTAATATGTCTAAACTTAATTTGCCATCCCAGTATTCCCCACTTATGTCTCCTGGAACTATGTTTTCATGCTTAAACCATTCTTCTGGCTTAAATGATGATAGCTCTTCGTTGAACTTAGATGCCTCTTCTTCAGTAATAAAATTTTTATAAAGGAATATTCCTTCATGTATTTTTTTTATTTCTGGCCTAGATTCAAATCTTTCAGGCATCTTTTTCGTGATGGAATGGGAATGCGTTAGCTAGTTCTACGCCTTCAAGACCTGAAGCCTGCATTTCTTTAATTCGTTCATCAGTAAATTGAGGGTTCTGTTTTAATGGCTGCATCCATGTGTGCTGAAACTTTTCAAAATCAGTATCAACATCCTTTATCTGTTCGTAATACTCTGGTGTTTTGTAGTTGTAAAAAGTTCCTGGATTGTCCTCGGCCTTTAACACAAAGTTTGAGAAAGCATATCTAACACCTTTAGTAACTGGCTTTACTCCGTGAGTGTGTGGAGAAAATGCTCCATGTACTACAAGGTCTCCCCTTACTGGCTTAAACTCAAGTATCTTGGAATCTATATCTGGATCCTTTTTTGAGCCATCTTCATTAATATTAACATAAAATATTTCTCCGCCTTCAAAATCACCGAAATATGCAACTAGACCGTAATCTAACTCGCAGCATGTTTTCCAGACATCTACTTGAGAAAGTCTGTGGCATTCACCCTTTCCTGGAGAGTCAGAATGGGTAAACATGCCCTGCTTCATATGCTCGCTAATAACAAGAACATTGTTTTGAGGATGAATAACGTATTCTGGATAAAGAAGGTCGCTAGCCTTTTCCCACAGCTTGTGCAGTCCTTTAATTGGAGGAGAAAGTTTATCTGCATACCAGCTTATCAATGTCTGTTCGTATACGTCATCATATTTGTATTCCCGAAGAGCGTCTTCAACTATCTTGCACTCTTCGTCTGTGTAAAATCCTTTGAATAAAAATACTCCGCTAGGTGTTCCGTAGTCGTCTGGGAAAAATGAAAGTTTTGTGCAATCTTCTCTGTCGTAAAACATTTTATTCGCCAACTCCTTTTGTAAATTTTTTAAAATAGAATCTTATAATTCCCAATCTGCATCTTTCGCAAATTTCTTTATGCTCTTTTTTATTTTTTTCATCCTGCTGAAATTGTGGACTGGCCATATATTTAGCAAAATAATCTCTAGTCATAATATACTTATTATAGCATGCGTAACCCCCTGGAGGCGGATCCAGGGGGTTAGCTGCATTTGCATGCATACGTCAGGATTTACTCAACTGACGTAATATTATAGTATTATTACTTTTCTAATACAATATCTGTAGCAAAGATTTTTTCTGCTACTTGACCAAGTAGGAATGATATTGAAGGGTAAAATTCTGCATTTTTTTCTTCTGCTTCTTCTTCTGTCATTCCAATTTTAATCATAGCCTCTTTGTTGGCCAGCTGAAACTCATCAATCATCAGTTCAGTAAAGTCTGCTTTATTCATTTTCTTCTCCTGGTTTAAAAGACGGAACTGGACCCAATAAGTATCCCGCCTCATGATATTCTATCATTTTTTCAACATCTTGTGAACCGACTACTTTATTTGCTATTAAAGATAGCAAGTCATAGATTCTGTGGAGCATAATATAGGTAACCATCGGAAGGTTATCTTCTAAATTACTTGTCTCCGCCTTCTGGTCTTCCTGCATCTTCCCACCAAATTTCTCTACCCATGGCATCCGTAGGGGATATCATGTTTGACTCAAAATCAAACTCTTTTTTGTTCATCTACTAATTTTACTATACTTTCATACTTTTGTATTCCCATAGTGTTTTTATATTCGCACTCTAGGCAATAAAGGTATATTAATGACTCACCATCGCCATTGCAAAATAGAAGGCCTTGATCCTGTGGGCATAAAAGCTTAGGAACAAGGCCCTCTAGCGAAAGGTTTATATAGGTAGACACATACTGTATCTTCACTATATCCCCTTTCTAATTACTTGGAAATTTTAAATAAAATTCCATTGCTCTTGGGGTTAAACCCTTCCAAGCTGACCAATCGACTCCGCCATTAGTCATGTGGTACGCTATCTCTGCATTTTTAGTTGGGTCAAATAACGAGTCATTTGACTTCAAGTTAAATTTTTCTTTACGATCTACGCCGAGATTACCCAACATGTTGATCTGAAAAATTCCGTAAGAACTGTCTCCAGTTTCTCTGTTACCATTGTAAGCTAATGGTCGTCCATTAGACTCCCTCTTAGCAATGGCCCAAGCCGTTCTAAGGGCTTTTCCTTCGAATCCTACTATAGACAACAGTTCTTTAAGTTCTGCGTCAGTAAGCATTTCTGAAGGCTTATAAACAGTAGTGCTGTACTTTTCTAAGGTTTCTTTCTTAAGTTGTACTTCTGTCTTTGGTTTTACTATTTCTGCTTGAGCTAGTGCAACAGTATTGCTGTTTGAAAACAAAAACATTGTTGCTACTGCAATTGCTGTCCAGTGATGAACAACACTGCTCAAACTTTCTTTTATATTCTCCATTGGCATTTCCTCCTTTAGAGATAGCGAGATATAATCATACCATTGCAACAAAGAACATGTCAAATCATTTTTCTCTTGACATAGAATATCTAAATAGTATACTTCCAATAGGGGGGTCGGGGGGTCAACAAATCAATACAAATCAATATATATTATATATAGTAAGTATTATATATTATAGTTAACTAAAAAACAACGATAAAAACAATTTTCCTTTTCTTTTATAAAAAAGTTTGATACACTTAGAACTCATTCAAAAAACAATCAATCCGTAAGGCGGAAGAAAAGGCGACACATGAAAAATACTATTGAAAACCCATACGAAAACTTTATTGCACTGTCACGATATGCAAGATGGATATCTGATGAAAATCGTCGTGAAACATGGGGCGAAACAGTAGATAGATATTTTGATTTCATGCTTGATCATCTTTTTGAAAACCATGCATACGAGCCAGATTCAAGTCTTGTAGAAGAATTAAGAAAATCTGTATTTGATAGAAACATAATGCCATCAATGCGCTCCGTAATGACTGCTGGACCAGCACTTGCAAGAGACAATGTGGCTGGATACAACTGCTCATTCTTGCCAGTAGATTCACCAAGATCTTTTGATGAAGCAATGTATATCTCTATGTGTGGAACTGGTGTTGGATTCTCTGTTGAGTATAAGTATGTAAATAAGCTTCCTGCCGTCCCAGACTCATTTGATAAGTCAGAAACAGTAGTTTCTGTTGAAGATTCAAAGCAAGGGTGGGCAAAAGCTTATAGAGAACTTCTTGCACTATTGTGGATTGGTCAGATTCCAATGATTGATGTTTCTAAAGTTCGACCAGCTGGAGCAAGATTGAAAACTATGGGCGGAAGATCTTCTGGTCCACAGCCACTGGTAAATCTTTTTGATTTTACAATTGCAAAGTTTAAAGCAGCAGCTGGTAGACAGTTAAAGCCAATTGAGGCTCATGATCTAATGTGTAAAATTGGAGAAATCGTTGTGGTAGGTGGAGTTCGCAGATCAGCAATGATATCTTTGTCAAACATTAATGATATTGAAATGGCTGCAGCTAAATCTGGTAACTGGTGGGAAAACAATGGACAAAGAGCACTTGCTAATAACTCAGTAGCATACTCACGCAAACCAGCAATGGAACAGTTTATTACTGAGTGGAAATCTCTTTACGATTCAAAGTCTGGTGAGCGTGGAATCTACAATGTTGCTGCAGCACAAGCACAAGCAGCAAAATACGGACGCAGGGATCCTGAAATTCACTATGGAACCAACCCTTGCTCTGAAATTATATTAAGGCCTTACCAATTTTGTAATTTGTCTGAAGTAGTTATTAGAGAGTCTGATACAAAAGAAGACATTTTGAATAAAGTTAGGTTAGCCACAGTCTTGGGAACATGGCAATCAACACTTACAGATTTTAAATATCTTAGAAAGATATGGAAAGACAACACAGAAGAAGAAAGACTTTTAGGAGTTTCTCTAACTGGGCAGTTTGGTCACAACTTTATGTCTGGAAAACAAGACCTTATTGGACTAGAGGCCTTTTTAATGACAGCTAGAGAACATGCACGTTTATCTAACTCTGATGAGTCGTCAAAAATTGGAATTCAGGAGTCAGCAGCAATTACATGCGTTAAGCCATCAGGAACAGTGTCACAGTTAGTTGGAGTTTCATCTGGAATGCATGCATGGCATTCAGATTATTATATTAGAACTGTACGTGGGTCTAAGGCTGATCCTATTTCAATATTTTTAAAAGAAGTTGGAATACCAACCGAAGACGATGTAATGAAACCAAATGAAACTTATGTTTTTTCGTTTCCAGTAAAGGCACCACAAGGAGCAATAACAAGAAATGACTTAACAGCAATTGAACATCTAAACATGTGGCTTGTTTATCAAAGAGCATGGTGTGAGCATAAGCCATCAATTACAGTTTCTGTTAAAGAAGAAGAATGGATGGAAGTAGGTGCCTGGGTTTATAAACATTTTGACGAATGCTCAGGAATTTCATTTTTACCTCACTCAGATCATTCATACAAGCAGGCTCCATACCAAGAAATAACCAAAGAAGAGTACGACGAGCTTGTTTCCAGAATGCCAGAAAACATTAGATGGGAAGACCTATCTTTTTATGAGACAGAAGATGGAACTTCCACAAACGCCACACTTGCCTGTAGTTCAGACGGTAATTGTGAGCTTGTAGATATATCTGCATAATGGTAGAATTATAGTATTGGGTAAAACCAAAATTCATGGGCAACCCGCCTACGAGGAGAAGATAAAATGGCTATCAAAAAATTTGATAAAGCTGATTTAAATAAAGATGGGAAAGTGACAGTGCAAGAACAAATTCTAGCAGCATTAGGAACTTACGGGCGAGCATTTTTAGCAGCCGCAACAGCACTTTATATGACTGGAAATACAGATCCAAAAGATTTGGTGGCAGCAGGCTTCGCAGCAATTGCTCCAGTAATACTGAAGGCTTTAAGCCCAAGCGACCAGAGCTTTGGATTTAAGAGCAAGTAGTTATTAGTCAATTGAGAATGCCCTTATGCTAAAATAGTGTAAGGGTATTTTCTTTTTAGGGGTAAAAATGGCAGCTCAAAAAAATTTTCAAGTAGACGAGAACGCGACGTTTACTTTTGAGGTGCAGTACCTTGATGAAGACAACGAACCAATACAGCTAAACCATCATACAGCAAAAATGCAAGTTAGAGACACTCAAGGTGGGAAAAAATTAGCATTTACACTAGATCATACAGACGGAATCACAATAACCCCATCTCTTGGAAAACTTTCAATATCTGTTTCAGCTGAAAGAACCAAAAAGCTATTTTACCCAAAATCTGCTTACGATTTAGTTGTAATAGATCCAAGTGTAAATGTTACTAGATTACTAGAAGGATATCTTACATTAAATAGGGCGGTAACCCTATAATGGCAACCCGCTTAATCGTAACTGAAAATAATCCGTTAGTAGTAGTAAGAGCTTCTGGTGCCCCTGGAAGAACCATTATCAGTGGAGAAGGAAATCCTTCAAACTCACTTGGTGTCCCAGGGGACTTTTATTTTGACACAATTACAACAAGATTCTGGGGCCCTAAGTCTTTAGAGACAGATTCTTGGAGCGTGGAAAATAGCTTCGTATTAGACAAGCAAATATCCTATATGTATTCTTGGGAAATGAGTCAAATAACTGGTCCAGTAAACGGAATATATTCAGTAGTGATAAATCACAATTTGCAGTTTAACCCTAACGTATCTGTTAAGTCAAGCTCTGGAGACTTATTAGAAACGGGAATAGACTATAATAGTATTAACCAAATAACATTGACAATGGCCCAGCCATTTTCGGGGACAGCATACCTGTCCTAAAAAGGAGATAAAAAATGGCAAGAAAATTTTTAGTAAGCATTGATTTAAACAAAAATGAATTACTCAATGCTAGGATTCAAAACTTAGGAACTGCTCCATCGAGTCCAGTATCTGGTCAAGTTTATTATGACACATCAAATAATGTCATGTACTACTACAATGGACTTTCATCTCCTAACGGTCCATGGATGCCAATGTCTGCTTCTGTGGAAGTTATTACAGATGCAATTGGAACATATGTTGAAGGCGGAGTCGGATTAACAAAAACATATGTTGATAATACAGGAGTAACAACATTAGATTTAGATGATACTGCAGTAAATGCTGGCTCATACGGATCACAAACAAAAATACCTACATTTACAGTAGATCAGCAAGGTAGACTTACTGAAGCTGGAGAAGTTGATGTAGCTACAACACTTTCAATCAATAACGATGATGCTGCTGGAATTCAAGTAAATCTTTTAAACGAAACATTAAAGATTGAAGGCGGAGAAGGAATTGATGTCACCAATGACGGTGGACTAAAGATAACAATTTCTGGAGAAGATGCATCTACAACAAACAAAGGTATTGCATCATTTGCAGCAGCAGACTTTAATGTAAATGCAGGCGTTGTATCTATAAAAGATATTGATTTAGATGAACAAACTACAGGCGATTATGTTGCTACAATTGTTGGCACAGAAAATGAAATCACTGTATCACCAAATAGCGGACATAATGCTGCCGTAACAATTGGATTACCAGAAGATGTTGAAATTGTTGGTAATTTGCAGGTTGGCGGAAACTTAAATGTAATTGGAACTGTTAATTCTGTAAATACTACACAGATTAACATTGAAGATAATAAAGTAAAGCTTAATAGCAATTTTACTGGAGCTCCAACAACAGATGCTGGAATAACAGTAGAGCGTGGAACAGAATCAGATGTAGAAATTCTATGGAATGAAACATCTGACAAGTGGACATTAACAAACAATGGTTCAGATTATCATGCTATTGCAAGAAAGTACGCAACTACTTTAGGATCTTCTGCAACATCATACACTATAACCCATAATCTGGGAACAACTGATGTCACAGTTCAAATATTTGAAGCTCTTACTCCTTTTGCACAGGTAGAAGCAGATGTTCAAAGATCAGGTGTAAACTCTGTAACTGTTAACTTTGCTTCTGCACCATCAGCTGGAGAATATAGAGTAGTTGTAGTAGGTTAATTATGTCTAGACAAATGCTAGTCCCATTAAGACTTTTAGCTTTGTCAGAAGACCCAGCCTTTGGTCAAGTTGGTGAAGTTTATATTAACACTTTGACTAAAAATTTGCGTGTTCATAATGGCAATGTCTGGATAGAACTTACACCACCAAGTACTGATCCCACTCCATTTTACATGCACACTCATACCTTTGATGGAGATGTACATACAATTGATATTCAAAATCAAGTTGACTTTAAGTCACTTTCCAACCCATCAACTCCTGGCCTAGTTTTGCCAGAAATTATTGGTTATGACGGAGGAAATCCAGGAAGTAACCTAGATGGACCTTCATTTGTTGAAGAAACTTTGTTTGATGGAGGTTTATTTAATGGAGAAGCTGAAATAAAAGATACAATACTAGGAGGGGGAGGATCAGAAGATTTTGATGCTCCATCACTCGACGGAGGAAATTCATAATGGCAATTAAAATTCAATTAAGAAGAGACACAGCAGCGAATTGGACAGCAAACAATCCACTTCTTTTAAACGGTGAAATAGGAATAGAAACCGACACACTAAAGTTTAAAATTGGTAACGGTTCTCAAAGATGGAATGCCATTAATTTCTATGCTTTTAAAATAGGATCTCCAAATGGAGTTGCTACACTAGATTCTTCTGGAAAAATTCCAGCTTCACAACTCCCAGCATTTGATACCATTGAAGATTTAGAGGCAGCAATACAACAAGCCTTTTCTTCAAGAACAACCTCTAATCTTGCAGAAGGAACGAACCTATACTTTACTCCAGCTAGAGCAATTGCAGCAGGTCAGGGAGTTTTTGATCCTTATGGCTCATCAACTCAAGCAGTTGCAACGGCGGCAACTAATACTGCCACTAAAATAAGTGACTTGCTTAATTCTGCTCCAGAAGTATTAAATACTCTAGGTGAACTAGCAGCAGCAATACAAGATAATGAAAACTATGTAGAAGATGTAGTTAACTTGGTAGCTGGAAAACAAAATATTTTAACTGCGGGAAATGCTATATCTATAGTAGGTAACACAATTTCAGTATCTGATAATGTTTATGACGATAAAGGAGCAGCAGATCTAGCAGAGGCAGCAGCTTCATTAGATGCAACAACTAAAGCAAATGCTGCCGTATCTACAGCTGCATCAGATGCAACCACCAAAGCAAATGCTGCTGTTACAACAGCAGCAACAGATGCAACAAATAAAGTAAACGCAGCAAAGCTAGAAGTGCTTGCCCTATCTTCATCAGATGCAACCACCAAAGCAAATGCTGCACAATCTGCTGCTATATCTGCAGCAGCAACAGATGCAACAAATAAAGCAAATGCTGCACAATCTGCTGCAATTGCAGCAGCAGCAACTCATGCAGAAAGTCAAGATTTAATAGTTCTAGAAAATGCTAATATGCATGCAGAAGGCTTTACAAGCTCAGCAATTGCTGATTTAACCACTTCTGATATTCCAGAAGGAAACAGACTTTATTTTACAGAAGCTAGAGCAAAGCAGGCAGTTGCGTCAGATATAGCAGATGCAATAGCAGCAATTCCAGATGGAGGAAGCTCTATAACTTCAACTACAGATTTGCCAGAAGGCAACAATCTATACTTTACAAATGCTAGAGCAGTAACAGCTACAAATGCAGCAAGAACAAATATACTTTTGTCAGCTCTCTCATCTGTAGATGATTTAAGGACCGAGGTTCAGGGATATCTTACAAACTATATTCCAAATGCAGATAGAGGAGTTGCCGAAGGAGTAGCAGGTCTTGATTCATCTGGAAAGATTTCTGATTCAATAATTCCTAGCACTATAGCTAGAGTTTCAGGACCTTCATTTAGTGGAAATGTAAATATAGAAAACAATTTGGTTGTAGATGGCAATTTAACTGTAAATGGCACAACAACAACAGTAGACACAGCTAATTTTTCAACTTCAGACGCACTCATATATCTTGGAGAAGGAAATGCTGCCAATACGGTAGATCTTGGAATAGTTTCTTCTTTTGTAGATGAATCAGGATATCAGCACTCAGGTATTGTGCGTGATTCTTCATCAAATAAATGGAAATTCTTTAAGGGCGTTACAGATGAGCCAACCACAGTAATTAATTTTACTCAGGGCTTACTGGATGATCTTGCAGTTGGAGGACTTGAAGCAACATCTGCAACAATAGGTTCTGTTACTAACGATGAAATACAAAGATTAAGTGGTGTTACTTCTGGAGTTCAGTCTCAGCTAAATAGCATTACTTCATCATATGCAACAACAATAGCACTAACATCTGGTATAGCAGAAGCTAAAACATATACCGATACAGCTATAAATGGAATTAATAACTCACTTGATGACTATGCATTAGCATCAGATAGAAATCAGGCTGGAGGATATGCTGGACTTGATTTAAGTGGCAAGATATCAACATCTGCAATACCAACAATATCTAATTCTATGCTTCAAAATAATTCCATTACAATAAACGGATCAGCGGTCTCACTTGGAAGTTCAGTAATAACTGGATATACCAATGGAATGAGCGGTGCCAATGTAAATAAAATTACTTATGGAACTAGTGCAACCCCACCAGCTAGCGGAAACTCTGCTGGAGATATTTACATTCAATACTAAGGAGTTCTAATGCCGCTAAATATTTTTAATGGTTCTAATTGGAACCCATTTAAAAAAATACAGGTACACAATGGGTCAACATGGGTTGATTCAAAGGCTTCTTATATCTGGAATGGTACAGAATGGAAATTGTTTTCAACAGGAGTTCCAGAAAATACAGTTGCTCCATCATTTTCTCAGCAAAGTGGTCTAGAAGGTTTAGTAGAGCAAACAGTTTCTATAACAACTGGAACATGGGATAATACACCAACATCCTACAGATATGTTTGGGAAGCGGCACCATATTCAAACTCATCATATTCATGGTCACCACTTATTCACAATGGAGTTGCTCAAGTTGGAGCTACCGCATATGTCAATTTTAACTATGTTGGATATTTAATTAGATGCAAAGTTTATGCTTCAAATGCAGTTGGAGAGTCACAACCAAAGATAGTTGAGCCAGGAATTATACTTGGCCCAGAAAAACTTCCATTTTTTACAGCATATCCAGTTTCAGACGGAAGAATATATATGTTGTGGCAAAAATCTAAGGGTGCAAATGGATATTATGTTCAGTATCAAGGACCAGAAGTTTCTTTTACAGAACTTGTTCTGCCATCACACAATGAAGAGCCAGGAACTTCAGTAGGAACCGATTTTGGTAATAAATACTTAGATCTAGGAACAAACAAAAGAGGAACGCTGGGCATAACTATTTGGCCTACAAGCAACTCAAATCCTTTTTCTAATATACTTGGTTCAAGAATTCAAGGAGGAGCAAGATCTGTTGCTCTATCAACAATTAGAACATCTACTCCACCATCAATCAATAGCTCTTTTATTACTGCTACTCAGTCGTCTCAATATCCAAGCTTAGTAGAACTAAGAATGAATGTTAACGTTGGAAGCTTTGGAAGTCCAGCAGGCTCTTTAGATTATTATTGGGGTCCAGGGTTTGTGTGGAATGGCGGAAACTTTATGTTGGCTGACAGAAATGGCCAAACCATTTCATGTACAGCTAGTATTGCTAACTCTGAAGGAACAGTTAGCTCAACTGCATATTACACTACAGATGTATATGTTCCTCCAGCACCAGTAATTACTTGGACTGGATGCGAAGTATATTCAGAAAGCAATTTTAGTGGATCTGAATGCTCTGGAACATTTTATAGAGAAGTTTATACAAATGTAAAAGAAAAAAGAAAAACTCAACTTAGCAATGGAACTCCTACTGGTCAATATGATTATAATTGTGCAGCTGATGTAACAACTACATACGGTAATTATCGTCAAGTAGACGGACTTTGCGGATATACCACACCACCACCACCTTGTGTATGCAACTATTCAAATAGTGGACCAACCGACCCAATACATTATTCACCACAATGCTGTCCTGGAGGGTCACAAAGAACTGGAACACTAAGTGGTACTACTGTAAATTCATGCTGCCCAAATGTATCTAGAACAGCTACTGGGCGGTTTGCCTGCAGTTCCTTTGACGTTAATAATCCTGCAAGTACAAATTATTCTACATGCTTTACAGTTGGAGCATGTCAAGCTAATAGAAACCCAGATGGAAGCAGAGCAGCTTGCTATTCATAATGGTGTTGACAGATCTGTATAAAAAAGGATATAATAAATTATGATTATTTATTCAGAAATAGACTGGTCTACTCCAGGAATAAAACAACATAGAGTTGATAATAATATTGAAGGCGGAAAACCTTTAGCATTTATTATAGATGGAACAGTTGTAGAAACACTCGCAACAGATAGATGGTTTTCTGATTTAATGGAAACAATAGATGAATTTAAAGATAATGCTGAGTATTCTTCTGAAGAAGAGTATGCCGTAGAACTAATAAAAGACGGATTAGTTGTAGATATTTTAGTTTGTCCAGAAAAGATTAGAGCTATTCTTCTTTCTAATCCTACATTAGTTGGATGGACAGAAAAAAATAAATATGCCGAAATGATTGGTGTAGGCTGGAAATATGTTAATGGCGACTTCATAATTCCAGGAGAACTTGAATGACAGAAAAAACCGAATGGGAAAAGTATCAAGAAAAAACTAGAGATGTAAAGCCATGGGATTTTTTAAATCCTAACACAGAATATGCTTCAGATGATCTAGCAGAATCAAGATACAATACATGTAAGTCCTGCCCAGAACTAATTCAATTAACTAAAACATGTAAAAAATGCGGATGTTTTATGTCAGCAAAAACTAAGCTTTTAAATGCTACCTGCCCTTTAAATAAGTGGTAGCGTTAGAATGTTTTGCGGTATAATTATCTAAGTAAAGTAATTCACATAGGGGGTAGCCAATGGCCACCAGTTATCCAAACAATTTAGACGAATTTATTAACCCAAATGGAACTGATCAATTGTCAGCGCCATCACACTCTGAACAGCATGCAAATGCAAATGATGCAATTGAAGCTCTTCAGGTTAAAGTTGGCATAGACGGTTCTCAAGATCCAGACTCTTTGTCATACAAGGTGGGTGCAATAGAAACTCTACTTAATGATGTAAACAACAGTAGTGATGCAACCATAGAGCTACTTGGGCTGGAAGGCAACAATGACCTTACAGTTTATGGAATTGAAAATCCTACAAACGTTGACTCATTTGCAAAGGCAATCTGGAGAACAGTAAGATATAATCTTCAGGTTAGAAAAGGCTCTGAGCTTTATACATCAGAGATCCTTGCATCACATGATGGTACAGACATCATGATATCAGAGACAAACATTATGTCTAACACAGAAAACAGTCTATTTAGTTATACCTTTGAAGAAAATTCAGGTATAATTAGTTTAAGAATCACCCCTACTTCTGGTGAAATTTCAGTAAGATTTATTCGCACAGCAGTAAAGGCGTAGTAAAAAAATAAAGCAGTACAGGGAGTCATAAAAATGGCAACAGTAGATAAAAACTTTAGAATTAAAAATGGGCTGGTTATCGAAGGATCAACCGCAACCCTTAATGGCAATAATATACTTTCAGAAGTCGCTGGCGATTCTTATATCCTCAACCTCGTAGGTGGAGCCACACTTGTAAAGTCAGTAGACACAGACGTATTTACCGTTGACAATGCTGGCAACCTTACAATTAATGTCAATACATTTGACTCATACGGTTCAGCAACAGATGCACAGTTAGCAGCAGCAACTGATGCTACAAACAAGGCTAACGCAGCACAGGCTGCAGCAGAAGCCACAGCAGCAACTGATGCTACAAACAAGGCTAACGCAGCACAGGCTGCAGCAGAAGCCACAGCAGCAACTGATGCTACAAACAAGGCTAACGCAGCAGAGGCAGCAGCAGTTGTAACAGCAAATGCTTACACAGATTTAGCAGAAGGCCGTGAGCAGACAAACAGAAACAATGCAATTGCTAATGCAATCACAGACTTAAACCTTCCTAATACATATGATGCAAAGGGCGCAGCAGCACAAGCACTTACAGATGCTCAAAGTTATGCAGATGCTCAAGTTCAAGATTCTCAAACAACATCAACAACAACTTGGTCATCATACAAGACAAGTACAGAGATTGGTCTTGCAGAAGAAAGAGCAAAGGATCACGCAGATGATGCAGT